ATATAACTATATGAGGTATTGACCCCAGTTGGTTCAATATTACATATTGACTTAATACTTATTACAAAGTATATTACAGTTAATATGATTTGTCTAGAATATTATAAATCAATAGGTCTTGCGCAACCAAAAAAATTAGAACGAAATGATAGAGTAAAGTTTAACCGTTATGTATTTGAAAATTATTTCAAACCACGGATGGAATTGTGTAAAGAAAAACAAACATTAATTGAGTTAAACCAAGAAGATTTATCTTTTTTGGAATCGTTTGCGGAGAAAAAGGTTAAAGCTAAAACCAGAGAATGGAAAGGTGTTGATGACAAAAACAGATCCAAGCGGGAAATGACAGGGGCTTGTATTGAATACGGTTTATTGAAATTCTTTGGAAAACAAAATCAGTTTGATGATTCTATTGTAGAAGAATCTTACAAAAGAAACCATCCTGATTTATTGCCTTTGGGTGTTCTTTGTGATGTAAAAGGTTCTTCGATGCACAACGTTCCTCTTGTTTTTAAATCAAGCAGAACTTATGTTTGTAACTTAGGAAATTATAGAGGAAGACGGTATCGTTGTGCAAACATTATTGGCATAACCGATCAAAAAAACGTATGGTTGTTGGGCGTAGCATCTCCTAGAGTTTTAGAAGAATACACCGATGACAATTTGATTATGATTGCAGAAAACACGACTAAGACTGGTTTTTATGGGGTTGATGTTTTAGAAGACCTTCCTACAGAATGGGATGTGTTTAAAAAACTTTGTTCAGAAAAGAGTTTAGTTTTGTAATTGACATTTTCTGAAGTTGATATATATTTATACTAGAATTAAGGGGCCTTCGCCTAATTGGCATGGCATCACATTTGCATTGTGAAATAGTACGGGTTCGACTCCCGTAGGCTCCAGGTCGCAGTGATTATAACCTCCACGTTGGTTGCGACTGGTTAACACTAATAATAATCACCTAAATGTAAAGTTTTTGGTGGGTTTCCGTTTCTCTCCACTATTTATTAGTGTATGAGAACAGTTAAATTAATCTGTAATAATTGCGGTGTAAAATTTGAGAAACCAACTAAAGAAATAACCCGTCAAATTAAAAACGGTAGAAAAGAGTTTTATTGTTCTCTGTCTTGTTCCACGAAAAAATTAAAAACGACAACAACAAAAATAATATCAAAATGTTTGTGGTGTAAAAAAGAATTTGAAACCACAACTCATAAAAAATCAAGGAAATGTTGTAGTATTAATTGTGCTCGTAAATATTCTAAATCTAAAGCTGGAGATTATGATAGAGAAAAACAATCTATTAAAATAAAAAAATTGTGGGATTCTGGAAAATATGGAGGACGAAAACCTGCTAAATTATATGATTTTGTTTGTGTTGAATGCGGGAGACGATTTCAAAAATTTACAAACAGTTGGGTATTTGAAAATAAACCGAGAAAAACTTGTTCAGAAAAGTGTTATAAAATATACCTACGAAGAAAATCTATAGAGAACCCAAATTGTGGCGGCGAGACTGGATATAAACATTATCAATACAAAAACGTGTGGATGGATTCTTCGTGGGAAGTTGAACTTGCTAATTGGATGGATGAAAATAACATAAAATGGGAACGAAGTAGAAAAAAACACATGTTTTGGTGGACTGATATCAAGGGAGACAAACGACGATATTATCCCGATTTTTATCTTCCTGAATTGGGTGTTTATTTAGATCCAAAAAATAAATATAAATTGTCAAATGATCAGTTCAAACTTGACAATGTTTTAAAAGAGAATAAAATGGTTTTGTTATACGGAGATGTAGAAAAAATTAAAATAGAACTATTTATATTAAAGGGCCTATGATGTAATTGGTAGCATCGCTGAATGGCATTCAGTGCGTGTGAGTTCAAATCTCACTAGTGTCCACCAAATTTTATGATGTATCGTATTTTTACTCAACACATATCTGAAAAGTGTGAACGCAAATTGTTTGAAGCAAAAAACGATAAAGAGGCTTTAACAATTTACAGAAAATATAAAAAGGAATGTGGATTATATTATCCCCATTTGGAAAGAATTGATGTTTCTCAAATGGAAGTTGTAACATTTTAGAATAATTATTGTGGTCGTCGGATTGGGGTAATCCTTAACGGCTTGGGCGCATGTGCCGCACTTAACCACTAGTAAAATTGCACAGACCACATTATTGCTCATTAGTATATCGGCATTACAACTGACTCTGAATCAGAAGAGGGTGGTTCGATTCCATCATGAGCAGCCACTTTAAGGAAGATTGCTAGACCGGTAATAGCTCAGCTTGGAAAGCTGAAGGCCCCGTAACAGGGGAACAGGTTCAATTCCTGTATCTTCCGCCATTTTTGGAAGTAAGGTAGATGTTGGTTTGCTGCACTAGTTTCGAAAACTAGACCGGTGTAAAAGCCGGCGGGGGTTCAATTCCCTCTGCTTCCGCCATTTATATGTTATGTCCTAAGTGTAGATCAATTTTAAAAGAAAAAACTCCAAAAGACGAACGACAATTATCAAAAGTCGTTCGTTTTTATTGTCCATGTGGATATTACAAAGACATTCCTTTTAAAGAAGTTAAAGATATTAACAAAGGTCTTATTGGTTAGTTGGAACATCACCTAATACTTGAGTTACTTGGAACTTAGTTACAGGATGTCCAGTACTTGTTTTTAATTTATCAATATTGGTTACTCTTCCCAAACTCCACTTAGCATTAACCAATTTATTTTCGTATTGTTTTAATGATTGATAAGTAGATTCATCTGGAATAGTATAAACAAAACCAACTCCCCAGTTTGAACCAATAACCCTCATTTCAGGGTGAACATTAATATCATAATTGAACTGTATGGAATATTCTTTTTGACCAGTATTCCAATTCATGTTTTCTCTAACATGGTGTACTTTTACAGTCCCATTTAAGTCTTTTACTTTTGTTTTACCAGCATTCTTTTCTGGATGAGTAATGAAGTTGACAATCTTTGCTCTAGTAATTTGAGTTTCTGGGATTTGAGTATATTTATTCTGTTGGTGTCCTTTGACCGTTGCTTCTATTTCTGCTTCTTCACCTTCTTCAAGTTCAAAGTTGCTGGTAAAGTAGATTAAGTTACCTTTTTTAACAATCGGTTGACCAGAATCATCAGTAGCGGTTTGTTCACCTTCCATGTTGATAATTAATCCTTGACCATATTGACTTTCGTATTCTTTAACTTTGTTTACTCTCACTTTAACTTTAATCTTCCCACCAACCTCCCCAAAATATGTAAAGTCAGCAGTAGCTTTCTTCATTGCTGCCTTCTTCTCCAATTCCCCTTGATCTCTCAAATATAACTGAAATAACGCTGAAAAGAATCCGCTATTTTTAGATTTGAACATTTCTTGTTTAGCAATGATTTTCAAGTTATGAAAGAAATCAGCAAACTCTGGTTTTTGATTAATTAACGTATCAAAGTCTTTAGTTTTAGACCATTCTATAAAATCTGCTGTTAACTTATCGACTTTTTCTATAAATGGTTGATCTTCTCTCATTCGTTTGTGGACAGAATGTTCGTGTTGGTCTGCTCTAGAATTCATTGCGTTGAAAGCATCATCAACTGTAGATATAGTTTGAAATTCGTCTGCTTTTTTCTTGGATAAATACTTTCCGGTATGTAAATAAATTGCAGCTAACCACCTTCCTAATTCTTCTCTTCCCGTCCAATTTCCACTACTCTTTCCAAATCCTCCTTCGAAACTATCATCCATTTCCCCTGCTTGATCAACTGAGTTTCTCAATGTTTCCATCATTTCCGCATATTCCATTAACGCAGTCGCCGAGATATTAGGAAGAAATCTCTTTAAACAACCGCTCCCAACCATAACAAAATCGCCTGCTCTCTTTTCTGGAAATCTCTGAGGATCATCTTTTTCAAGTTTGAGGATGAATGTGTTGTTTCTATCACGGTTCGTTTTACAAACATCGCATGCCTGTCTAGCAGTTCTGTATTCAGTAGGCATAGTTTTATCAGACGCTTTAGGAGCATAATTAAGAATGTTTCCATCATGCGTATGTTCGACTTTAGCGATGAATTCGTATCCCTCGACGCTGGGAGGTTCCCCTTCAATAACAACTTGATACTGTTTGACGTTTACTTCTTTTATTTCTTTTTCTGGGTCGTCAGGAGTGGTTTGTTGACCGGTTGTGATATTAACCCAAATCTTTTTCTTCACGAACTCTTCCTTGAGAATTTTCAAGGTCATTGTTGGCACACCCCACTTTGCCGCCTTTTTATTCATCTCGTCAATTTTCCCCTTCAAAAATAAATATCCCTTTTCACTTAATGGATGTCCTTTGCCAAGATCGGCTTCTTGGTCAACGACATTTTCTAAAATAAGCGGCAACAACTTTATCATATATTTTTACCTTTTCCTGTTAATAAATATAGAATAAAACAGAAGGTTTACAATATTTATACCATCGGATTATGAATACAGTTACACAAGAGTTTATAGTTGAGAACGAATTGGGTTTACATGCTCGTCCTTCATCATCTTTAGTTAAGAAAGCCAATAAGTTTCAATCTCAAATTTCCATTGCTACAGAAGATGGAGAAGTTGTTGATGGCAAAAGCATTTTAGGTATCATGCTTTTGGGAGCAGGAAAGGGAACCAAGTTAAAAATTACAGCAGAAGGTGATGACGCTACAGAGGCTATATATGCTTTGAGTAGTTTATTTGAAGACAAGTTCGGTGAAAATTGATTATTGACATTGGACACTCAACGAGTTACAATGATTATATACTATGGGACGAAAAAAGAAAGAAGAAAAAGAAGAAATGTCGTTCTTTGAAAGAAGAAAACATGCTTTCAACCCAGAGTCGAGCATTTCACATCATGTGTTTATCAATGTAACTGAACATCAAAGAGTTACGGAGAATACTGAAAAGGGAACTAGAATACTGGTTGCTAGATATCCCGATTTCTATAAAATATATCTTTTTCAGTATATGCTTCCTGGAACTCCTGGGTATCCTCGGGGTGGTGTGAGAGCGTGGAATGTCAATGATGATCAAATGCAATGTTTCTATTTTGAATCAGTGGCATTACATCCTTCTGGTGGGAAACATAAGTTTTATGATGAGAATTTAAATGAAATCTAATAACCAAGATTTTAATTCTGTTTTTGAAAAATGTGCTTGTTCCGCACATACTCTAGAAATTCAAAAATATTGTTATGAGACTGAATATGACGAGGGGTTTTATATATCCATCTGGCACCTCGGGCGTGGTTCAAATAACATGTGTTGGCGTGAACGGTTAAGATGGGTTTGGAGGATTATTTGCACAGGAAATCCCTGGGCAGATAGTGTAATGTTAAGCAATAAACAAGCTAAGAAATTAGCAGACTACATAAACAAACATCTACCAAAGGAATGATGTATGGAAGTAACAGATAAAAGGGCTAAATATATTGTCATGCGTAATGACAGGCCTATTACAACCGAGGAATTAACTCTTGAAGAGGCTAAAAAGGAATTGGAGAGATGGGAAACCATTCTAAAACGTTGGCCTGATGGAACAAAAGTACGAATTGAGGAGGTAAAATAATGAATCCGCCTTTGATTGTTAGTGGTCTATCCGAATTCAAAGAAGAAGATAGAAGAGCAAGCGAAGAAAAGAGTTTGCTTCAACGAATTGAAGAGGCTACTTCCGATGAAGAGATTCAAACTCTTTTGAAAGTCGGTTCGACTTATAAAAAAGCAAGTACTAAAACTTTAAAGATGTGGGCAAAAGCCGCGGCTCATAAATCAGAACAGCTTAAGTTAGGATAAATATACAAATGTTTAGTGAAAAGACAGAGATAAAAAACATCTCTGTCTTTTTATTTTTGTAAGTTGTGTTTAATGTTTCTATTTATTAATGACGTGATTGATTTATGCCACGCAAAAAAAATACAAAGTCGGTAACGGAGTTAAATGTTCCTATGGTATTGCCTTCCGATAATGAAATAATGGAAGCATATATCAAAAAAAACAAAATCCGTCTCACCGAAAAAGCTTTGTCTTCTATTGAATATGCTATAAACAATAAACTCTCGTTTATTGAAGTATTCAGTTTCAACGATTCCAGTTTTATAATTGCTCTTGCTGAAAAAGATTACTTGCAAAATGTTGATCATATCTATAACTTCTACTTGGAATCAGAACATTATGAACTCTGTCCCAGAGTAGTTCGGTTACAAACATTGTTGAAAAATCTAAATGATGAAAAAGAAATCGAAACCACCGGAGAACCGAAATGAAGAGAACAACAATCCAAAGGAAGATCACAGTCCGATTATTCCACAAAGATCAAAGTTTCGAGGCACACTATCAATATTCAACAGAGAACTAACAGAAAACCAAAAATTGTTTCTTGAGTTAGCTAAGGACAAAAATACTAAAATTATGTTTGTTTCAGGACCAGCAGGGTCTTCTAAAACATATCTTTCTGTCCTCCACGCATTAAAAATGATAGATGAAAAGCGTGTAAGTGATTTGGTTTATATTAGATCAGCTGTAGAATCCTCTGACTCCAAACTTGGTTATTTACCAGGAGAAGCTGATGAAAAAATGGCTCCGTATCTCCAACCTTTGTTGGATAAGTTGATTGAATTACTTCCTAAAAACGAAATTGATGTTTTACAAAAAGATGGAAGAATTTCCAGTATTCCTGTAGGATTTTTAAGAGGTTTGAACTGGAATGCCAAAGTCATTATTGCCGATGAAGCTCAAAATATGACCTGGAAAGAACTTTTCACATTAATTACTAGATTGGGGGAGTTTTCTAAAATATTTATTTTAGGAGATCCGGAACAAACGGATATTAATGGTAAAAGCGGATTTGTAAAGATGGTGAATATGTTTGATGATGAAGAGTCTCGCCAAAATGGAGTTCACGTATTTAAATTTACAGAAGACGACATTGTTAGAAGCGGACTTGTCAGATTTATTATAAAGAAATCTAGAGAAGAATTAAACTCTAAAAAGTAAAAAAACATAAATACATCTATATTTATACGCCATACAATCATTGTAATTTATGGCAAATAAACGTCTATCTGAGTTAAATGAGTTACAGGCAATAGAAATTCAGCCTGATGACTTGACTTTAACTACTGATGTAAGTGTTCTTGAGTCAAAAAAACTCAGATTTCAGACACTCAAAAATTGGATTTTAAGCGATCCAAATGATATTACATCATCTTATGCTTATAATTCTGATTCTGCATCTTATTTAATTTGGGTTCCTTGGAGGACAAACGGAACAGCTAGTTTCGCTATATCTTCAAGTTATGCTTTATCAGCCAGTTGGGCCGATGTAGCTGGCATTTCGATTTATGCAGATACAGCTTCTTATATTGATGGAGATAATGTTGATGGGGATGTTGCCAATGCAACAAATGCATTGACAGCATCTCATCTTCTTTATCAAGGATACTACAACGGTTCAGCGTCTTATGCATTAACTGCATCTTATGTTGAAAACGCTAGAACATCTTCTTATATTTGGTATACTGGAGTTCCAAATGGAACTGCAAGTTATGCTTTAAACTGTCCTTGTTCAGCTGCTTACAGTGACACCGCATCTTATTTATTGTATAATGGTTCTAGACCTAACGGAACAGCTTCATTGGCTTTAAAAGCAGAACAAGTAGATTCAGCGTCCTATTTGATTTACAATCTTACTAGACCTAACGGAACTGCGTCGTTTGCTATCAGTTCTAGTTATGCAAGTAGATCATATATTTCTTCTCAATCTTATTTCTTACGTTATGAAGGAAATTACAATGGAACCGCAAGTTATGCTTTAACTTGCGATTGGTCAGATCGAGCAGGAGTGGCAGGTTATGCTCCAATATCGTTATCGTCTTCATGGTCATCACAGTCTTTAAATTCTAGCTATGCTGTAACATCTTCTCATTGTGTTGGTACTTCTTCATATGCTATAACCACATCGTATTGCAACGGAACTTCTTCTCATTCTAGGATCTCTGATACAGTAATTGATACCAATGTATATCGAATCTGGGGCCCATACAAATCTACAGATGCGGGTGGTTACAATACCACATCAGAACAATATGTTCAAAACTTTATTATCAGACCATCAACAATTGCTGGTAATACTATAATAATCATGGCATTATTTGATGTTAAATGTCCGATTACGACTACAGATACAGATTCAGCTCAAGTAGAATTGTTCTTGGAATATACTGAACCATTTAATACATGGTCGTTTGGTCCTCTTGATACAACAAAACCAAACAATTACATAAATTTAGTATTGGCTGTATCAGGAGCTATAAGCGGATATAACAGAACATCTGCCACTTTGGCACATGATTGGCCTAATGTATCAGGAAGTTGGTGGAGATTGGTTGTTCGTGCTTCAGGAGGAGCATTGTTAGATACAACCAGAGGAACTTCTTTCTTCTTGTATTCAAAAACTGATACTACTGTAGTTCAAACTGCATACCCTCCATTCTAATTTGATATATGAGCATACCAATTAAAGTCAGTGAATTAGCAGTTTTACAGCAAATAACGCTCGATGATTATATCGTAGTGAATGATAGCGGTTCAAATACTACTAAAAGAGCTACATTTGATACGGTAAGTGATTATCTTTCAGGTTCACTTAAACCTGTAAGAAGTGCTTCATATGCTTTATCAGGAAGTTTTACAGTAAGGTCGTTGACTTCTTCGTATTCATTTTTTTCAGAATTTTCTAGATTAGGAATTTCCTCTAGTTATGCTTCTAGATCAACTTATTCAACTTATGTAAGTCCGATAGAACCATTACCAGCAAATACAATCAATGTTACAGGAACATCATCTTGGGCAGCAAACGCCGATAATCTACCCAACAAGGTTTTTAACATAACCGCTTCTCTATCCAAAACCGCTTCTTATTTACATCACGACCCAAATTGGAACACCACAGGCGTTTTGAATGGTTCGGCTTCTTATGCTTTAACAGCTTCAGTAGCATCTGTTGCATTGAATATTCAAGGCGGTGTTGGTATTTCCGGAACAGGAACAGACAATTACGTTACCAAATGGAGTTCTACTGGAGTAAATCAACCACTTGAAAACAGTACTGTTTGGGATAATGGACAGATGATTGTTATAGGAGCTACTGATGAAACCGAAGCGGTTAATACATTTAATGCAAAAAATGTATTAAAAGTGGGTATGGTTTATATGGGTGGTCATATAATCATAACCGGAAGTGCTGCTTTTTCCGGAGATGATGAATCTTCTATTAAAAAATCAATGAGTCCTATGTTGATTTTTTCAAATCAATTGGCTCAGGACGATTGTAGAATTTATTTCAGTTCTTCATATTACGATGGAAGTTGGGATCATGGTTCAATGATTTTTGAGAATTATTACGACGCTGATGAACCTTGGTTGTTTAGAACGTATGAATCCGGTTTACAAAGAAGAAGAGAACATGTAATAATTAAACCAAATTTAGATGATACACTTGTTGATATTAGTGGATCTTTGTTTGTACACGAATATGCAGGCGTTGGTCATTTAATGTCAAGAACAGGAGTAGGTGCGAGGTTACATGTAAGCGGTTCAACTACTGATACTGTTCCAATGTTTGTTACAGAAGCAACTAATCCTTCTACAAATTTAACTTATCTCGGGTTATATGTAACAAAACTTGGTCAGGTTGGTATTGGTACTACTCAACCACAAACAAGATTAGAAACAATTGGTTCTTTTTCTTCTCCTGAATATTATGTTAAAGATGGTGCAAATTACTTAAAAGGTGTTTCAGGAACTTGGATTGTCTTCAATACAAGTGATCCAAATGGAGTGGCAAGTAGAACGTATTTGACGTTTAACAATGGTATTTTAGTTAATTCATCGGTGGCTCCACCTTGGACACCGGCTTTGATTCCTCCTGTAACTCCGCCTTCTAATCCAGTAACAACTCCGCCATCAGGTGGTGGCGGCGGAGGATGTCCTGCTATCTGGCAAGAAATCGAAACGTTGGAATTGGGGTTTATTCCTGCTGAAAAAGTTGAAAAGGGAATGCATCTTCGTGGTGTAGACGGTTGGAACTTAGTATTTAACGCTTACAATGAAGAGGCTGATATTTGGAGAGTCGTTGTCAACGAAGAAAACTACGATGTTGATATAAGCCATCTTTGGTTAGTAGAAAAGAATACGTGGAAACGTGTCACCGAGTTAAAACAACACGATTTTATAATGGATTCCCGTGGCAACTATATTAGCATAGACGACGTTTACTTTTTGAAACGTGGTTTGTTCAGACATCTTGAAGTTGATAGAAAAGCTTATGTTCTTGGCAGCAAGAAGTTGGTTGGTCACAATGTAAGCCAAATTCCTGTTGAAAAAAATTGACGATAAACCATTTACAATAAACTCTCCTTCCTTTTGAGAAGGAGAGTTTTGTTTTAAGTGGTCATATTTATGAAGATATGAAAGATTTAATAATTACCAATAAACGATTTCCATTATTTTTGGGACTTACTGCTTTGTTAATAGCCCTATGTGCAGCGTTTTTCTCTGTATATGGTATTGGAAGTTTGTTTGCGGGAGCAGCAATTTCAGCTATGATTATGGCTGGTAGTTTAGAAGTTGGAAAGTTAGTTGCTACTACATTTCTGTACAGATATTGGCAAAAAACTATAGGATTAGTTAAACTTTACTTAGTTACAGCTGTAATAGCATTGATGGTAATCACTTCTGCTGGTATATTTGGATTTTTATCTGCTGCTTATCAAAAATCTTCTTTGGAGTTTAAATTAAACCAAGAAAGAATTACTTCAATTGAACACTCCAAAGGTTTTTATACAAACCAAGTTCAGTTGTCAGAAAACCGAATAAAAGTGTTGAATCAAACTCGTACTGTTCAGGAAGCAAGACTTTCTGAAGCATTAACCAATACATTTCTGGCGAGAAATCCAATTCAACTCCAACAGATTCAACAACAAACAATTAAGTTGATTGACCAAGCTAATGAAGATATTAAAAATGAGAATGGTAAAATAGAACAATCTAGAAATCAGATGTTGAGTATTGATGAAAAAGTTAATACTATGAAACTTGGGGCTGCTGAAAAGAAAGATATACAAACCTTTAAGTTTTTGGCAGATGCTTTGGGAACCGATTTGGATACGGTGGCAAAGTGGTTTATTGTCTCTTTAATTTTTGTATTTGATCCGTTAGCTATAGCATTAATTTTAGCTTATAATGTTGCTGTTTACAGAAGAGAGGATGATAGAATTATTGAACCGACGACCGTTATTGAATCAGAAGTGAAGAAAGAACTTGAAATTGTTGGACCTGTAGAAACCAAACCTATAATTCAAGAAATTAGACACACAAATCAGGACGAGGTTAAAAATGAAGAAGTTTCGAATATTCCTCAAGAAATTGTATCTAATGAAAATCCAACTGTTTTGAAAAACGAACCGCAAGGAATGGATAGTTATTTTAAACGAATGTTCAAACAATAAGGATTGACATGTTAATGAAAATGTACTATTGTAAGAACATATAACAAAATTGTCGTTTGTAAATAATTGATACTATGTATTTTCAATTCATATGAATCGAGACGATATCGAATACGTATTAGAAATATTACAAGAGGCAGTTGAAAATCGGGATTGGGAACTCGTAAAAGAGGCTCAACAGTATTTGGAAGAAAACATTGACGGTTCTAAATACTCCGACGAAGAGTAATTATGTTAACAACAACGCTGCTTATAGTAGGACTAGTATTATCTATACTAATAAACATATTCTTATACAGAGTTTTGTCTGCTCAACTTAAAAAAGTCAAAAACTACGAACAGTTAGTTATTGACTCAGATGAGTGGATAGAATCTGTTAGAAATGCTATACGAGCCACTTACATCCAGATGAAAAAACTGGATGACAAAGGCATTTTCTTTAAAGATGATGAAGTAGGTGTTGTTTTTTCAGAGTTACTCAATTTGTTAAAACGGTTGAATGATAGAATTGAACAATAACTCTATGAAGAAACGCATTACTAAGAAACTTAACATACCAAAGAAAATCAAGAAACAAACAAAAAATAATAAAGAACGTTTGTTTGAAAAAAAGTGTTATAAAAGTCAAAAAAGAGTTAAAAAACCTTCTTTACAAAAACCGTCTGTTGTTGAAACAAACCCCGTTGTAGCCGAAGTCAAACCTACTAGAAAACGCAAGAAATCTTCTAATAAAATGTATTTTACACAAGATACAGAAGATGCCATAGAATTATACAATCACACAGATGGGATGGAAGAACGAGAATATATCTTTGAGACTAGAATTAAATTTCCATTTGAAAAGCTTGTTGAAAATGTTTTCAATACGTTTAAGTTCTCTTACTTTGAAACAGGTCCGTTAGATGTTCAAAAAGAGGCCATTTCTCATTTAGTAGCAAACATGCACAGATTTGAAAAAAGCAAAGGTAAAGCATTTGCTTATTTTTCAATTGTAGCTAAACATTATTTTATATTTCTTAACAATTCTAATTACAAACGATTTAATTCTTCTGTAGAAATTGGCGAGGAGAAAGAAGAACATACCATTCAACTTCAATCCGAAGACAAATATCATAAAGAAGCAGAAATGTCTGAGTTTATGCGGTTGATGATAGGGTATTGGGAACAAAACGTAAATAAGATTTTTACAAAACCGAGGGATTTAAATATAGCAAATGCAGTTATAGAGTTATTTAGACGGTCAGATAGAATTGATGCTTTCAATAAGAAAGCTTTATATTTATACATTAGAGAAATCTCCAATTGTAAAACCCAACAAATTACTAAGGTTATAAATAAAATGAAAACGTGTCATATAAATTTGAGTAAATCCTATTTATCTACAGGAACAATCTCTAATTCCTTGTCTTTATCTAAAGCTTAATTTTAACGTAAAAGTCTTATAAACCACCAAACCATACTGTATTTTCAGTATGGTTTTCTATTTATTAACGTATGAGTGTAGAATTTGAACTTTTTGAAGGTAAATCATATAAAGATTTGATGAAAGATATTGTTACGAATACGGAAAATAAACGTGATCAAATTGATATAGTGATTTCAGACCTTCGTGACCAAATAAAAACTATTAATGATGCTATCGTTCTGGCTCCAATTATTCAAACTTATTTAGATATAGGAATCAAAAACGACGACGAGTTAGTAAAATTAGCAGCAGTCGTTCAACGACTTATATCGGCTCAGTCAAGCGGAGAAGATTCTGGAGGTATATTGAGTGATGCTGAGAAGGAACAGTTGTTAAAAACCATCAAAGAAGTCAATTTGTCAACTAAAGAAAAACTTCCAGAAGTTAAAACCCCCGAACCTAAATAACCATGTCATATTGGAAAAAAACTTCGGCTAAGAATTACCAATCTTTGGATAGATTTGATAATTTATCACAAAGTCCGGTTAACAGCAATGAATTTTATGAATTCGAACCGGCTGTGGTTTTAGATGTAATACTTGATGAAACCCATAAAATTTTTCAGAACAAAGAACTGACTAAAATTGATTTTGACAGGTTACCTTCAGATGTGGAAGGCAAGAAACCGTTGCCAGATGATGTGGATTACTCTTGGATTGGAAGAGTGTTGGTCAGAACTGTCTTTACACAGAATAAGGTTGAAAAGGAGCAATTGGTTTGGGCATATCCACTAGAATCTAATGTAAGTGAATATCCATTAATAAATGAAGTGGTGGTTGTTGTAAAATACCTAGATCAAGTTTTTTATACAAGAAAGTTGAATCAATATAACCACGTTCATTCGAATGAAAGGTTTGGGTTAGAACAGTTACTTGGTGGATTTACACAAAACGGGATTCAAAAAGGAAACCGAGAATTAAATGAACCAAATACAGAGTTTAAAGGTCCATCTTCCAAATCTAGGCATAGTGGGGGATATGGATTTGAAGGTGTAGTCGGAAGGTATTTTTGGGTAAATAAGAATATAAGAACAATAAAACGATTTGAGGGAGATTTGGTGTTTGAAAGTAGATTCGGTCAATCTATTCGTTTTGCTGCGTATGACAATAAACGAGAAAACGACACTGGATTAAAGGAATACAAAGATTACTACAATGAAATAGACAATCCTTTTACTAAGAAACCTACTGGCGGAGGCAATCCGATGATTATTATTCGTAATCGTCAACGACCTATCTTGAAACATGAACAGGTTTACAAAGCTCATAAAAAACTTCCACCGGCTGTCGGAACTAAATTAGAGAAAAATGTGGGCGGAGTTCTTGAGGAAGACATAAATAATGATGGTTCTACCATTGCTATAACATCAGGACAGACTATTACGAAGTGGGTAACTACGTGTTACAAACAGATGTGGGAAGAAAAAAAAGAAGAACAAGGATCATTCTCACCATCTGGATGTTCTGAGTTTAAATTCCCACAATTGGATAAGGATCAGATTGTTATCAATACGGATAGAATCATAATGTCTTCTAGATTAGCAGAAACCTTCATGTATTCCAAGAAGAGATTCGGAATAGTGACCGATTCCGAATTTACAGTTGATTCACATGACCAATTGGTTTTAAACACAAATCAAAAAACTGTAATTAACTCTCCATCAATTTACTTAGGCGAATACAATATAACCGACGAACCTGTATTATTGGGTCAAACAACCGTTAATTGGTTGTATGAACTTTGTAATTGGTTACTTGCACATACCCATTGGTATAGACACTCACATGTAGATGCTGGTCAAGAATCTCCTTCTCAGACACAACTCCCTGTACAACAACAGGCATTGATATCTTTGAGGGATAAACTACATACTCTAATGAGTAGAAGAGTGTTTGTGACTGGTGGTGGATTAGCACCAGGCAAGGATGGTGGTAAAATCCAAGACGGTGTAGACCCAGTTAAGATAGATACTAAGTCTGGAACGGGCGTCCCGGGCGGGTTTAAGGGGAAAAATTATAGACCTTCGTAAGAATACACACATATTTATAAACCATGAAAGCAAGCGAATTCAAAGCTGTAATTAGACAACTCGTACTTGAAGAAGTTGAACGTGAAGTTCAACGTCAAGTATCTAAACAATTACCAAAGTTATTGTTCGAAATGTTGGGTCAAAGACCTTCTGCACCTGTTCAACAAACATTAGTCAGAGAGGATGTAGCTTCTGATCCAGATGCTGTACCCGTTCCGAGAAAAACACCAGCCCCTATACAACCACAGAAAAAAGTTGTTAAAAAGTATGCTAAAGACCCAATTTTAAATGCGATTCTGAATGAAACTACCCCTGGCCTTCCGCAGACTGGAATAGATGAAGGAGTTCCGTTACCACAATTTTCTAAAGTAGGAGTTTCTAAAGAGTTTCTAGGTGAAATGAAAGAAATTTTAAACGAATCTAACATTTCTATTGATCAACCTCAAACCGAAGAAGTAGTTGAAGAAATTCAACCGTCAGTAGGTCCGGATTTATCTAAACTTTTTAATAAGAATTTTAAAGCTATTTTAGATCAATCTAAAAGAGGTCACAGTGGAAACTTCTCGGGAGCAATACAAAGTTGGTAATTTATGCCACAATCAACTATAAAAGTCAAAACACCAATTGGATTGACCTTACCAATTCAAAACAGTGGTATTGGGTTTTTTGAACAGACTTATGATACATTTACTGCTACAAAGACTAATATCATCAATTTGTTGAGGACTAGACCGGGAGAGAGACGAATGCAACCTTTGTTTGGTTGTAGACTACAAAATGCTGTGTTTGAACAAAATACGGAGATATTACCAGAATATATCAAAAACATAGTAAAAGAAGACGTTGGTAATTGGATACCAAATGTCATTGTAAATAAAGTTGATGTTAAATTTTATCAGAACGAAGAAACCAACGATACTGATATTTATAAGATATATGTTGCAGTAACATTTACAGTTGAGGTTCTTAACAAAACCGACACAATTGAAATGATTATTGATTCTAACGGAATTTAATTATGGCAACCACATCACAAAAATCATTTCAACCCGGAAGCAAGGATGTGAAATATGTTAACAAAGATTTTTCCAGTCTTAAAACAGATTTGATAAACTTTGCTAAGACATATTTTCCTAATTCCTACAAAGATTTCTCTGATGCTTCTCCTGGCATGATGTTTATAGAAATGGCAGCCTATGTTGGCGACGTTCTTTCATTCTATACTGACCAAGCTTTCAAAGAAGGAATGATACAAAATTCCACAGAAAGAAAAAATATTCTTTCTCTAGCGAAGTTTCTTGGGTATAAGGTAAAACCATCTAAATCTGCTACTGCGGAAGTGGAATTGTATCAACTTTGTCCAGCAATAATGGATTCTACAGGAAATTATGTTCCTGATCCAGATTATTTGCTTTCTATTAGAGAACACGCTCAATTTTCAAATTCATCAAATCAATTTTACATTTTGGAGGATTCGGTGGATTTTTCTGTAGATACTTTACTTTCTCCCAGAGAAGTAACGGTTTATTCTAGAGACGATTCTAATTTGCCAAATTTTTTCTTAGTAAAGAAAACATCAAAAATTTCTAGTGGAAAAATTGTAACCAAGGAATTTACATTGGGAACACTTCAATCCTTTCTCAAACTTCAATTAGATGAAGATAATGTGTTGGAAATTTTGGATGTAAGAGATTCCGACAATAATAAATGGTATGAAGTCGATTATCTTGCTCAAGAATTGATTTTAACAGAAGTTCCTAATGATGTTTCGTTTGAAGGAATGTTATCTCAATACAAAGATACTGTTCCGTATATCTTGAAATATCTCAGAACACCAAGAAGATTTATTGTTGATGTTGATGATAAAAACAAAACGACAATACAGTTTGGAGCAGGGTCAGAAGGTTTTACTGATGAAATAGTAAATATGAGTTCCCAATCTGTCGGTATAGGTTTGTCGGGAATTGATATTACTAGGGTTCCGCTTGACCCAAGCAATTTTATGAAAAATGAATCATATGGAATTGCTCCGTCTAACACGGTAATTACTGTAAAGTATGTCATCGGCGGTGGAATTACATCTAATTGTCCGTCGAATGATATCAGAACGGTTCTTTCTGTAGAGTTTGAAAATTCTGATGACGGATTGACTCCTGATGAAGTTAGTTTGTTAAACACTGTCAAGAATTCCTTTAAAGTAAACAATACCACTCCTGCTACAGGAGGAAGAGATTCAGAAACCGACATTGAAATAAAACAAAATGCTCTTTCGAATTTCCCAACTCAAAACAGGTCGGTTACTAAAGACGATTATTTAGTCAGAGTTTACTCTATGCCTTCTAGGTATGGTTCCATTGCCAAAGCTCAAGTAATTACCAATAATAGTTTAAACATTAATGTCAAGAGAATGTTGACAGGAACAATAGATACAGAAAACGTTGCTACCGTTTATGATAATAGTTTAAACAATTATTTTAGAAAAATATCATGTGATGTAAACAATCCGTTTTCTATAAATTTGTATGTTTTGTCTTATGATTCTAATAAGAACTTAACTTCCATCAATGATGCTCTTGCAGCAAATTTGATTAAATATCTAAAAAAATTCAGAATGATGACAGATGGTATTAATATTATTGATGGGTATGTCGTTAACATTGGTGTAGAGTTTAGCATTCTTGTCTATAAAGGATATAACAAAAAAGATGTTCTTAAAAGTTGTATTTCATCAGTAAAGAATTTTTTCGATGTAGATTTCTGGAATTTTTCACAATCTATAAATTTAAGTCAGTTAGAGTTAGAAATAGCTAAAGTTGATGGAGTTCAGTCAGTTGCTAATGTTAAGATTACAAATAAGAATGTTAATCACGGAAATTATTCGGTAGTTGAGTATGATATTGATTCGGCTACTAAAAATAAAATCGTTTATTCATCATTAGACCCATCGGTGTTTGAAGTAAAATATCCAGACGTAGATATCAAAGGAACAGTATTGTAATATGCACCATTTCATATATCCAACACAAGATGCTTACGTAAGCAACAAGTCGGCTGAAATTGATAAGAATTTCGGCCTCGATGAAATGTTGGTTGTGGGTGTGAGCCAAAGTTACGCTAGAGTAATTAACTATACTAAAACATATTCTTATTCTAACGATTATGTTTCTGGTATGCCAGTAGAAAGTTTTACTGGAAGATTTACTGGTTCTGCGTTTTTGTATTCTTCAATATCCACAGGAAGTATTGTTGGTGGATATAACAATTTTTCTTCCGGATATTTTTCAGGAAGTTTAACCGGCAGTGTTACTGGATATGAAACAGGATCGTCCTTCACAAGTTTCAATTTTAGTGGAAGTCTTCGGGGATTTAATGGATCGATTGTTGCGAATGCAATTATTGGTTGGGTATCTGGTTCATTGAATACAACTTGTTTTTCGACATTTACTGGAATATTAAACGATGCGACCGGAAGTTTAACTGGATACTTAACAGGTGATGATATAAGAGATGAACAAAACACATCTATAGTTAATAGACGATTTATTAAACGTTCTCTGTTGAAATTTGATTTATCTTTCATCTCGCAGTCAATTGTATCCGGTGATATTACAAATCCTAAGTTTTATCTAAAGATGTATATAACTCAAGGAAGAGAACTTCCAGTTGAATACTCTGTGTTTACATTTCCGATTTCTCAGACTTGGGTACAAGGTGATGGATATTGGTCGGATGCTGGTGGAAACGAAGGAGTAAGTTGGAATTGGAGGAATCAATATTCAGGAAGTGTTTGGTTTACTCCACAACGAAGTGATATTATAACATCATCTATAGATTATCTTGGCAATTATGGATATGTTAGCGAATCGTTTTTAAGAGGAGGAGGAACTTGGTATAACATTCCATGTAGTCAATCGTTCTCTTATGAATCCGCAGATCTTAATATAGATGTGACATCAATAGTTAATGCTTGGTTGAATCAATCAGTTCCTAACAATGGTTTCATAGTAATGTGTTCTGAAGAAACCAACCCTTCCGGTTCAAATGCTCATTTGTTCTTCTTCAGCCGAGAAACAAACACTATTTACTCACCACATTTGGATATCGCGTGGGATGATAGTGTTTGGTTAACAGGAAGCTTTGGGACAGGAAGTGTAACGATTACAACATATCCGCCCCGATTTAGTGGAAGTATTTCTAACGGCGTTTCTATAACAGGAAAAACAGCGTATGGAAGTTTGTCCGGAAACTCGTTTTTAATAACAGACCAAGATGGAGTAATAGGTTCCGGATCATCCATTTTAACATACGGAAACTCAGAGACAATCAACGGACTTCTAATAGAAGGAAACATTTTGGGAACATCATCCCTTGATATTAACGGTACTAGGTTTATATCTGCATCATTAACTACTGGTGATTTTACTGGATGTCAGGTCGAGGGTGAAGTAAGTCAGTCGATGATAACGGGATTCTTATCGGGGTCTTTCAATGAAAACGTTTTTCTAAGTTATGGTTTGTCAGGAAGCATCCCTACTTTACATGGATTGACAACAGTTGCTTTACAAAATTCTTCAATTGGTGGAAGTTTGTTGGGATATGTTTATTCCAGTAGTTTTTCAGGAGGTACGTTTAGTGGAGTGTTTGTAAGCGGTTTGTTGAAAGGAGCGACAGCGGTTATTCCATTCACTGGAAGTCATTCGTATTTAACTTCAAGTGTTGCTTTTACAAGCAGCGTCGTTATTACAGGAAGTTCGTTTTCAACTATAAGTTCCGAGAAACCGTTTGTGATAACTATTCAAAATTTAAAAAGAGAATATACTTTCGGTGATAATCCTAGAATAAACATTTTTGCTAGAGAAAATATGCCATTGAAGACGTTTGAGAAAGCATCACAACAATCGGCTTATGTGAAAACAAAACTTCTTCCAAGCAGTAGTTTTTATGCTATTCAAGATAATGAAACTGAAGAATTTGTAGTCAGTTTCGATAATTATACTAAGATAAGTTGTGACTTAGATGGTCATTATTTTGATTTAAACACGTCTGCTCTTGAAAAGGAGAGATATTACAAAATTGTAATCAAGGTGGAGTGTTTGGATGGAAATGTTTATACATTCGATAACAATGCTATATTTCAAGTAAGAAGATAATTTTATGACTGATTTTTCAAAGGAAATTGATGCCTTTCAGAAATATGGAACTTATGATTACAAGTTTGATGAAGGCGGAAACTTGGTTTTCAAAAAGATTCCAACGGATTTTACTGAACAGTATCTTTCTATACCATTAATCGATTATGTATACGATAATCAGAAGATTTCTTCTTTTTATAATACGGAGTTTTCTGAATTTCTTCCAACAACTGTTCAATCAGTAGTTGTATCTGAAAATCAAGAATCATCCAATTTGGAAACTGAAAATAAAGAACTGAAAGAACGGTTATCATTTCTTACCGAGATGGTAGATGAAAACATAACAGAATCGGAAAGATTGGCTATCAAACAAGTGATACTTGAGTTGAGAATTTCTTTGAAACAGGGAATTGCGGAAAGAGATTTCTCTGTCACTTTCCCATATCTGCCTATAACTAAATAATACTATGTCATTTTTGTATCCATACACGTCTAATGTGACAGCAAGTATCGATTCAGGTTCATACATAAATGAATCTGATTATCAACTTTTTGTTAAAAATCCACAGGGAGATTTTTGGTATGGAATTTCTGAAAAAGATTCTATAGAGTTTTCTGTTTACGATTTAAACGAGAATTTGTTAAGTTGGAAATATTTTGAAAACCTCGGTGAATACAAAACTGCAATCTTAACTTATTATGATAACAAAAATCAAGCAATCCCTTATGAGTATAGGCAGTTTGTGTATGGTTTGCCGCTGTACAAAACCGAAAAGGTTCTTGTCGAGCCTGCGTTACATTTGTCTCAATCTAATTTGCCTTATGGCAACTACATTGTCGGTTATCAGCTCACACGTTACCTCGCAGGGACGCCGACGGCGCCGCTTGTTATAAAAGACATCTCGCCAAGTAAAACGGAAATCAAGTTAATTCCGTTTGAACAAACTACTCAGTATTATAATGCTTTTTGTTTAGACAAAGTTCCGTTGGACGATGTTTCACCATTATATTTACAACTTGTTAAGGATTGTCCATACAATAAAGTTTACAAAAACTCCCAACCAGGAAATGAAGATGAAATTGTTTTGATAAAAAACATGTTCTTTATTCCAAGTGACGGTAAATTCGTGGAATTTCTAAAATTCTTATATGAAGACTTCATTCAGTATTCTACATCGGAAGGCAAAAACAATCCGTTTGTAAGAATACAAGGCATAAGAACTTATTTCAATAACTTTTTAATTTCAAAGACGGATTTGATTTTTAAATTTGACGAAATCAAAAACGAGTTTGATAAATCGGTAAATCAAAGATTGGATATACTGTTTATAAATTTCAAATCTGAACAATATAAATCTGCCAGACAATACGTTTTTGATGTTTTTACAAAGTATTATTTTTACGAAATCCACGAACTTTTGAAAACTAGATATAATGAGAAATATCGTGGTCCTATCAAAAACGCTTTGTCTTGGGAAGGTGGAAAATATAATCCGATTTTAAATACATCTTATGTTGATGAACGGATTTCTGAAAAAGATCCATTAACATTACTCGTCAAACTTCAAAATCCTCTTTCAGACGAACTTTCAATTAAATCTAAAGTTTGGGTATCAAACATAGCAATGATACCGTTCTTGTTTAACGTTATCATACAAGAAAGCGGTTTAATCAAAACATTAAAAATTTCTCCTCCAGATTTTACAACCAATGTTGCAGACGTAACCTTTTCAAATACAAACACTTACTTCAATTATCAAGATTTGGAAACTGATGCTTCCAATATACAGGATGTTGATGTAAACAAAAAGATTAAGGAATTGAACGTAGATTATTCTTCGTTTAGTAATTTCGTTATATTTTCATCAGCGGAGTTGAGACACAACATTTTCAAGAACAAAATGATTTCCATTTCGGGCTTGGATAGTAGTTTAATTACGCTTGAAACAAATTACTCTAGTTCGGGATATTCATATCCTTACTATACATCGGAAAAAGAAACTATACAGGACCAAAAGAATGAAATTATAGATTCGTTTGATGGATTTGAGTCGTATCTCTACAAGACGGGTTATTATCAATATTCAGACAGATCTTTTTACAGTGCTTCGTTTGTGGAAAATATGGATGATGAATCTGTTAGATATGATAAGTTCAATAGAGATAGTTTAGTAAATAACACTCCTGAACATATCATTAACGATTCTGGAAATGATGATTATCTCATTTTCTTGTCAATGGTAGGTCACTATTTTGACAACTTGTATCTTTACATAAAGTATTTGCCTTCCCAAAAATCAGCCGATAATTCAGACGAATATTCCAAAAATTTGTTGCAGAATATGCTTCAGTCTTTTGGATGGAAACTAGACGCTTCATTGGAATCGTTGAGTATTTCTGATAACTATTTGGATTCAAATTTAGGTGGGTCTAGTGAAATTTCTGCTGATGAAAGAACTAGACAGGCGTGGAATAGAATTCTTAACACACTTCCTTTAATTTACAAAACCAAAGGAACAGAAGAGTGTATCAAATTGATTCTTGCTTGTTATGGAATACCTTCAACATTAGTAAGCATTCGTGAATATGGTGGTACGGATTATACTGATACGGACAAAACCTCTTACACGATTGAAGAAAAACTCTTCATGTTAACTTTCAAAGGTTATGGAGAATATCTTTCTATTGCGTTTGTTCCTACTATAAAGACGGTAGAAATGAAGGTTTCATTGGATACTACTAAAGATTGGATAGTAAATCAAAAAATACCTTTAGCTGTTAAATACAACAAATATAATCAGGCCGATTGGACATTGGGAGTTTATAAGGAGAAAGAAAAACACTTAGGTAGAGCTTATTTCGAATTGGGTTATCCTAGTTATACAATTGGTGTTATTGGTGATTACGGAATTGTACAAGGTGCAACTACACAATCGTTTCAAGTAGCTGAATCGTTGACTGCTGAAAATCCTGATTTTATTTTAACCACTGGGGATAACAATTATCAAACCAATACAAATTCGTTTGATGATACCGTCGGACGGTTATATCATCAGTTCATGTATCCTTATACCGGAGTCAGTGGTTCTGGAGCATTGATTAATAGGTTTTTCCCTGTAATTGGTGAGTATGATAATGATATTCCAGGAGATGTAAATTATAACCACTACACCGCTTTCTTTTCAAACCTGTCTCCGTGGGATCAAGACACGGGAAGTGTAAGACCACATCATAGATATTATACATTTAAGAAAGGAAACGTTCAATTTTTCTGTTTGAATTCGGATAATAGTGAACCAGATGGTGTAACGCAAACGTCTGTTCAATCTAAATGGTTGAAGCAACAAATTTCTAGTTCGGTATCCGATAAAAATATTCTTTGGAGGGTCGCTGTTTTTCATCATCCTTGGATTTCTTCCGGAGTAGTTGGCCATTTGGGAACTTGGATGGAATGGCCTTGGAACGCGTGGGGAATAGATTTGTGTTTGACAGGCCACGATCATTTCTATGAAAGATTGGAATCTAACAACGTAACGTTAATTATACAAGGAGCAGGAGGAGATACGTTGTATTCGTTCCCAAATAATCCAGCTCAAAGTAAATTCAGATGGAATTCAAACCACGGATATAGCTTAATAGAATCTAGAGGAAATAAACTCACGTTCTCTCTCTATGACATGTATGGAAATTTCATTCCTGATACAGGAATTTGTACACTTCCAAGTCACAGCATTGTAGAAGGTTCTTTGGTAATTGAAAAAAATTACGTTGCTCTTTCAGAAAGACCGTTTAGACAATCTGATAAGTATCTTTTATCAGATCCAATTCCTATATTCACGGGAGAAATTTTTAATTTAATGGTTCGTAAGAATGATCCAGATGGACTTTTTGAATACAATGCTACAGATGATTTGATTCCTACTAAATACGATTTATGGGCTCAAAGGAAAGAAGATGGAAGAACTATTTTTAGTTCTTCAAAATCGGATGTTTTTACCCAAACATATAATTCTAAATTTTCGGAAATAGGTACTTTACACTTCGGCAATTACGAAAGTTCTTCTAGTTTCGAAGGAATTTTAGACAAAGTTTTAATTTGGGATTCTCCTATATCTGATAATACGTTTAACGATCATTGTAACAATATTAATTCTTACAGTTGTACTGGCTCGTTTGATACGCACGATACACTGTATTTTAGAATGAATTTTGATTATCCAGTGGATTTGAACTTAGCAAATCCTTGTGTAATCGTCAATCAAAACGAAACGTATTCATCTTCAATTTGGATGACGGCTCATAACTTCGGAATACAAGAATCGTCGTCTTCTGTAGATAGTTGTGTCAACACTTCTCATTCAGTATATCCTTATCAATTCCAAGACATTTCGTATAATCAAACTTATACGATAACTAGTTATGGTCCGAATAAGTTTAAAAATCAAAAGGTAAAGAAAACTGAATTGGAATTAGCAGCAAGATTAGATCCAAACGATAGATCGACTTATTCTCCGAATCAATTTGTTGCTCCCGATTCAAATCAAATAGGTTTATTTGCGGATCCAAACAGTTATAAAAACCGAGACATTTTCAGATATTTAGGCGATTATGGTGTAATGAGTTTGATTGCTGAACCATCTCAGATGTTTGAAGACCGATATCGTTTGTTGAAAGATGTACGGGAGACTTACAACGAAAGCGGAAATAAAAGAACATATTATAATGAAATGTTTACATTGTATAAGTTCTACTTTGATAAGTCTATCTTTGAAACTGTAAAACAGTTGGTTCCATCTAGAAATACTATTTTGACTGGAATTTTAATTGAACCAACTGTGTTGGAAAGGCCAAAATATCAATATAAACCCATCACTTCTGATACGTGTGAAGCCACAACAAGTTCAAACACGCCTTGGAAACAAAGTGTATCTGTATTAGACAAAGTTTACGCTGGTGGAAGTGTTGGTGGAGATGTTATATCCGCCGATTTCCGAATGAATAAGGATTTGTATGGTTCGCAGATGTATGAAAACATACCGTTTTACTTAAGTCCAGGGCCACACAATATAACAAGCGTTGATTATAAAGAGTTTCTTAGATTAAAACCGCTTTTGAAATATGTTAGTGAGGGGTGGATAAAACAATATCCTGATGTTGGCGGTATAAACTCTATAGAAAATCATCCTGAATGGCCAATTGTTATTCCAAACGGAAATCAAATAAAATACATTTCACAATTTTCATTAGGAAATCAAGTAGCTCCTGGATTTTATTATACAGGAAGCGGATTCTTCTATTTAAAGAATTGTTATTATTATACCAAAACCGATGAAAACTTAACAACCGTGGTTAATAGTCTGGAGAAAAATTTAACAGCACCAATAAACTTATCTTTAGTAAGAAAACCAACTCAAGATTATAAATCAACGATACGTTCTGGAATAATTTTGGATATTGAGAATCCGGATGAATTAGGCGTTCATTGTGATAAAAACGGCAAAATAGTAGAGACGAAATTTTCTGGAAGTGACGATAGATACCTTATTAAGAATTGGAATAAAGAAAACGTTTGGTATAGAGTCGGCGAATATTCACAACCCCAAACCGTAGGTTCACAATCGGTGATGCTTTATAAAACCGAAGTGTGGAAGGGAGTCGTTTACGAAAGTTTGGTATATACTTCTTCCTTATCGTTAACAATACCTTTGACTTCATTGTTCCAACCAAATTTGCCTCAATATTCACCAAAAATTAGTGTTGATGCAGATAATGCAATTTTATATTTTGATGTTGGAACGTTTAAGTCCAGACCTAATGTTAAAACCAATAACATTTACTACTCGTCTGTCATGGCAGGAGGGAGCGGATTAAGTAATTATTATATAGTTTATTCGGACGCTGAACAATACTATGAGACATTTGATGGATATTCAAGAAACCATTTGAATCATAAAAAGATCATCTTCTCTAAAGAATCCAAACCAAAAACGGTCAATTTAAACATTGTTATTTCGTCTTCGTTAGGATCTCCTGACACTTATGGAAATAGACCAGTTTCATATTTTAGATCTATACAACAATCTTTTGATAGATATATTAAATCTAGACAAACTGAAATGACAACTGTTGGTCAAGATGGGTTGGAAGACAATACGATTCCTGTTCAAACCATTAATGTTTCTAACATTAATGTAGTTAAAACGGAGAATGTGTTGTCGTAAATAAAATGTAAAAATTCACGGATACATTGATACTTATAACTAAGATAACCAAATAAGAGTAAGTTTATGGCATATATCGACAATCAAACTATTACGGTGGACGCAATTTTGACCAAAAAAGGTCGTGAACTGCTTGCTAAGAACGGCAATTTGAATATCACCGCTTTTGCTTTAGCCGATGACGAAATCGACTACAGCCTTTATAACTCAGATCATCCAAACGGCAGTGCGTTTTATGATATCGCTTTGAGGAATACACCAATCTTTGAACCATTGTCTGATGAAACGCAAACAATGAAGTATAAACTTGTTACGTTAAACCAAGGTGTAACTTCTATTCCAACAATCACTATTGCTCAAGATAAGATTTCGGTATCTAGAGATTATACGGGAGAGATTATTGTTTCACCCTCCACAAACCCAGCATACAACCTTACTCTTGGATATACAGCTATTCTTGGAAACAAAAACGTGGGGGTTTTGATTGTTGAAGAAACAAACGCTGTCAATTCTGTTTCAAATACCATTCCAACGTTTGCCGGTGATGTTCAGACAACATCTGCTCAAGTAGCGGTTGGTAAAAAATTCCGATTTGTTCCTAACAGTTCTTTGAGCAAAACTACTACGACTAATCTAACCATCGTTGGAAATGAAAGTGGTGGTTCGACAAGCATTGAAGTGACTGTCACTGTTCCAACAAGCTAAATTTTAGAAAAATATGATATTCAAAACATTTGACCCAACTGATATTGTAGAAGGAAGGACTACAAAAGTTTCCAGTGGATTTTGGCCTGACGGCAGCACGTACTGGACATCAAGCTTTTTTGAAAGTAACTTCTGGGAATTATCAAACACACAAACTCCTTCCACAGCGTTTGGTTCTTCTCCATATGACATAAGAAAGACTTTGTACTACACCGATGTCTATCCAAGTTTGGTTTATAAGAATACCTACAAGGAACCATATTTTTCTATAGCATATGGACATGTTGGTGGAAGCGGATCATTTGATTTCGAAACAGGATCAATCAAAGCATTTCCAACAAAAGTAATTTATAACCAATACAAGAATTTACTTTTAGGAAATACTGATTTGGATGGTAGGTTTACCATGAAATCAGGAAGTACGGAAGTAAACGCTGAAGATATCTATGTAGTTAACTTTTCTACATACAAAACCAAAGATAAAATTGATGAAGGTGTGTTTGAAATTTCTTTGGCTGCTACTAATGGCACCAACACGGTGATGACTTTTATAGACGATTCGTTCTATACAGGAAAAGTCCAATCGGTGTATCAATTGGTAACAGGATCTCTTGCTAATGTTCCTAGATCAAGACCAGATTATAACGCAATTGGATTGCTTTATCCAAACGATGGCATTGTTGTATTTAATGCTTCTAAATTAAATGAATTGTTGGGGTATAAAGGTGGATTGTCGTCAACAAATAATACTATTGCCAATAGGTTTGTAACTAACAGCGATGGTGCAAATTTTGCAGAACCACCTTCTGCAAGTTATTGGACAGGTTCCAAGAGTGATGGTATGAACCCAGGGTTGGGTTATTCTGCTTTGAATGATGGTGATGTTGGATGGAATTCTACACTGGATGCCGATTTAGGAAATCAAAACAATACTCAAGTATTTTTCTGGTCTATCAGACATTCTCAGAAGTCAATGGTTGTTCGTAAAAGCGAATATGTTCCTTCGAAACATTATTTCGTGAGAGTTAAGAATCGTGATTTTAATTTTTCTAACAATCCTACTTATGTGTATGATGGAACAGAAACTTTAATTGACGGAACTAAACCAACGGCTGGTACTATTAGAAATGAAGAGTTTTATACAGATCCAAGAACTTATATCACAACAATTGGTTTGTATAATGATACAAATGAATTAGTTGCGGTTGCTAAACTAAGTCGTCCAGCAGTTAAATCGTTTGAAAACGAACTTTTGATTAAGATCAGATTGGATTTTTGATAGGAATGGGGTAACAAATTAAATAAAAATGACCTGTTTAAGGTCATTTTTATTTTGTACTCTCTGTATATTTATACTGTAGATGATTAAGAACTTTAAGAGAAACGATATACAAAATATCCCTTTTGTTGCTACAAAACCCTGGGTTCTTACGTCTTTTCAAAATCAAGATTTGGTTTTAGTAGAAGAAAAACCACAAGAAATATTTGTTTCTCAGGAATTCATTGATTATGAAGGCGGCGATGGTCTTCCAATTCTAAATCGAGAATGTAATATTGCTTTGGAACAACAAGATCCTGATAATGTTCTTTACGATGAAGGTAAAAAGAGTGAAGGAATGTTCAGCGAAACCGATCCGAAGAATAACACAGGAACATATAAGCGTCTTGTTTACACTCAGATTAAGAATGCTTTCTATAATGAGTGGAATGATCCGACAAAAATGTTTGGTATGGAAAATATAGATTTTCAAACATCTAATATCAAGAAATTTTTATCGGATGAATTTAGAGTTTTTACAATTCCCAAAAACTACTTTGGTGAAAAGATGTTGGAAAATACAATTCTTTTAATTGACAATGCTTTGGATGATAATTTTCAAATAGTAGATGATGGTAAAGGAAACATAGTTGCTAAAGAAAACCTTTTCTCAAGAGTTCAAGAAGTTAGAAAGTTTTATAACAGAGTTAATACGACAGAAACATCTTCTGTATGTGAATTTTATTATACTAATATTGAGTCTCGTCAATCAGGAGTAACTGGAAGTTATTATGGTAGTTCAAGTACATCCAGTTATTTATCACCTGTTAACTGTCAACCTTGGTAATTTATGTTAGTACATGTTCAAAATGAAAATAATGGATACGCAGTAACCACTCATGACGATTGGGTTGTTGTTGGAAATCCTTCTTCATTCAAATATGATACGAATAGTGCTTCTTTTTGGAGAACAGGTTCAGTTGATGTTTACAAATATAATACATTAACCGACCAACACGATTTACTTCTTACTCTATACAAACCAATAAACGGCGGAGATTTTGTTGTATTAGCAGAAGATACTTCTTCGGCGGAAATTCATACGGATACCGTCAAAAATTATTGGATACCAATTGTTCATTGGTGGGGAACTCCTTATGTTCATTTATATTGGTATCAATGGTTGCTTGGAGATTTACAGATTGAAATAGATGCACAATCTTATACGTCTACATATGAAGACGATTACGGACATGCTATAGATGTTTATAACAATGTATTAGCAGTGGGTAGTAGATGGCACAATCATTACATAAACATTTCTGATAAAGAAATTTTTGCAACAGGTTCTTCTGTAGACATCTATAACTTAACACTTCTTAATTCAAGTGCATTAGATGGGTATATTTCAACCGGTTCAGCGTTTTTATCACAAGCCATTCAACCGCCTGTGGATGAACCGGTCACAGGAAGTTTTGGTTTTTGCGTTTCTGTTAATGATGAATGGTTAGCAGTAGGTTCTCCTGATTGGAATAACTCTTTGGGAGGAGTTCATATATACAGACGAGATGAGCCGGGAAACTCTCAAAACATTAATTTTACATTCTTTCAAACTATAACAGGAAGTTCAAATGCTGTTGGAGATTACTTTGGTTATTCTTTGGATTTGAATAAAGCTACTCAATCATATAGTTCAAGTTTAATTGTGGGCAATGGAAATAAAACTACTGCTGGTAGTAAAGCTTATTTCTTTGAATTTGATGGTGTTAACTGGAAGGAAAAAAATACTTTTGAAGCAGATAGAACTTTACGATATCTTCCGTTTTATGATGTAAATCCTATACCCCGTTGTGAAGATTATACAATAGATGGTTATGGAAACTCTGTGGCTTTGTGGGGGAATGATATAGCTATTGGTGCTCCTACAGACCGATGGATTTATGAGTATTCCGGTTCAAGAGCTTACAAACAAGGTGCTTGTTATCTATATCATAGATGTTCCAATACAACTAGAGGATGGAGTTTAGTTAAAAAGTTTTACGGAAACGATAAAACTTTGAAGAATAACAAGATGGGATTTTCAGTTGATTTATGGGACGACAAATGTCTTATTGGATGTCCTAAATCAAACGTCGAAACTATAAATTCTTGTTATATTGAAGGTTCTGTTTGGCAACAAAATTATTGTTATTCAGATTTAGAAAATTACATTCATGGGCAAGTTATTTTGATGCAAAAAGATACATCGTCAGTAGATTCATTGGATTGGGATGTTGTTAATGTATATCAACGTAAAAAGAGATATTTAGCACCATTCAGAGGATTTGGATATGATGTTGCTCTAACTGATAAGAGCTTGGTTGTTGGTGCTCCTTTGATAATTTATGATGATAATAGAGAACTAAACATTACTAACACCGCTAGTTTTATTGGTAATGACTTATTGGAGTTAGAAGATTTAGCTGGAAAAACGTATATTTACAACTGGAATAATTTTCGTGACGAATTTCATGTAGGTAATGTATTTTACAGAAATGGTAAAGTTGTATTGAATACATCAGGGTCCGTTTTTGAAGGAATGTGGTTCAATCCTATTAGTGAATGGAGTTATGAATATGAAGTTCATTTTGATAGCAAACAGACTTTATACGAAAAACAAATTGTGTGTACAGTTGAACCAGGAGAGTTCAATGTTTCCACAAACCCATCTGCGACAACTTGGGAAAGAGCACTGTTTGATATAAATGGGAACGGTTATTTTGATTGGCAAGATTTGGATGTTATTCTTCGTTATATGCAAAATATAAACACGCGATATAACACAACACCTACATCAAATTGGAGTGCGTCTTTGCTTACAGAAGATGATGAAATTTCCTTCTATAATTTCCAATCGGCTAACAGTTCTTATTATAACACAGGAGATGATTATATTTCTCAGTCTTTCTTCAACATACTAAATAATATTGGTATTTATGAATTTGATTTTAACCAAGATTCTAAAATTGATTTGAATGATATGAAGATATTCTGGAAATATTGTTCGAATAGATTAAACCAAGTTAATTATCAATCTTACATAACGCCAAATTCCAAACGAAAATTGTTCAGTGATATTATAGACCACTTGGATAGTAGAACAAAACGAAACAAAGCACCTTTGATCAAAGACGAGTTCTTAACTTATGTTTCTCAATCCAACGCTGATAAGACGGGTTCTTATTTAGCTCCATATGTTACGTCCATAGGACTTTACAACGGATTGGATTTAGTTGCTGTAGCTAAATTGGGAAGTCCAATTAAACTCGCTCAAGATTTTCCAATCAATTTTGTAGTGAAATTAGATTTCTAACCATATTTATTATAAGATAGGACACTATTATGCCAATACAAACGCCAACTGAAAGACCTTCTCTTGAAATGACATTAGAGGAGAGATATGCCAATCAAAAAGTAGGAGGAGCTTTTGACGCAAAGGAGGTCAAGAAACAACCCATCGATTTTGGTCATCAAAATAAAGTATTGCAGACCCCCTCTGGTCTTGCTCCTGAGACGTTTAGCGATAAGGCATTAAATACTGCTGCTGCAAGTGGTCACACTACACAGAAGTATAAACCATAAACTTAACAACATTGTAGAATTAAAATAGGACGATAGTAAAGTATATCGTCCTATTTACTTTATATGGATACAGGACATTGGAATTTACCAAATAATTTAGAAATAATACCGGAAGGTTCTTTGGGGTTTGTTTATATCATCACTAACAAAACCAACAGCCGAAAATATGTTGGTAAAAAGTTACTGGAGAATAAAAAGAAGAGAAAACCCCTGAAAGGACGTGTCAATGCTAGACGTTATAAGGTTGAGAGCGATTGGAAAGAATACACCGGTTCATCTCCGAAACTCAATTTGGATATAGAGACTCTTGGTAAAGAAAACTTTCAGTTTGATATTTTATCATTTCACCCCTCAAAACTTTTGTTAGCTTATCACGAAACCAAAGAAATTGTCGATAGAAACGCTTTGTTTAGTTTAGAATATTACAACGAAGTTTTAAATTTGAGAATCCGCAACCAAAAATAATAAAAGTTGTTTTAAGTGTCTCTTTCTGATAATCTTGAGTTGTGGACTTGGTACAGAAATCTAAACTTACTTTTCTTTTAAACAAAGTACTCAAACAGGAAGGTAAACAAACTTCTGATTTTGAAGTTACTTATGTTTGTCCTTTTCATAAGGCAATCAATAACGTATCTCGTAAGAAGTTTGGAATTAATCTTGATACAGCGGAGTATAACTGTTTTGCTTGTGGTGAATCGGGAAAGAGTTTCAAGACTCTGTTTAAGAAACTCAAGGCTTCACCTGCTTTATACAAAGAACTGTATGGCATCATTGGCGAACACTTTAAACCGAATTATGGTAGAGTAAAGAAAGAACAAGATTTACTAAAACTACCAGATGAATTTTTGAGTATTGCTGTTCCATCAAATTCGATTTGTTACAAACATGCGGTTAGGTATCTTAAAAATAGAAACATAACTAGGGATGATATTTTACGGTACAATATAGGTTATTGTGAGGATGGTAAGTATAGAAACAGAATTGTGGTTCCGTCTTACGATGCCAATGGTGATTTGAATTTCTTCACCGCCAGAGATTTTTTAAATTCGTCCTATTTGAAATATTTAACTCCCGATTGGTCGAAAGATTTTATTGGTTTCGAATTATATATCAATTGGAATGAACCAATCACTTTGGTTGAAGGTGTTTTTGACGCTATATCTATACGAAGAAATGCGATTCCATTGTTTGGTAAGATAATATCGCAGTCTTTGAAAGAGGCAATATTTGAATATGATGTCTGTAAAGTCAATGTTTGTCTTGATGATGATGCTGTAAAAAACGCATTGGAGATTTCTAATTATCTTAGCAACCAAGGTATTGATGTTAGTTTGATAAAGTTGGGAGGACATGATCCGTCCAGTTTAGGTTTTGAAAAGACGACTTCGGAAATAAATTCTACAAGGACTATAGAGTTTTCTGATATCATTTCGATGAAGATGAATACATAAAATTATGCTTAACAAATTACAGTGTTCCATTAAAAAGTTTACTCACATTGTTCATGTGGCTGATATTCACATCCGTTTAACAAAACGACATGATGAATATACAGAAGTTTTTAACAAGTTTTATGAAGAGGTAAAGAAGACGCCTACGACAACATTGATAGCAGTTTTGGGAGATTTGTTTCATAATAAATCTGATTTGAGTCCTGAGTGTGTTCAATCTGCAAGAGAATTTCTTTTCAATTGTGCAGAAATTCGTCCAACCGTTCTTGTTGCTGGAAATCACGATGCTACTCTGACTAACAGAAATCGATTGGATAGTTTAACTCCAATTGTCGGAGCGTTAAACCACCCTTGGTTGTTTTATTTACGAGATAACGGATTGTATTCTATCGGAGATATTTTGTTTAATAACATGTCAGTCTTTACGGAACCGGAAGATTATCTTTCTTACGCCGACATTCCTCAAAACTACAAAAATGAATATTTACATCACATAGCTCTTTATCACGGACCTGTTAATTCTGCTTTGACAGATTTAGGGTTTTATATGGTAAACAAAGCAATGCCTGTTGAGGTTTTCGATGGGCATCATATAGCTTTGTTGGGAGATATTCATAAAAAACAAGACCTTCAATATTATGAGAGTTTCTTATCTAAACCAGCAGTTCATTATCCAGGTTCAATGATTCAACAGAATCACGGCGAATCAATTGATGGTCATGGGTTTTCGTTGTGGGATTTGTCTACTAAAAAATACGTTCATACGAATATACCAAACGATTATGGTTTTTTTACTGTTGAAGTGAACAAAGGAAAGTTGGTTACGGATTTAACAAACATTCCAAAGAAGGCTAGGGTTCACGTTAAATGTTTCGAATCTGTAATTTCCGAAGTAAAAGCGGTAGTGGCTGATATCAAGAAGTCGTCTCTAATAGATGAAATTTCTTATGGAAGAGTTCCGTCCGATGAAGACCAGAAAAAACTACAAGTTGCTACTAACATAAATCTAGCGGACATAGCCGATGTCACTTATCAAAATCAATTGCTTGCTGAGTTTTTGAAGGAGAAGTGTAAAATCGTTGATCAATCGGTTGTAGATTCGGTATTGGCTATTAACACTAACATAAACACCAAAGTAGATAAGGATAACTTATCTAGGAATATACGATGGAAACCCAAGAAATTTGAGTTCTCTAATATGTTCAGTTATGGCGAAGCCAATGTCATAGATTTTTCGAAAACCAAAGATGTAATGGGGCTTTTTGGACCAAACACCTGTGGTAAATCAAGTGTTTTCTCAGCGTTGTCATTTTGTATCTTCGATAAGTTCGACCGAGGTTATAAAGCCAAAGACGTGTTGAATGTTCAAAAATCCAACTTTTCATGTAAGTTTAACTTTGAAGTCAATGGTGTGGATTATTTCATTGAACGAAAAGGTCTTGCCAACAGAAAGGGTGATGTCAAAGTTGATGTTAAATTCTGGAAAGTAGAAGGTGGCAAAGACATAGAATTGAATGGTGAAGCAAGACGGAATACAAATGATGTTATAAAAGAGATTGTTGGTTCTTATGAGGATTTCATTCTTACGTCTCTTTCGGTTCAATCTGGAAAAAACGTCTCTTCTTTTATTGATATGGGACAGAGCGAAAGAAAGGATTTGCTTTCCCAGTTTATAGGTCTTACTTTGTTTGATAAGTTGTTGGAAGTTGCTTCGGATGAATCAAAGTCTGTAGGAGCTTCATTAAAGCTTTATAAAAAAGATGACCTTGAATCCAAAAAAGTTGCTTTTGAAAATGAACTGTCGGTTTTGACTCAAGTTTTTAACGATGAAACCAATCAATTGTCTAAGTTAACTTTTTCTAGAGAAGAGGTTAATGAAAGCCTTATGGTTCAAATTGGTTTATTGAAACCTGTTGAATCTAAATACATGTCAATCAACGTCGATAATGTAAATAGAAGAATTAGTGATTTGAATAAACGCCGGGGATCCGATTCTCAAGTTATATTTGAAACTAAGGCTAATATATCTGCATCTGATGGAACGGTGAATTCTTTAAAGTCGAAGATTAAAGAAATAGAAGACAGAGATTTTGAAACCAATCGTAAGAAATACGATAAAATCAAGTCAGAATTAGACAAATTGGAAAGTCATCTTGGCATTAAAAAAGTTGAAGTCGGCAGTAAAGTTTCTAGAAGAGAATCGTTAAAAAAACATGAATTTGATTCAAATTGTAAATATTGTATCAGTAGAAACAAATCAGTAGCAGATGAACAGAAACAACTTAATGACGAGCTTGAAGCTGACAAGATTATAGTAAAAAATGCTTTAGAGGAGAAAAACAAATTAAAGTTTGAACTTGATTCTTTGAATTGGATATTGGAAATTCAAACGGAATATTCCAAGTTGCTTAAAGAGTTGAATAATGTAAAAGATAAAGTTTCCATATGGGAACGGACGGTTTCGTTGGGACAAATGGAGATTCAAAAACACGAAAAAGAAATTGAATCTTTAAAGAGAGACCTTGATGAATACAACAAACAATTGAAAACGATTGAATCCAACAAAGACATTCAGTTGAAAATTGATAAGTTAAAGCTTGAAATCAAAAACTTAGATTTCAATATTGGTCAGAAAAATAAACGAGTTCAAGAAGTCAATAATAAGATGGCTGTATTGACTACTCAGATTCAACAGATAGTTGAATCTATCGAAAAGGTCAAGAAGTTGGAAAAGGAATATGAGGCTTATTCTCTTTATGTAAAATCCGTAAATAGAGATGGGTTGCCATATATGGTTATTCAAAGAATTGTTCCGGAAGTTGAGCGTGAAGTAAACAACATCTTAACTCAAATGGTAGATTTCCATCTTGTTATTGAAACTGATGGCAAGAGTGTAACTCCGTATATTGTTTATGACGACAAACGATGGCCTATAGAAATGGCCAGTGGGTTTGAAAAGTTTGTGTCTTCATTGGCAATTCGTGTAGCATTAGTCAATGTATCAAACCTACCACGTCCAAATTTCTTGGTAGTAGATGAAGGTTTTGGCGTTATTGATGCTAATAATATGCCTTCCGTTCAGACGTTATTTGCGTTCCTGAAGACCAATTTTGATTTTATAATCATCATATCTCACCTTGACGTATTGAGGGATATGGTAGATAAACAAATTGAAATCAAGAAGGATAACGGGTTTTCGGTAGTCAATTTTGTGTAAATCCTATATTTATTGCTTATAGAAGCGATAAATTATGGAATTACTGTCTGGATTTGGTAAACGTGGTGTAGATTTGGGTTTGTTGACAAAACAAACCGATTTAAATGACACGGAATACCTATCAAAATATTTTGTTTTGCAAGAATTCTCACCAGAGTTTACTGCTGGTAAGAATTCAGTAACCTTTAATGGTTCGGAGTATTTAAAAAAAGGATCTGAGGTTCTCGTAGAATGTGTTGATTCGGCCGGTGAACCGTTGTATATTGAAGCTACTACTAAAATCAGTTTAGTTTACAAAGAATCTTCTGCTTACATTCTCTCAGTTCACGTTTATGCCGAGACCTCAAATGGTCCCGGCAAACTCATTTTGTACGGAACGGCTGTAAACGGAGCTACTGTAAAATGGGTTGGTAACATATCTATCAACAAAACCAAATCTAATGTATCTTCAGTCCGTTTTTATAACAAACCGACATTAGAAGTGTTGCCTATTTTATCCAATGTATTAGCTAACGTTGGAGACTTGAATCAACAGGTTGAGATGAGCGGTTCGTTTTATAGTTTCGCAGTCACTCCTCCTAAAGATACACCAAAATTAAGTAAACGAAATATAGATATAGATTATAGAATATATGCAAAAAACTTGCCGTCCGATGTGGATCCAACAGGTTCTTTTAATAGTCAGTTGAAAGATTTCAAGGTTGATTTTAGAGTTAGAACAGTTCAAGAGCCATTTTCTTACAAAAACACTAATGTAGATTTTACAACGTCATTATCTGTTAAGAAAGTAATTAATAATTCTACGATAGTAGTAAATGATGTTATTTCATATAAAGACAGAAACAAGAACGATATTGTTGTTAACATTGTAGATGGAGATTTTTTTGTAAAATATCCTTATATAGTTTATAATACTGCATCTGAAAGTCAAAGTTATTTGGTTACCAATGTAAGAGACGGTCAGGTTTTTGTAAAACAATCTTTTGCTGATATAGTTTATAAAAACATAAGAACGTTTTCAGGGTTTATTGCTCGTCATAAACTATACAGAAAGTCGTTATTTTCTCCTGGAGATTTTGAAGTTATATCTGACGAACCGTTAACATCTGGTGAGTTATTACAAGACAAACTTACTACAAATAAATCTTTTGATAAAATGGGGTCGTTTTACAATCAACGACACATAAACAAATATTGGTTTACAGGAAGTAATAATCTATCTATAGTTCATTCGTCGGATAGATTAATTGACGCAATCCGTATTAACACGACAGTCGAACACATTCAATATGATTCTTTATCCAATTATGTTATTTTAAAAGATAATGCTTCTTATTTGGAGAGAAACGCGACTTATTTTCCATATAGTCTATCAGAGTTTACTTCTACGTCTGGTTCTTCTTACGATTCCAATTTTATAGAACTTAAAAAAAATGTAAACTATATAGTTTCTTTAAATGCTATATTAAGAAAAGACGGTTCAGGTTTATCGGAGACTGATGCTGGATTGGAGTTTTATTTTACAAGTTCTTTATCTGCAATAAACCTTGAAAGGAATGCTGTTAAGAATCAGCCGGGGTTATTAAAATTGGGATTTGTTTCAGCATATGAACCGATAGAAGAAAAAGTTTATACAAAAACAAGTTTCATGTTTTCTCTTACCAACGATTTATACGGTACGTTGGTTATGGTTCCGAGAAAATGTTCTGTTATAATTTCAGAACTTTCTATGAAATCGTATGGAGATTTTGGATATTCTCCTGATACGCTTGTTACAAGAATACCTTTTCCGATTAACATTGCAAACGAAGCGTTTGAAATCAAATCCGAACTTTTCGACGTTAACTCAAATTTGGTTTATTCCGATTTAAGAACAGTCGCTGCATTTGATCCATCGGGGTCGTCATTGTCGGTATATATACCTGGTTTAAAAGATCCAAACAAAACTACGTTTTTATCAGGAAGTTTGTTAATTTCTCAAAGTTTATGGGTGGGCGATGATGCCACTGTTACAGGTTCTTTTCAAGTGGGTGGTGCTGTAACATTTGAGGGGATACAAGAATCGACATATACATCAGAAAGGATGATGACTTGGCATCCCACAACACATAAAGTTTCTTACACAAACATAAATGATATTGACCACGAAGGTACGAAGACTGTTAAAATAAAGTTATATGAAAAGAATTCCTCCAATACTGAGCCTGATATTTTTAGATTAATTCCTAGTGTAGAAGGAAGAAATGTATCGGTTCTTAAAACCAATACTTCTCCAGGCGGAGGGCAGTCGTTGATATAATAAAATATCACATTTTAGATACTTAATCAGTATGTATGTTAGAATAAACTTGTTATGAAAAAAGCATCAGGCAAATCAAACATTGAAATAGTAAAAAATTATCTTGCTGGAGAGCGTCCATTTGTTCAAGTAGGATATGAACCACCAAAAGAAGAAAAACACAACGATGGAGATGTATGGACTGACAAAGATGGAGTTGAATGGATACAATTAGGCGCCAGTAGAATATCTAAAAAATTACATGATACTAGAGAATTAACTCGTCAAGTTTGTTCTTCATGTGGGAGAGATGTAGCTTGGTCAAATAATCAAAACGACGTAAAGTTTTTTAACAAAACAGGAAAATGTTATGACTGTGTAGTTGAAGAAGAACATCAAATGCGTCTTGATGGAACTTTTGAAACGTATGAAAAAATTAAGGTAATTAAAAACCAACGTTCTTATCTCCGAGATTTAAAAGGAAAAATAGAAGAATCTATAAATTGGTTACATAACAAATCTAATAAAATTGAATACCTCAACGAAGATGGTAGTAGAGATACTTGGACAGATTTATCAAGAGAAACGTTTGTTACTGAAGCCGAGAATGATTTGGCCGAAGTGAATAAGTCTTTGATTTTGTGTGATGTGTCTATAGAAATGCTAGAAACTGAACTAAATGAGCTCAAATCAAAACAACCAACAAACTCTTAAAGACATAATCAAATCGGAATACGCCAAGTGTGCTTCGGACCCGGTGTATTTCATGAAGAAATATGTTAAGATTCAGCACCCTATTCGGGGAACAATTCCTTTTCTTCTTTTTGATTTTCAAGAGAAATCTTTAAGAGAGTTTTATGAATTTGATTTTAATATTGTTCTAAAATCTCGTCAGATGGGTATTTCAACTCTCGTAGCTGCTTACGCTTTATGGTTGATGTTGTTTCATTCTGATAAGAATATTCTAGTTATTTCAAGAACACAAGAAGTTTCAAAAGAAATTGTTGCAAAAGTTAGATTTGCCAATGATAATTTACCATCTTGGTTGAAAATTCAAGCTTTAGATAACAATAAATTATCTCTTAAACTTAAAAACGGTTCACGGATTTTAGCAACATCTTCAGCATCGGACGCAGGTCGTTCATTTGCTTTGTCTCTTTTGATTATTGACGAAGCGGCATTTATTGACGGTATTGATGAAATTTGGACGGCTGCTTATCCTACGTTGTCAACTGGTGGACGTTCCATTATTCTATCAACACCAAACGGTGTTGGTAATTTTTTTCATAGAATGTGGAAAGATTCGGAAGCTAAAAAGAACAAATTCAACACCATTAAACTTCCTTGGCATCTTCATCCAGAACGTGATCAAGTCTGGAGAGATGCACAAACAGAAGTTGCTAAGTCTCCGAAAGAAGCTGCTCAGGAATGCGATTGTGATTTTCTTACATCAGGTGCTACAGTAGTTGATTTGGCTATAATAGAATACTATAAAGAAAGTTTAAAACGAGACCCAGTTGAATGTCGTGGCATAGATAGATCAGAATGGATTTATGAATATCCTGATTATTCAAGAACTTATATAGTTTGTGCTGACGTAGCTAGAGGCGACGGCGGAGACTATTCTGCTTATCATGTTTTGGATGCAGAGACGCTTAACCAATGTGTGGAATACAAAGGGCAGATAGATTTGGTGTCTTTTGGTCATCAATTAGTTAATATAGCCACAATGTATAACAAGGCTTTGTTAATCGTTGAAAATACTGGAGTAGGATTTGGTACTATTCAAACTATAGTTGATAGCGGATATCCAAATACATTTTATAGTACTGTAGATTTGAAGTACGTTGAAGTTCAGAAACAATTAGTTACGAAGTATTATTCCGAAGAAAAGAAAATGGTTCCTGGATTTTCCACTACTTTGAGAACTCGTCCTCTTATAATTTCAAGATTAGAACAGTATTTTAGAGATAAATCGGTAAACGTGTTTTCTACCAGAACATTGGGGGAACTTGAGACTTTTATTTGGGATAAAGGTAAAGCGGTTGCTATGGAAGGATACAACGACGATTTGGTTATGGCATTAGGCATAGGTTTATGGGTTAGAGATACCGCATTAAGGTTGAAACACGAATCTATGGCTTATAACCGAATTATGATGGATAAAATAGAAAGAGTTCAATACACCGGTTCTGCTCCGGTTTTCACCAACAGAACCGCAAATACTGGTCAGGAGGCTTGGAATATGAAACTTGGGAGACAAGGACAAGTAGAAAGTCTTAAATGGTTATTATAACCGTGATTTGACATATATTTATACATGGTAGTTTAAAGATTTATGGCCACTAACAATTTAACAAGGATATCTGTAGACGACGTGATTGATGTAAAACAACAATCACTATATGCTCGTTTAAAGAGATTGTTTTCAACTGATGTAATAGTAAGAAACGTTGGTGGGAAGAAACTCAAGATAAAAGATAGCGATGAAATTCAGTATGCGACTGACCGAAATTCGTTTAGAGATAGATGGAACCGAGTTCGTTCATCAAACGTAAACGCATATACCCGTGATTTCGCTTTATCTTATCAAGCAGCCAGATTAGACCTTTTCCGTGACTACGATTGCGTAGGACCAGATACAATAATACCACTGCCTGATGGGACTACTCCAACAATAGCAGAACTTGCGGAGAAATATAAAGACAATCCACAAGAACGATTTTTAGTATTTTCATATGACCACGAAACCGATTCTATAAAACTTGGAAAGGCCTATCATCCTCGTAAAAAAGAAGGTGGTGCTAGAAAATCGTGGAAAGTTATTTTTGATAATGGACAATATGTTATAGGCAGTGCCGGACATCCGTTTTTAATGCGAAATGGAGAATATAAAAAACTTGAGAATTTATCTGTCGGTGAATCTGTAATGCCGTTCTATCAAAAAGATTTCTATAATAATGGATATAGATCTATTTATAACTTTTCAAAAGGATGGCAATCTGAACATGTTATTGTTGCAGAACAGTTTGAACGACCATTGAATGATAATGAAGTAGTTCATCATAGAAACTTTGATAAAACTAACAATCTACCGTCAAATCTTCAAATTATGACGGATTCGGACCATAGAGCATTTCATATGCATTTAAATAATGATGTTATATGGTCTCCTGCAAATAAACAAAAAACTATTGAAAAAGTTCAATCATCTGATGGTTATAAAAACAGAAAGTTTAATAAGTGGAATGGCAAACGTGCTGGAAAAAACAATCCGTTTTATGGAAAATCACATTCTAAAAAATCAAATCAACTTCGTTCAGAATCGTTAAAAACATCGTTAAAAAAGAGAAATCAATCTAGATTTAGAAATCCAAATGCAAGAAACGATATTAGTTTTGATATTATAAGTGATTATGCGTTTGAATATTACAAAACTTACGGAAAATTAGATATATTTGGATTAAGTAAATATGTTGGATGCGATTATTCTACAGTTCGTAACAGGCTGATAGACGGTGAGTATGATTGGGATACTTTTAAACAAGAAATTGTTTCTACATTAAATCATAAAATAGTGTCCATCGAATATGTTGGAGAAATAGAAGTTTATGATGTTACTGTAGAAAAATATCAAAACTTTGCAACTGATAGTTGTTTCGTCCACAATACAATGGATATGGATCCGATCATATCTTCTGTATTGGACATTTATGCTGATGAATGTCTTACTGAGAATGAAATGGGTGAAATGTTGACTATTGATTCCAAAAATAACAACATCAAAGATATTCTTCATAACCTATTCTACGATATTTTAAATGTCGAATTCAACCTTTGGTCTTGGATTAGAAACATGTGTAAGTATGGAGATTTCTATCTCAAACTTAACATAAGTCCTGAATACGGAGTTTACCTTGTAGAACCTATTTCTGCTTATAACGTAGAACGTATTGAAAATTCAGACCCTCTTAACAAAAACTACGTTAAATTTCAAATTAGACCCGTCGATACATCACAAGCGGAAATTCTTGAATCTTTTCAAGTAGCTCACTTTCGATTGCTTGCGGATTCAAACTTTCTACCTTATGGTCGGTCAATGATTGAGCCCGGCCGTCGTGTTTGGAAGCAGCTTTCATTACTTGAAGATGCAATGTTAATTCATCGTATTATGAGAGCCCCTGAAAAGAGAATTTTCAAGATTGATATCGGCAACATTCCACCAAACGAAGTTGATAATTTTATGGAACAAATCATCTCTAAGATGAAGAAAGTTCCTTATATTGACGAGAGAACTGGTGACTACAATCTTCGGTTTAACCTCATGAACATGGTGGAAGATATTTTCCTTCCTACCCGTGGAGCCGATTCAGGAACGTCAATTGATACTCTTCCTGGCATGGAATTTACTGGAATTGATGACTTGGAGTATGTGAAAAACAAAATGATGGCAGCTTTCAAGGTTCCAAAACCTTTCATTGGTTTTGATGAAAATACCTCTGGAAAAGCTACTTTAGCAGCAGAAGATGTCAGATTTGCTAGAACAATTTCTCGTATTCAAAAGATGGTTATTTCTGAACTTAATAAGATTGCTCAAGTTCATTTATATGCTCAAGGTTATAGAGACGCTTCTATCGTAGATTTTACTATTGGTTTAACTAATCCATCCACTGTGTTTGAGAAAGAAAAGATGGAAATTTGGGCTGCTAAGATGGAAAATGCTAAAACAATGTCGGAGATGAGTGATAGTTCCGGCCCATTCTTTTCAAGAAAGTTTGTTTTCAAGAAGATTTTTCGTATGTCGGATGATGACATTCAAAAAAATGAACAAGATGTTGTGGAAGATTGTAAGCAACTTTGGAGATTGAAACAGATTACCGAAGATGGTAACGACCCAGCTAAACCATTCAAGAAGATTAATCCACAATCAGATGGTGGTGATGGTGATGGTGATGGTGGTGGATTGTCCGGTCCAGGTGGCGGAGGCGGATCAGGACCTGATTTAGGAGACGAAGAAGGTGGTCCGGAGGGTGAACCTGGCGGTGGACCGGAAGGTGGTCCTGGAGAAGAGGGTCCAGTTAAAGAATCTGTAGTAGTTTCTGAAAAACAAGGAGAGTCGGCTCATGATTATGTAAGGCCTTCACAAGCAGGCGAAAAGAAAGCGTCTGACTATCCGTTCGGCGAAGATCCTTTAGGAGATTTGGAAAGAACCCGTGATTCATCCAAGACAGATCGAACTCTCACTCCAAAAGTAAGTAAGGAAAGTCCACTGGCGTTGGAAATGAAGAGTGTTTTTAATAGTTTAGATAATTTCATGTCATCCGGTAAAGATGTCAAGAAAGAATTAATGACAGAATCCAAAGATAAATCAATTTTGGACGAAGCCAACATATTAGAATAAGGTAAATATTTCTATATTATGGGAAAGTCTATAAATATTTATAAATTAAGTTGAAGAGTAAGTATATGCAAAAAAAATTGCGTCATAGTAAATTTAGAAACACAGGCATTTTGTTTGAGCTCTTGACTAAACAAATTACTGCCGACATCCTAGCTGGGAAAGAAAACTCCGAAGCTAAAACCTTGCTCTTCAAGTATTTCAAGGAAAATACTGAACTGGGTAAGGAGTGGCGTCTTTATAATTTTTTGCTTAACGAAAAAGTTAAAGATGAAGTTCACGCAGAACGGTTTTTATCTGTAATTGTAGAACAGAGAAAGAAACTTCACAATAACAAGTTGGCGGAAGAAAAGTATAACTTAATCAAGGAAATGAAAGAGTTATATCCTATAGATCAGTTTCTAAAAGCCAGTATTAAGAATTATAAAGTTTTAGCTTCAACTTACAAAATTTTTGAAGATGCTTCCTCTAAAGATGCTAAGTTTGACGTAAAAGAAGTATTTCAAGCAAAAACTTGTATTATTGAAAACATAGCCGATTCAAATAAAAGATCCATCACTGAATCCGAAGAGTTGATAAAATTTTATCAACAACAGTCAGAAGATATCAGATTGCTTTCTTATAAACTTTTGGTCGAAGGTCTTAACAAGAAATATTCCAATTTGGATGATAATCAAAAATCTATATTACGTGAATACATCAATAATGTAAGTAATACCAATTCTCTTGGTGAATATGTTTGTGGCAAGATAGATGAAGTAAAACAAAAGCTTGTTGAGGTTTCAGGTAAAATTTTGGATTCAGAAGTAATAAAGATCAAAATTAACGAAGTGACCAAACAACTTGATAAAGTTAGACCTACAAACAGTATAGTTAAAGATAACCAAATTATGTCACTTTTGCTTTCCTATGAACTTTTAAAAGAAGTTACGAAACAATTGAAGAAGGAAGAGGCTCCAAATGGATAAGAAAGAATTTAAAAAACTCATTAGGGAATGTATTAAAGAAGTCCTAATTGAAAATGGTGTCCAACAGTTAGATAAACATGGCAATTGGGGTGATAAACCCGATGGGTTTACAACACCTACTCCAAGTTCAAAACCAGGAAAACCACCAAAAGTTGATTATAACAAACAGATGGATGATTTAAAAGCTGGAACCGATCAACTTAATAAAATGGGATTAGGAGGATTGGATGAAGTCGAAGAAGATCCGCAATATGTTGAATACCATAGTAGACGTACAGGCGAAGAGCCTTTTATAATGGGTGGGACTAAATATGAATTTGTGAATGCCAGGTATCCAAATGGAAAGATTGATGTTGCTGTTTATTCAACTGCTGGTGATGTAACTTATTCTTACGAAACTTTTAAAAAAATGCATAATATCAAAGAAGGAAGTATTACAATAAAAGCTCCTTCTACACCAAAAGTTAGAAAATCTTGGGGTGATGTAAATCCCGTTTCGAGAATACACGGTCAGGGAAAAGAAGGTCCTAAACCAAAGTATGATAGAAACCGTGATAAGAAGTGGAAGGGTGATATAGACGAGATGACAGGAACATCTGCTGCTCAAGGATTTTACGGTAAAAATTGGGTAGATCCTGATCCTGATAGGAAAAAAATGAAATCTATTGCTGCCAAAAGTGTTGGTGGAAAGGTAACCTAATGATGCTTTTATCCCACATTCTTGAACAGGTTGATCAGGGACAGTTTTATGACTGGACCAGAGATTTTGATGCGTTTAAATCCACGATAAACTCTACAACTGAACAAGCTAAGTCAAAGTTTGAAAAAGCTCTTGCTTCTAAAATTTTAAACAAATCTGTGGTTGTCAATGCCTCAAGAGGATACAAACAACCTGTCAAAGATTATACAATTAGTAGAGTTACCGGCGTCAATATAAACGACTTTTATGATGATTGGGTTGTTGTATTGAAAAACGAAAATAACAAAGAACATTTTTTAACAGCCGGTTACAAAATTAAAGTTGTTGGTGGTGGTATTGCTCCAGAACCAGGAGCAGCAGAAACTCCACAACAACCGGAACCAACGGTTCAACAACCTTCACAACCGCCTGTAAACCCTCAAGGTCAACAACCTACTGGAGCAGGTAAACAACCAGCTTTAGGAAGATAATATGGAAAAGAAACTCTTAATTGACGTAATAACGTTTGAACCTTTGAGACAAACTCTTACCGAAGCCTTATCCGGTAAAGGTCCATTCGTTGTAAAGGGCATTCTCCAGCGTGCAGAAGCCACAAACCAAAATGGACGTAGTTATCCATATGAAACTCTAATGCGTGAGGCCCAAAAATATACAGAGGGTTTTATAAAAGAAAGACGTGCTCTTGGTGAACTTGATCATCCAGAATCTCAAGTAGTTAACCTCAAAAACGTTTCCCATAACATAATTGAAATGCATTGGGAAGGTAAAGATCTTATGGGAACCGTTGAAGTTCTTGGAACTCCAAGCGGTAACATCTTGAAAGAACTTTTCCGTTCCAACATTCGTCTTGGAATTTCCAGTCGTGGTCTTGGAACTATTAAGAAAATTTCCGAAGGTGTTGATCAGGTTCAAGACGATTTTGAATTGATTGCTTTTGATTTTGTTTCCAATCCTTCAACAAGAGGAGCATTTATGTTTCCATCTGGTGCTTTAACAGAAGGTGTAAAACAAGTTGTACAAAACCCAATTAACGGAAAATGGGTTACAGCAGAAAGTATCATTCAAGACATTTTCAGTGAAATCGTTTAAATTGTAATTCATGTTGTTGTTGAGCCCCTTTCTTAACCGGAAGGGGCTTTTTGTTTGACTCTTCTGTTTTTATACTGTAAAGTAGTTATTATGAATCTTAACTGGTTAAAAGACAATCTCGTATATTTAACGGTCCACGGAAGTCGAGCGTATGGTCTTGCTACGGAATCCTCTGACGTTGACGTTAAAGGGATTTGTATTCCTCCGGACGAAGTGGAAAACGACTTGTTTCAACACTTTGAACAGGCGGAAAATCATCCTGATGTTGAAGTTCAATGTGCTTATCTCAAGAACCCCAAGAACCCAAAACTGGAGTCTACGGTTTATTCTTTGAGAAAGTTTTTTATCTTGGCAGCAAACATTAACCCAAACATCATCGAGTTATTGTGGACTCATGAAAGCGATAGGTTGATGTATCATAAGAGCATATCTTCTTTATTTGAACACAGAGATTTATTCTTGAGTTCAAAAGCAAAGTTCACGTTTAGTGGATATGCCTTTGCTCAGGCAGCTAAAATCGAAAGACACCGAAAATGGATTGTCGAAGGAGAATTAAAAGAGCCTTCTCGGGCCGATTTTGGTCTTCCTGATACTTCACCGAGGGGATTTGACGAGGTTAACAAGTATGTCAAGCAGAAGCTTGAAGAATGGAACCTTAGCAAGTTTCCTTTGGATGAAATGACGAGAAATGATTTGAAAGAAACTATCTGGGAGTTAATCATAGAAGTTTCTGGAGCATCTGTTTCTTGGGATAATTGGCCGGAAGCCTATTGGTTATCTGCTCAACAAAAACTTGTTCATGACCTTGGTTTGTCAGAACAGGTTGCTAAGTTGATTCAAGCTGAATACGCTTATAAAAGATCGGTTGAGAAATATCAGTCTTGGGTTAACTGGAAGAAGAATCGTAACAAAGAACGTGCTGTTCTTGAAGAGAAATCAGGATATGACACGAAACACGCTTCACACCTTGTTAGGTTGATGAGAATGGGTTATGAAATCTTAACGGAAGGCAAAGTAATCGTTAAAAGGCCAGATCGAGACGAAATCTTATCAATCAAGAAGGGTGCTTGGAGTTATGATAAGGTGATGGAGTATGCCGAAGAAATGCAAGTTAAATTGGACGAAGCATACAAAGTCACCAAACTTCCAAAAACAGTTGACTTTAAAAAAATCAACGGTTTATATCACGACATCAAACGTCTTCGTTAAACAAAAAAGAGAGAATTGACATTCTCTCTTTTTTCGTTTATTATCTTATCATGGTCTTAATAAGAAATCCAAACGCAGGTCGTTTTGTTAAACCCGTTGATTACACTGATTTGGGATGGCAATTATGGAATCATCCAAAAGTCAAAGAGTGTATGGAAGCAAAACACAAAACTCGGGAATTTGATAATTCGCAGTATATGAATAGATGTACGGATGTAGTAACAATTTGTGATGAGTGTAAATATGTTCATCACGCTGATATGAGCGATTGATATGGATAAAAAACAAAAAGACGAACTCTCTCAATCCGAGCAGATTAACCTTATGATAAAAAAGGTTAAATCTGTCTTTTTAGATGCGGTTGTCCGAGAATGGTTGAATACTCCTTTGAAAGATTATAAAGGATTAACGCCGCTTCAAATAATCAAAAAGGGAGATGGGCAGGAATTGGTTGATGCAATCAAAAAAGCAGATGAAGAATGTAAAGAAGAAAGGTCAAAAAATGACAGAAATTGAATTGCTCAAAAAAGCTCTTGATAAGAAACAATATGTTTCGGAAGTAAAAGTTCCGGAATACGCGGTTCATTCCGAAAAAGAAATCAAAGGGTTTTTTGGAGATTATCGTTATTTGAGCAACTTTTATCCATGTCCATTGGGAATTTGGTATGAAGGATTGAAGTATCCCTCCACGGAACATGCTTATCAAGCTGCGAAGGTTGATTCGCATGATCGTTTACCTTTTACAACGTGTAATGCTAAAGAAGTTAAAAGACTTGGTGGCAGTGTGTTATTGGATAAAAAGGAGTGGGATAATGTTAAATATGATGTTATGCTTCAACTGGTTACTCAAAAATTTGCTGTTCACAAGGGGTTAAGAGAAAAACTTTTATCGACAGATAATGCTTATCTTGAAGAAACGAATCATTGGAAAGATGTTTGTTGGGGAGTTTATGAAGGAAAAGGACAGAATAAACTCGGAGAAATTTTAATGGTTGTCAGAAAATTTTGGAAAAAATAAAATGAAAGACCATTTAGTTAATCATTTACTTTATTATAATGATAATCTTAACGGTGAATTTGGTCTTATAATTGACAATATCAAAAAACAGATAGATTTTTTGATGACATTTGTTGATCCGATTAAAATGGATGTTGTTTTTAATATTGGCGCTTTAAATGGCGTAGAAGCTATTTTGTTGAGCAACTACCTTCCGAAATCTCATGTTTTTTTATTTGAAGCATCACTGGTACCATTCAAATTGATTCTTGATAATGTTTCCGGTATTCCTAATATAACATCAGTTTTATGTGGATTGGGAAATTCAGATGGATCGGCGATTTTAAATTTGTTTAGAAATCCTGGGTTAAATTCTTTTTTAGAAGAATGTTCTGATTTAGAGTTATTTGACAAAAAACTTCTTGCAGAAGCCGTTCCTATTGCTAAAGCGAAAACTTATTGTTTAAATAATAACATAAAAAAAGTAGATTTGGTTTATATAGATGTTCAAGGATTTGAAATAGAAGTTTTTAAAGGGTTTGAAGATATGATTAAAAATGTATCTGTCATTCAAGCAGAATGTAGTTGGAAACCTAAATATAAAAACCAACCATCTTATAAAGACGTTTGTGATTATCTTAATCAATTTGGTTTTGTAGAAAAGGCAAAACAGATAGATTATGTTGACGGATGTGATGATTGTGATGTAATCTTTGTTAATGAAAGAATTTGAAAATTATATACCGCCTACTTGGGATGAATTATTTATGGGCAAGGTTTATGAAATTGCTCGTAAATCAAAAGATCCACGAACCAAAGTTGGAGCGGTTCTTGTAAAAAACGGATATGCTCCGCTTGAAGGATTTAACGGCATTTGTAGAGGAGTTGAGGATCTCTCCGAAAGAATGGTTCGTCCTGAAAAGTATCACTGGATGGAACATGCTGAAAGAAATGTTATTAACATGGCAGCAAAATTTGGTATTCCTACAGAATGTGGAATGCTTTATACACAAGGAATGCCTTGTGTGGATTGTGCTAGAGGAGTTGTAAATTGCGGAATTGTTGAAATTGTTCTTCACAAACAGTGGGAAGATATTTCAACACAAATTACTACTGTAGGTAGGCCTTGGGCAGAACATTATCACAGATCAAAACAAATGTTTAACGAAGCCGGTATTACTATTAGATATTTAGATGCTTTCTTAGGTAAGAAAGGTTATCTAGATGGAAAAGAATTTGACGTATGAATAAAGAAGAATTTAAAAAAGAACTTGAACGTCTAATAAACAAATATTCAATGGAAAACGGATCGAATACTCCAGATTTTATTCTAGCCGATTATTTAGTTGGATGTCTTGATGCTTATGACACCACTGTTAATGTTAGAGAAAAGTGGTATGGTCGTGGAGACTTTCCTATTTCATTAGGGTCTGTACCAACTGGAGATGTTCCGTTTTGATATGCAAACATTTCTTCCATTACCAAATTTCTTAGAATCCATGCGAGTTCTTGATAGAACTCGTTTGGGGAATCAGATATGGCGTGAAGGATATACATTGATACGAGGCGGTTGGAAGAATCACCCTGCTTCAAAAATGTGGCGTGGTTATGAATATCAACTTGGTCTATATCTCCTCGCTGGATGTCAAATTTTAGAAGAAAGAGGCAAACCTTATCCAGCAGTGATTGAAAGAATTAAAATGGAAATGTCTAAATTTACTGATACAGGATTACCAAATTGGTTTGGTGATGACAAGTTCCACGCATCACATCGATCAAATTTGATTAGGAAAAATCCAATTTGGTATGGTCAGTTTGGGTGGAATGAACCTCCTGATTTGCCTTATATTTGGCCAAAATAAAAAGACCGTCATTTCTGACGGTCTTCTAGTATGAATATGACTCAACAGATTACTTAATTGATTTTAGAATGTCTTTGAATCTAAAAGACTCATAAGCGACATCTTTAGATGGTCCTCCTTGTGGAACATCTCTTTCACCTTTAACATTCATTTCACCAGCACCAGCAGGATTTACTTCTGGGCTTGGATTTTCTAACTTGGGTGGTGTATATCCTTCTGGACCGCCTTGTGGAAGTTCACGTTGAGATTGAAGATTGGAATCATTTACAGTTACTTCTTTAACTGAACCGGTATCTTGTGGATCTTTTGGTGGATGATAAGGAGTAGGTCCGCCAGAAGGCAAATCTCGTTGACCTTTAACATTAGCGTGTTTGTCATCAACAGCAACTTCTTTTACTTGAGGCGTTGCTGGGCCGTTGGTGTGAGGAAGTTCACGTTGTCCTTTGATGTTTGCGTGTTTATCGTCAACAGCAACTTCTTTTACTTGCGTTGGAGCAGAACCGCCGGATGGGAGTTGTCTTTGAGATTTGATATTTTTATCATTAGGTTTAACTTCCTGCATGATTGTCTGAGGTTGTGCATTTGGCAAACCACGTTGACTCTTAACATTTGTTGGATTTGGACAGACTTCGGCCATTGGGTCGGCGATTTCATAATAACGCCCAAGAATGTGTCCCATGTCTTCATAAAGAGCATTCAACTGTTGAACTTTACCATGACATTCACGGGCGAGTTTTTGAAATGTTTCTGTAATTCCCTTAGCTCGTTTAAAATCGGTTTTAACCACTTCAGTTGCGAACCAATCGGATGCTTCATTACAAGCATAGGTTTCTGCTAGTTCGGCTATTTCAGCTAAAGCTGTGGCAGTTTCAATCAAAGCACCTTCCATTCTTAATTTCTGTCCGAGGGTGTTATATTGACCTACCATTTCCATTAATTTTCTCTTTTGTTCAGGAGAAAGTTTTGGCGACTCATTAAATCCCTTCAATGTCGAAGGCATTTTGTCCATGTTTTCTACAATCTTTTTGAGTTTCATACGTTTATAAATATTGTTCAAAATCCTTAATCTTGTTTATAGTTATCGAAAAATCTTATGAGTTTGATAAATGTTGGAAACTCATACTTTTTGATTTGTTTACTTTGGTTAAATGCTGCTAATCCGTGTGGTTTTATAGGTGAAACAATTCCTTTTTGAAAATTGTGTTCGTGATTTTCTATAGGTTCTTCCAAAACAAAAGGTCCGTTTTTTATCTTATAAACCTTCATCGCTGGATTTGCTAGAATAAAAACCGAATCTCCTTCTCTTTCAAATTTCATAGAAAGCATATGATCGACATCGGGCATTTTCCATTCCCGTTCATCTTCAACAGAAGCAATGTTTGAGTTTTTATCCTCGTCAACTTCTTTTAGTAGTTGTTTTAATTTTATCATACGTCCAATTTCTGTAATAAGTCTGCTAAAATTTTACCACCTTCAATTTCATTAACAAACGAACGAGATTTAGTTACTATAATTTCGTTTTGTCCTGTTGGTTCTTCACCTTGAGGTTCCGTTCCACCTTGTTGTGTAGATGATTGAAAAATAGTAAATACTAAATCTGTGCCTTCTCTTAATTTTTTAACTACGGTTATAGTGTTGTTATTAAACTCGTCTGTTGATTCATATCTAACTAAGAATTTATCCATCTTAGTAGGCTTAGCATTAGTATAATTAGTAATGGATTCTATTTCTTTCGGTTTTAGTTCTAGTCCAGAAAACTTTCCAATATATTCTTCAAAGTTACCTTGTTGATTAAAAGTTTTAGCTATAGGGTTTTGTTCGGTTTGATTTGGATCATCAAATTGGTTTTCCAAAGTTAAATCTGGATTCGCAACTCCTGTTCTTAAATCGGTTACAGGATCTTGAAAGGCTGGATTTTCATCGTTAGCCGATAAGTTTTTTAACACTCCTATAATTTCTTCTAGTTTTTTCTTAGGTAGGTTTTTTCCATGAGTAAAATCATCAACATCTTTAGATGACATAGATGATGCTGCTTTGGAAACTTTACTACCAACTCTTTTTGGTGAAACCTTTCCTTTTTGAAGGGCTTTTACCAAGTAGAAAAATCTACGTTGTTTTTCACTTTTGGCGGGCATATGTTTACATTTAGATACGGTTATCAATAAATATCTTGAAGTTTTTTATAATTTTGATTTTTTCTTCTATATTTATATTTGTAAAAATGCTGCGACTTCTTCGCCGCCACAAATAAATTAACTTAAATTGTGGTTCTTCTAATAACCCCAGAAACAAAAGTAGGAAACTTGTAATTATGAATAGTAATCTATTAAAAGAAGCTATTGCCGATGCAAAGGCCGTTAGAGCCACAGCATTAGCAAATGCTAAAGCATCCCTTGAGGAAGCTTTTAACAGTCGTTTTTCGGCTGTATTTGCAGATAAATTGAGAGAAGATTCTGCAACCGAATCCCAACCATCAGTCGATGCCCCTGTTGCTGAAACTGTAGAACCAAAGGATGCAAAACCATCTAAGAACGATGGCACTAAGAGTTGGTCTAAAGACAACGCAGGTCCAAAACCTACCGATAAAAACATCACCCCAAACACAATTCCTTCTGCTAAAGACGGTGGAGATGGAACCAAAGGTTGGTCTAAGGATAACAAAGGTAACGCATTTGACGGAACTCCCAAAGGAGTTAAAGAAAACGCAACAGAAGGTGCTGTTGAAGAGGAATCAGTTGAAGAAACTGTAACAAACGAAGATTTGGATGAAATTATTCGTGAGCTTGAAGCCGAAGCTGGTGCTGCTCCTATGGATGACATGCCTCCAGTTCCAGGTGGTGACGCCGGCGGACCTCCAGTTCCAGGTGACGATGAAGTTCCAGGCGAAGAAACCCCAGGCGAAGAATCTCAAGAAATCAAGAGTGGTGACACTGTTGTAATTTCTAAGGTTGAAGCTCCTGTTGGTGGAACGCCTCCTCCTCCAGGCGGCGAAGTTCCTCCAATGGGTGGACCAGACGCCGGTGCTCCTCCAACTGAGGAACCAGCTCCTATGGAAGAGGAAGAAATTGATTTGAATGAATTACTCGCAAGTCTCAATGAAGAGGCTAAAGAAGAGAAGGAAGAAGAGAAGGAAGAAGACGATAAGGAAGAGAAGTGTGATGAAACCGTTGCTCTTCAAACTCAACTTAATGAAGTAACTTCTGAACGTAATGAAGCCTACAAGACTGTAGAGTATTTACAGAAACAACTTAATGAGATCAATCTACTAAACGCAAAACTGCTTTACACGAACAAGCTGTTTAAGGAGTTTGGTATGAACCGTGACCAAAAAACAAAGGTCGTGGAAGCATTTGATCTTACAAAATGCGTTCGTGAAGTTAAGATGACATACGCAAATTGGTGTGAATCATTAAATCTTGGTGGAAACTTGAAGAGAAAGGCTCTCTCGCAGAACCCAATCAATCAAGTTACTACGATCACCGAGGGTGCAGCATCCAAGCCTGTAGCGTCAACGAAACCATCTAAAGAGGTTATCACCGAAGGTGTTAATCAGATGGCACAGAGATTCCAGAAGCTCGCTGGTATTCCTGCGAAAAAGTAATTGAGCAAAAAAAGTTAGATAAATTAAGGAAACATATATTATGAATGATGTAAAGTCACTATTGACAAACACCATGAATCCTCAGGCTCGTTTGATGCAAGAAACCCGTGGTCTCGTCTCCAAGTGGGATAAGACAGGCTTGCTTGAAGGTTTGAAGAATGACATGGAAAAATCCAACATGGCTGTATTGCTTGAAAACCAAGCCAAGCAGCTTATCGAAGAAGCCAGTCAGACTGGTGTATCTTCAAACTCCGAACAATGGGCAGGCGTCGCTCTTCCACTCGTTCGTCGTGTATTCGCAGAAATCGCTGCTAAGGAATTCGTCTCGGTTCAGCCAATGAATCTTCCTTCTGGTCTCGTATTCTATCTTGATTTCAAGTATGGAACAAACCAAGGTCAGTTCTACAAGGACGGTCAGGGTGGTGGAACAACCTCGCAATCTCTTTACGGTGGAACGGGTACGAAACTCGGTTCGACTGATTCAGCAACCGGTGGTCTTTATGGTTCCGGCCGTTTCGGATATACTGTAAATGATAAAAACACAACCGCTACAGTCTTAGTTTCTTCTGCTTCGATGGAAGATATCAACTGGGATGTAAGTTTGTCATCTTCACTGGCCGCTGGTAAGATTTGGAAGGTTGCTACAACTAACCTCTATTCACAGACCACAGCAGCTGGTAACGTATTCGACGCAAATGGAGTTCGTAGCTTTGTTCTTTATGGACCAGCACAATCCGCATCGTTGTTTACTCCAACTAATACATCCGCATCGTATTACCCAGCATTAACCAAACAATTCGGAACCGAAGTTGTCTTCCTCGTAACTGCTTCCGCAACATTGGGTGGTGCTCCAGGTATGGGTGGTGGTGGTGCAAATGCCGCTGGTGGAACTTGGACTGTTATTTACTCAGTACAGCCTAAAGATGCCAACCGTGGTGACTTCGAAGATCGTGGTTCTCCAGATGCTACATTTGGATTAAATAACGATATCGGTATCCCAGAAGTTAATTTGGAACTTAAGAGCGAACCTATCGTCGCCAAGACTCGTAAGTTGAAAGCAGTCTGGACTCCAGAACTTGCTCAAGACTTGAATGCTTATCACAGCATTGACGCAGAAGCAGAACTTACTGCTCTGTTGTCTGAGTACGTTTCAATGGAAATCGACCTTGAAATCCTCGACATGTTAATCACGAATGCTCCAGCAATCACCACCGAAAGATGGTCTGCTAAGCTCAATCGTGAAATCCTCTCCAACGGTGATGGAACATACGCAGTCGTTGATCAATCCGTTGCAGGAACAGGTGGATATTACACCAAGGATACATGGTACCGCACGTTGGGTATCAAGATTCAGAAGGTTAGTAACAAGATTCACCAGTTGACCCTCCGTGGTGGTGCTAACTTCCTCGTTTGCTCGCCAGATGTCGCAACCATCCTTGAATCCATCCCAGGATGGGCAGTAAATACCGATGGTGACCAAGCCAAGTTCGCAATGGGCGTAACCAGAGTCGGAAGCTTTGCTTCAAGATTCCAGGTTTACAAGAACCCATATATGACCGACAACGTAATTCTTGTTGGTTTCCGTGGAAATAACTTCCTCGAAACTGGTGCTGTCTATGCTCCATATATCCCACTCGTTCAGACTCCTCTAGTCTACGATCCAGTGAACTTCACGCCAAGACGTGGTGTAATGACAAGATATGCGAAGAAGATAGTCCGCCCAGAATTTTACGGGCGCATTTTGGTAGGCGATTTAAATCAAGTATAATCTTGGTAACCAATAACTTATAAACGCAAAGAGCCTCAGAAATGAGGCTCTTTTTCTTGCATTTATTTACTCAATAAATTTCATATAATATGTTCAAAATAAAATGTTGACAAATGTTTGATTATTCCGTAAAATTCATGATATTTATAGACATATGAAAAGTGGAATTTACAAAATAACTAATACTGTTAACGGAAAATTTTATATCGGTTCTGCTAAAGATATAGATTATAGGTGGGAAGAACACAAACAATATCTAAATGGTGGATATCATATAAACCCAAAACTTCAACACGCCTGGGATTTTTATGGCAACGATAAATTCCTGTTTGAAATTGTTGAAGAAACTCTTTCGGAAAAAATTATTCTCTTGGATAGAGAACAACATTATCTGGATTTGTTTAAACCTTACATGAGAGATATCGGATATAACATATGTCCGACAGCCAACGGTGGTGATAATATAACATATAATCCAAATAGAGATGTGTTTATTGAAAAAATGAGGACTATTTCATTAGGTGAAAACAATCCTATGTATGGCAGAAACCACACAGAGGAATCCAAACAACTACAAAAAGAAAAAGCGAAGGGTAGGTTCTCTATGGAGTGGTTTACAAACAAATATGGAAAAGAAGTGGGTCAACAAAAGTTTAATGATCGGCGAATTATGTTAAAAAATAGAACAATGAACTACAGTAATCCAAACCGAAGGTCCGGAATGGTTTTGGGTCCAATGTCAGAAGAAAACAAACAGAAAATAAAACTCAATAAACAAATTTTAAAGAAAATTAAATCGGACTTAATTAAAGATATTTTATCCGACCAACATACAATTATTCAACTTTCAACAAAATATAAAATCAGTATAAGTGCTGTAAAGTATCATAAAAGAAAACTTAAGAACGAGTTAATATCGTAATATTTATATTTGATTTATGATTAAGTTAAAACATCTTCTCTGTGAAGGAAATAAAAAAGAAGAAACCGTTTATGAAAACGAGTGGATTTCCATTAAAAAAATTAAACTTGTTAAAGACGAAGATGGTTATTTTTATCTCCACGAAGAACGTTGTCAGGGTAAAATAGTAGGGGTTTTATTGTATAGAAGAAAAGGTAGGGATGCGTGGGAATATGGGGTTAGAAAAGAAGTTACTCCTGCTTGGGGGAAAGAAAAGAACTTATCTGCTTTGACAGGTGGTTGTGAAAAAGGCATGTCTCCTGAAGAAACTGCTGTAAAAGAAATTAAAGAAGAAAGTGGATATGAAGTAAAAGAGAAAGATTTGAAATCATTGGGAACTTGTAGAGGTACTAAATCAACAGATACTATTTATTATTTATACGCAGTTGATGTTGGTGATAAAGAACCTTCTAAAAAAACAGGAGATGGTTCTAAGTTTGATAGTGAAGGTACTATTGAATGGATGTATTATGATAAAAACAAATTTCAATGTCCAATTTTAACAACGATGGTTATGAGATTGGGATTCAACTAATATGATTAAACTTCGTTCATTAATTTCAGAAATGCTTGTTGAGAAAATGTCTTATGAAGATCTCATGCGTGCTTCTGATTCTGCTAGAAAAGACAGAGCGAATAGAATCCCAGCAAAATCTCTTGTAGCTAAATCTATAAACGACAGAGAGGCTTGGAAATTTTCTTATAAAACTCCTAGAGACGAAAATACTACGGGATTGAGACACCAAGGGTTTATTTATTTTTACAAAGAAGAAATGAATCCTGGCGATAACGCAATGAAAGTTCCTTGTTCAGTTGATTGCAGTTGTCCTGATTATAGGTTTAGATTTAGTTATGCTAATAAACAACAAGACGCAGGTGAAAACGGTCCTGGTAGTTTGAACAAAGGATTGAACTATCCATCTTCTATTAACCGTGGTCCTGGTCTTTGTAAACATCTTATTGCTTTAAAAGAGTATTTAAGAACTAATATTGAAGGCGAACCTGTTCCTTCTCCCGACCCAACACAACCACCCAATCAAACTCCTGTGGCTGTTCCAACAACTCCTCCCAAGGAAAAATTACCACCAGAAGAACCTGAGCCAGAATTGGAAAAACCGATTGATCCAACTCAAACTCCTGAGCCAGAACTAGAACCTACAGTAGCTACAAAACCTGTTGATGATCCGATGCAAACTCCACAAGAGCCAGAAGAAGAACCTGTTGTTTCGGATGAAAATCCGGAAGATGAACAGAAACCACTTAAGGAGTGGGCTAATAATGTTGAATTATTCAAAGCATTAGACGAGTTTTGTAATAAGAATCCGATATTTATAATTTGATATGATTCACTTAAAACACCTTTTAGAAGAACTCTATGTTCCTGGGTTTGTGTCGTCTAAAGACGCCAAACCATTTCGTGTTCCTGAAAATTTTGATATGTTTGAACAGGGGAATGGTTGGTCTGCTTATCAAGGAGCAAATGATTGGGAAAGTGGAACTACAGGTGCTTGTGTTTACATAGGTCCTGAGGGATATCACCGAGAACAAGCAAGAATTTGGTTTGAAGTTCAATATCCACAAGAACTTGGAGAATTGGTTGGTAATTCTATTGGTCCTTACAGACCGGAGTTTAGAAAGATACAAGAGTGGGGTAAAAAGGCGGTTAGAAGGTGGATGATTGAAACTCAAAAGATTCATAGACTACACAACTCAAGAATTCGTCCAACAGATCCAAATGATCCTTATTTCAAAAGAAAATCTTGGAAAGAATGTTTTGTCGAAGCATTAAGTAGTGAAAGAATGAAACCTTATGTTAAAAACTGGGGTGTAGACCATTCTGATTGGAAGGGGATGTCTAGGGAAACTCAGGAAACAGCACCAATTAATGAAAGTTTTAGACAGGGAGATGGGTGGTTTGTACATGAAGGAAGTCAATCAATTTCTGCTATATTTGAGAATGGTAAACAATTATCTTTTGAATTGACTTTTAGAAACAAAAAGAGTGGTGATAAAGACAAGTGGAGAACACAGGCTGCTTCCAAATGGGCTTCAAAAGCTAGGGAAATTCATAACAATCCTGAATTAAACGAGATTGGAAATCCAAAAGTAAAATCTTGGGAAGACTGTTTTCAGGAAGCATTAAAAGATGAAGTAATGAAACCGTTTATTAAAGAAATGACAGCTATTTATGACCCTGTTAATTTTACACCAAGAGTTTAAAAAGTGTATAGATATAAATAGTTAGTTCAGTGTCTTAGCGACTGTGAAAATCTGGTCAATTTCTTCTTCCGTCTTACCAAACATAATTCCAATTTGAGCAACAAACGGATGATTTCTTTCAAACTGTGTGGCATATTCCCAAAGAATACCGACAGTCTCACGTTGCGCAGCATCAGGCAATTGACTGATTACATCGGTGATTTGGGATGGTAAAATGCCTGATTGAAGTAATGCCAACCTTAACTGAGCAGGAGTGACTATCATTAATTTCCTTAGTTCTTCTTTACTTCTTGCTGGCAAGTTATTTAGCAATCTTACAGCAACTGGATCACCGCTTTCATGTAGGATTGCTTTTTGTTCCGGTGCCAAATCACTATAAGTGAAATCATATAAAATTGTATGATCTTTAAAACTAGGCAGTTCCAATAACATATGTCGCAATACCGTTACACCGTCTGCTGGTGAAACATATTCCAAATAGTTGTCAAATACAAATACATTCATAATAGATTAGGCTTTGTTTAAAAATGTTGATAATGCTAGTGTGCTTGATGCACTAACATAATTTGGTGTAAAAATTTCGTTTCGTACATGATTATAACCACAAGCAAATATTTTTCCATTCTTCATTAACGCACCACTATAAAAACCAAATGTCCCAGCGTGCCAAGCTACCGAACCAGTTGAATAAGTATCTGTTGTGTAATTATAAAAACCGGGCCTTAATTGATTAGATGGAATTAATATAACTCTTCCATCAAGCATTAACACACTGCCAAGATATCCGCTGGTTCCCGGAAATGTTGGTGCTGGTGTAGTCACTATATCCGTTTCTGGATCATATATTCTTGCTGATGTTGAAAGCCAAGGATGGAAAAATATTTTACCATTAGGTAATAATACACCGCTTAAAAATGCCTGACTACCAGCATATGTTCCACTTCCAGTAGTTGTTAAATTTGTTCTATAGTCATAAACATATACTTTAGTTGCGTTAAATGGAATTGAATATACTTTACCATTTGCCGCCAATACACAACCATGTGACGCAGCACTGCCAGAATAAGTTAAACCATCGGAAGAACTGGAAGTTTCGGTTAATGGGTCCCATATAATTGCTCTTGTGCCATTATACGGATTGCAAAATATTTTACCGTTTGGTAGTTGAACACCACCAGCAAATTGTCCACCACCAGCGAACTTACCTTTAAACACAACCGATTTAGTTGCTGGATCAAATACACGACTTGCTGTCATCGAATAAGGAACACAAAATACTTTTCCATCTGGCTGTAACACGGCACTTACATATTGATTAGCAGCTACGGCTGCTTGACCAGAAGCCGTAAAGAATTGATTGGTATCAGGTAAATAATAATATCCAGCATTAGTAGCACCGTAAGGTGGACAATAGATAGTACCATCTGGACACAAGATAGGACGTAAAGTAGAACTTCCACCACCACTACCAACACTGCTTGTTATTTGTGTATCTATTCTATCAGAAGTTGTAATAGCTAATATACTTTGGCTTAATGCGGCAAGAAATTCATATCCATTTGTAGTTGTTGCTACATATTTTTCAACGGACGAACTCAAATTCAAACATCTATTCAAATTTTTCCAAGCAGTATTTAATTCACCGAAATTAGAAACAGAACCACTTGCCGCTAATACATCATTTCTAATTTTAGCGGCATCTGGATCTAAGTAAGCAGTAATTGAACCGTGGTTGATCATAAAGAAACATCACCAAATAGAATGTATTTTTCTGGCAAGTATCCAACAATGGAAGCGGCTGAATATCTTCCACTTAACTTGAAACAGTTATTAGCATTATTAAGTTGAATACCACCAGATCCAGTAACTTGTACACTGCTGGTAGATACTGATACCAAAAAACAGTTAAAATTCGTTGGTAATGAAGCTGGAATAACAATGCTATTAGTTGTAGCATTTTGGAATGTAATTACTTTACCATTATCATCGCTAACTAAGATGTAACTTCCGGTAGTTTGTGCGGAAGATGTTATTACTAAATTACTTGCCCAACTAGAAGTAGATGCGTATGATGAAGAAATGCTTGGTCCACCACCACCATTAAGAGCATAACTTGCAGATAATGCGTATGATGAAGAAACTCCTCCGTTCAATACATTGAGAGCAAGTGTAGCATAAGAAGCGGATGTTGAACTTGATGCATAACTTGCTGAAGTAGCCCAATGAGATTGCGAAGCGTGAATGACAGAAATATTATAAGATGTTAATCCAAGATTAGTAGCTGTTGTAGCTGTATTAGCAATTGTTGAACTTGAAGCATATGAAGCAGATATACTCCACTGAGATTGTGAAGAGTATAAACTTGTATTTGAAACTATTGCGTTTCCTGCCCATGAAGCTGTATGAGCAGGCAAATTAACTACCCACGATGAAGTTATTGAATAAATTCCTGGAGTTAAGTAACTTGAACTTAAGCTTGCTGAAGACCACGAAGCTGAACTTACAACACCGTTTGATGGAGCCCATGAAGCTGAAACTGACCAACTTGACGTTCCTATTGTATTTCCGAAATGACTTCCTGTAAAACTTGTGGCAGTTAATCTGCCCAATCCAGCATTAACAGTTATTGATGTTGTGACGTAGTTGTTCTGATAACTTCCTGTATTTAAAACAAACGTCAAATATGACGTATCATTAGATCCTGTATTTTGAACTAAACTTACGTCGGATCTGGTTGAACTCGTAGCATACGAAGATGAAACTGACCATTGTGATTGTGAAGCAAACAAAGAAGTATTTGATACTATTGAATTTCCAGCCCAAGAAGAAGTTATTTGATAAGTTCCAGGAGGCAAGTGGCTTGATGTAAGTGAACTTGAAGCCCAACTTGCTGATATAGCCCATCTTGATTGCGAAGCATAAGTTACGCTTATGTTATAAGCAGTTAACCCTAGATTAGTTGCAGTTACTGACGTTGTAGATCCTGAAGCATAACTGGAAGATATAGCCCAGTTGGATTGAGAAGCATATAAACTTGTATTAGCAACGTTCGCATTACCAGCCCAAGAAGCTGTATGAGCAGGAAGGTTTGTAACCCAGGACGAAGTTATTTGATATGTTCCTGGAGTTAAGTAACTTGAACTTAAGCTTGCTGAAGCCCACGAAGCTGAACTTATAAGAGTTAAAGATTGCGTTACATTGTAATAGAGATATGCAGAATAACTTGCACTTATAGCAAATGATGAAGATAGTGAACTGCTTGCCCACGATGAAGTGATAGCTAATTGACTTTGAGAAGCAAAGGTTACAGAAATATTATAAGCTGTTAATCCGAGGTTTGTAGCTGTTACTGCTGTAGTAGAACCAGAAGAATAGCTTGAAGAAATTGACCACTGAGATTGAGAAGCATATAAACTTGTATTTGAAACTATTGCATTCCCTGCCCATGAAGCAGTATGGGGTGGTAAATTTGTCGTCCATGAAGAAGTTATTGCATAATTTCCAGGAGGTAAATAACTTGCTGTTAAAGAACTGCTAGCCCAACTTGCCGATGTTGTGTTGGATTGATAAACTTGTGTGAATGGTGCATATGAAGAACTTAAAGCATATGAAGCAGAAACAGATGGAGAACTTGGTGCATAGGATGCTGATAACGCATAAGATGCAGAAACGTTACCATTAATTACGTTTAAAGCTAAAATAGCATAGCTAGAACTCAGTGAACTACTAGCCCAAGATGATGATACAGATGCAACTGTTTGAGAACTAGGAGCCCAACTTGCTGAAACCGACCAACTTGAAGTTATTGGATAAAAAGAACCCGTTGTTAGTGTTGTTCCACCAGAACCGCCATTTAAAGCATAACTTGCTGTAAGTGCGTAACTAGAAGATTCCGAAGAGGCATTCGACGAGTATGATGCAGTTAAAGCATAAGAAGCGGATACGCTTCCATTGATGGAGTTCAAAGCAAGTGTAGCATAACTTGCTGATAAACTTGAACTAGCCCACGATGACGAAACAGAACCTTCGCTTTGAACTGAAGGAGCCCATGAGGCACTTAAAGCGAATGAAGCAAATGAAGCGGATTCTATAAACCCCATGAGATAAGATGCAGTTAGGGCGTGACTAGAAGTAATGTAAATTGTAGAGCCGGATATTTCAGAGAGAGAACCGGAACCAAAATAGAGAATTGTATTTGGTGTGGTATTTAAAACAACTTGTTCAAAAGATGCACTAACCGTGTCTCTTTTAAGAACTATAGATTGTTTTGGATAATAGACGACTGCCATATGATATAAATATGAAAAATTGTCTTATTTCATTCCTAAATAATGGGCAATAGTTAGTAACCTTCCGGCAACATGTTCTCCATAAGATCCTGTATCTGGATTGTTTGGAATTAACTTATTCCAGACAGCAGCTGCAATTTGTTCAGCGGTTGGGATTGAACCTGTATCTGTTGTAGATACCTGAACAGTACTTACGATAGAAGATACTTTATTAATGATATTTATCTTCCAAAGCCCATCGGTGTTTACAAACGGCGAATCGCCTTCTTCTCTTGTATAAACATTACCAACAACCGATAAGTTGTGACTACCTTCCCACGGTTTAATTCTCCAACCATTTTCCAAGAAATAAGTTGAACCTACGTATTGTCCTCCACCAATAGGTTCGCCACCGATAGCTGACATTGCTACAGGATACTTTGAATAATCATAGATTAAAGCCCATTCTTTCCAATCAGAATAAACATCGATTCCTATATCAACGTCTGTTTCTCCATAATTAATTATAATTAATCGGTTATCTCCATCAAATGTTACTTTGTGACGAAGATTCCAGTATTCTCTAAAATTATAGAAAGATGTAGTCCACATGAAACATTAATAGATTTCTTTCCAATTTAACGTTACAGTTACACTGGAAGATGGAGCGGTTGTCGTATTTAAAAGTTTACCCATTAATGTAAACGCACATCGTTCATTTGCGATACTTTCTGCTCTATAGATTTTCCAAGCCTCATCCCACTCTTCCGGAAATTCGTGTTCCCAAACATCATTTGATGGAACTAAAAATGTTCCTTCAATCGACCCCTGACTTGCTGTTGTTGCTGTATAATCGCCCATTAACGTGCTAGTAGATGATGTTGGTACGTTCCAAGTATCTCCAGTTAAAAGTGGCCATTTGTGAATTTGAACTACTAATGGACAATGAGAACTATAAATGTTTAGATTTGTTGGAACAGCGATTGATCTATTTTCTCTTCCATTAAACAATGGTTTTGATTTAACCGACATCAATGGTCTAAACGAACCAGTCCAATCTACTACTTTAGTTAAATCTGTAGTTTGACCCTGAACTTGAGATGTATGTGGATCAAAACGAGAAGCAGCTATTACAGCCATAGAATAATTTCTCATGACTGTTGGTCCGCCGGCGGTGAGATAATTTATTTGTTCAATTCTTGATGGAAGGGTACCACATCTCATGTATGGATAATCTACCATCCCACCATGATAGGTTTGATGACAAACTACTCGTTTACCATTTGCAATAATACCCCATCTTGTTCTGCCCACGCCTAACCACTGAAAATCTATAAAATATACTCTTCCTTTAGAAACATCTAAATCAATGTTACTTATGTTTCTATCCCCACCTTGTCCATTTAATCTATCAACATTCCATTCTGTTTGTGGAATTTTAGTTTCGGTGACAACGCCATTTGGAACGGATGAACGAACTACTGCCAATATTGTTGAACCACTTAATTCAAAAAATAAACCATCTTCGTTATCAAAATATCCCCATCGTCTTACTACTCCTGCTGTTCCAGTATCTCCAAAATTAATCGATCCTATCCATTTTTGTCCTGTTCCGGCATTGTACGGGTGATATAAATTAGATTCCAGTCTTGTCACAGAACCGCTTGTAGCTGGATTAGTCATTTGTACTCCAGACCAAGCAAGATTATTAACAGTAGTAGGAGCGAGAATTGTTTCACCTATTCCAAGAGAACTTGTTTGTGCGTTTAGTTCATAAATGTTAATTCCATATTCATAGTTATACAAACCTAGATAAGATTCTTGTGATACAGAAAGATTTCCAAAAGAATCAAACCCAAATGGACCTTCAGCAGTAGAAACTACAAGTTCTCCATCGGTTGTTACATTTACACCATTAAACGGATTTTCGTGGTCAACAATAGACACTTGTGGTGTATAAAGTGTAGAACCTACTGAATCAGATTGAGCATATGTTACGGAATCTACTTGAAGATTTTCTCCAACAGTAAATGCGATTACAGATTCATAATCTAATGAAAGGTAAAGTTCTCCGGAAGCAGTAGTTCCAACAATTTTAACAACATATCCTTCTGCACCAGATGTTTGTCCTACAACTTTATCTCCCAATACAAAATCTAAGGTACCTCCGGTGTAATCTAATTCTATTAAGATTACATGGCCTACTTTTTTTCCGGTACCATCCGGTGGAACTTGAACATATCCGTTAAATGCCATAATTTATTTTTCCTATGTTTATAACTATTTTACCAATTACCTTATACGTTTCTATAATTACGTTCAAGAGCAGCAACTAATGAAAATGCATTTGCATTAGTTCTAGCGATTGTACCAACTGTAGAAACGTATTGTCCTGTATTCAAACCGATTGCCACGATAGTTACTGCTGCATCTGTTTGAGCAGTTCTTGAACCTTGAACATTTCCATCGTAATCAAACGTAAATGATACCGAATCTAAACCGTATGCTGAACCAGTGATTGGATTTTCATTATTATCTTGAACAATTACAGCGGAAGCAGAACCAAAACTACTTGATGGTGTAGATGTAAAAAACATTTTATAAGAAGAAGAAGGATCGGATTTCAAATACGAGTTGAAAGTTATCGTTCCAGCAGCGACGTATGGATAAGAATGTTGAAAACTTCCTGTGTCTCTAAAAACGTAGAAGTTAATATCTGTATTTTGAATGTTTTCTATAAAAACGCCTTCAGCAGTATAAAGAGTATCTCCAACGAATGAACAGAGTTGGTCAGCGGTTTTGCCTGTTACATCTCCTAAAAACACTCCTGATGATGCACCAGAACCAGAATTTATATTAGCATTTTGTCTGAGTTTGTATTGACAAAATTCATAGATTTCTTGTTTGCTACCATTATTCCCATCAACTATAATATCAAATGGATATGACAACGCTCCAACTTGCTTATAAAGAGACCCGGTGTAATAATAAATCGACATGCTCGTATAAGGAGACGAACTTGTAATTTCAGCATCGGTTGCTTCAATTTTAGTATCAGAAGCATTACCAAGCGGGAAAGAATAAACTTGATATGTTACAGTAGATTCACCGATTGCAGAAAGGTTGGAAGCATCATATGTTTTACCTTGAATACGAATAAATGGTTTGAAATAATCTCTATAATTTCTATCAGCAAATCCATTTAAAGAAGCAGAAGCATAAATCAAAACAGGTTCATTGACAGACCCCGTAAACACTACGTTAGAAGGTGCTCCCGAAGAACTTTGTTGAATATAAACTTGATCAGTATCACCAATAGTACCTAAAGATACAAATCCCATCCATTCTTCTGTTGAACTATTTGCCGGATTTTGAACAGACCAACCAGCATCACGAATGAGTTCTCTTGTCAGATTAGGTCTCGATGGAACTGAACCGGTGAAATCCCAACCGTCAATGAAATCGAATTTCTTTTCGGTAATGGAAATAAGTGGAAATGGGTATCTGACAAGAGATTCATCGGTTTTCCAGAGTTCCTTACATTTAGAATATACCGCTTGCATCGTTGCACCATCATAAGAAAGATTTCCTGCGATATTCAAAGCAATTCTTTTACTTCCTGAAAGAAACGTTATCTCCGTATTTTTTACTAATAGATCTGGGTCTGTAATCTTTGCCATATTATGTTCCTGTTAATGTAAATAAATATAAATATACCTACCAAATCACCAATCTTATTATGATCCAGGAAGGTTTTTATAGTTTCTGTCTATCGTTTGTTCAACTGGAATTGATAAATTGTCTTCTGTAAGCGTGGCTTCTAACCTTTGATAAACATATCCTAAGTTTTGAATAACCAAATATACAGGAGTATCTTGGAAATAATCATATGTAAACGTGTAATCTTCATCATCAACACTAATATCGCCTTGATCTAAAATATATGAATCCGATTGTCTTATTACATCAATTGTTGATCCAGATTTCATTCCTGTTATGGTTAATGTTGGTGATGAAACTGGATATAAAGATGATGTGTTTACTATTGTAAACCATTGTAGTTGATCAATATAAGATGTCGGTTGTGGCATTAATATGTTTGCAGGAATAAAGTTTACTGACCCCGTTCCGTTTGCAAGTCCTTTGTTTCTATTATTAGCTCCCAAAAGAATTTCGTTATCTCTAAAAACTCCTGTTATATCATCTAAAACTAAAGTGCCATCTGTTGATATATCTACAATTTGATACTGATCTATTATTTTAGCTTTTGCACCTGATAAAGATCCGGTAACATACTCACCAACTACAAAACTAGACGTTGGTGTTGTTCCTTGACCATCAAAGTTTAAAGAAGGTCTAGCAGTCAGTTTGACTTTCATATTAAACCCTACAGATGGGTCAAAAGATAATGCTGTCCACGTTGGGTTGGAACCGGATAGTGATCCTGACAATTCAATCCAACCTCCATAAGATGATCCTGTTTTAAACGCAAATTCTTTCTTTAAACAAGGTGCCATTAGATATCCGGCATTTGCTGGGATACTTAAATCTCTAGAGTTTGCTACAATTGATGGTAGCCATGAATTTCCAACAATTTCAATTGATGCGGAACCAGCATCTAATGTGTGATCAGGTCTAAATCCGGAAATTCCATATATTTTCCACGGCCATTCATATTCGATACTTCCGGTGGAATTAAAATATAATCTTCCTGTATTAGAAAAGAAAATGCTTCCTGTTATAACATAAGGCAACGGTGTTTTTGAACTTGCGTTAAAATTCAACGTCATTGATCCTGAAGGGGGGTTCCAAACAAATTCATTAAAAATAGTATCATATACCTGTCCGTAAACTATAGAATTTTGGTCTGTTCCTCCTCCTGATAACAAGTATGTTACCGCAGCTGTAGTTGGTCTACCATTTGCTGCCGATACATTTTTTGACGCAACATTGAGGTTTAAATTATACAGTGGAATATCAGAGTTATTGGAATAAAGATTTTGTATTGTTAATCCTTGAGCGTTGTTAACAGCAGTTATCCAGTATATGCTAGACACGTAGTTTCTGTAATTTTTTACAGTCCAGTTATGCAAGAAATTATCATTTGCTAATGTGTTAATTACTAATAACGGATATCCAGCATAAGCATAATTTAAGTTAAAATTCAAAAATCTATTATTAGATGTTGAATTGGCCATAGTCATAAAATAGTTTCCATAGCCAGATGGAGTTATTTGGTTGAATGTATTAAAAGTGTTTGTGTTTGCGTTAGATAAGTAAAATGGCCCCCCAATACCACTTGCTATAGATGATGCCGCTCTAGTATTTTGTGTTGGTATGAAATTAGATGATGTTGCTACATGAAGTTCCCACCATAATGTTCCAGCTGGAGCAGCCCCAAACGTTACTTCAAGTCCAGAACCATTCGATCCTCTAGACCACCATCTTAATGAAGTAGGTTCTACTGACATAGGTCTTTGATGAACCGGAGTTACTGATGTTATATACGGAGTAACTTGAGATCCGGTGTTTATTTGCGATCCAAAAGCATATATTTTTGTTCCTGCTGTAAAAGTTGGTCTAGCAAATATTCCTACAGAAGCGGTTGTAGATGTTGGTGTAAACGGCAATGTACATTTCGTCCAAGTCTGACCAATTACATAAGACGAAGAAATGTTCATACCACCACCGCCAGATGATGCGGAAATGGACATTGATACACTGGATGTCAGTGATGATAAATAAATTGAAAAACAATATGGATTGTTTACTATAACAGAAGCGGTCTGGACTACACTTCCTGCCGCACTTGTAAAGACTAATAAATCTCCAGTTAGTGTGGCCGATGTTGCAATAGGAACGTCATTTGGTGACAACTTTTGATCAGCGGTTGCGCTTACGTCTGTTTTAACCCATTCTGCTAAGTTAAATAATTGAGATTGTCTTAATAAATTTGAACCACTTGGTAACGATTGAAACCAAACTTCTTGTTCTGCAGAATCACTCCAAACGCCTGCTTGGTCGTATTTTCTAAAAACGTAGTAATATTTCGAACCCACATTTAAAGGTTTTGATACAGATCCAGTATCTATATAAGTTACGGTTGCGGCAGTAGATGAACTATAAACCAAAGTTGAACCGTTTCTTGCAGTAAATTCCGGAGTAGTTCCTCTATAAATTTCATAGTTGAAAAATGGAGCTCTTTGAACCCAAGTAAAAGATGCAGATGGAGTTGAAAAGTTATTTACATTCAACCCATATTGAGGAACAACGCTTAGATAATCAACATGATTTTTGTATGAACTGCTTTGTTTGCTTGCTGTGTATGGAGTAAAAGAATACTGCATACTTTCTACAAATTCTGATCCGGTTTGATTGAAAAAATAATTATTTAAAGGAAATGACCCTGTTGGATCTTGCCAAGAACGGTAAGCTATTGTTTTGATGTAATATTTTTGACCTAAAACAAGCGGATTGCCTGTTCCAGGGTCAGAACCGATTCTCCACGCTGTTGTAAACCCCGTTGTATCTGGAGAAAAATTAGCAGAGGCCGTAATGTTAGTAAAAGTATTATTTCCTGAATTGTAAATGTTAAAATAATCTCCACCGTACAATCCTATATTATTAAACGTACTGTTGTTTACATAATACAATATTAGACCATATTGAAAGTTTTTTGATTTAAACGGTCGATAAATTTGTAAATTATTTACAGTAAGATTGTTACAGAATGAAAGATAAAGGGGTGTATTTGCAGTGGTTGCTGCTGTTGCTGTATTTTGGTTACTGAACAACGCAGTAGGACTGTGGTTACAGATATAAAGACCATTTATATTAGCGTTGCTAATATAGTTCCACGCCATTTGAGTTCCCCATCTTAAATCTCTGGTAGACCAACCGGCGTTAGTAGAAGGATAATATCGTCGCGGCGGGTGTGATGTTAGAACGACATTATCAATAGTTACTGAATAACATTCAGTGATGGTTGGATATTCGGACCAAGCACAATTTCTCATAGTAAGAGATTGCGGTTGGTTAAACGTGCCTAAAGATTCATCAAATAAAACGGTGTCGAAGTTGAATACACAACCGACAGTACCTTGAAAGTTAGCAGAGTTAACAGATGTTGCTGATAACAAGTTTAACGGAGTTACATCCGTCACCATTATGTTTGGTAGACGAATTCTAGACCCAGATGGAACGACATTGCCGTTAATATTGTTGCCGAAATAAATTGAGGATGAATAAAGCAATGATACTCCGCTTCGAATTGACGAAGATAAACTGGAAGAAAGACTGCCTGTAAATGACCAGGGATACGGTTCTTTTACAGTTTCTTGGTAGAAGAAATTGCCCATACTACCTGTATAAGCAAATTCCAAATCTTTTTTGAAATATTGTAGTGTTTCTCCGACTTGACTGGTTAAATTTAACCAAGGTTTATATGTGTTTGAACCAGCACTTTCTTCAACCCAAACAGCAGGAACAAAATCGGTATATGGTTGTGAAAATACTTGATATGGTTGTCCGCTTCCACTGCCGTTCAAATAAATCCAACTTCCAGTAATATTGATAATTCCCAATCCTGATGATCCGGAAATAATACACGGCGTTGCTGTATTTCTACCCATCAAAAATCTAATGGGTACTGTACTAGATGTATTAACTATATTTAATGTACCATTATCAATAAGAACGTTGGCCCAACATTTAACTTGTGGGGTGCTAACGGTGAGAGTGGCTCCGTTTCTTATCCAGAGCCCATCAAAGTTGTTCCACGTTAAAGTGTCTACATTTATATCGGTTAAAACACTTAGTCTTGCCATAAAATTATCCTAAACTTTTGCTCACTCCTATAAATAGGTTTCCGTTATAAATTGCGGTTATTTCTGCTACAATACTTCCTGATATTCCACCCAATCTATACGTACACGTTCCTATTTGACTGTTTGGACCGCTATAAATAATATTTGAATAATCGTATGTCGGTATAGAAATTCCTCCAATATTTGATGCGTAAGAAGCAGTTAAAGCATAACTAGCAGATTCCGTTGAACCGCTTGGAATTACGTTTACATAAGAAGCAGTTAAAGCAAATAATGAATATGACGAAGTTTGAGACGTTCCGCTTCCAGGAGACCAACTTGATGAAATAGACCAACTTGAACTAATTGGATAAAAACTTCCTGTTATTAAAGTTATCCCTCCGCTAGATTGACCTGCGTTTAAAGCATAACTTGCAGTTAAAGCATAACTAGAAGAAATAGATGTTTCGCTTCCAGGAGCCCAAGATGATGATTCAGACCAACTACTGGTTATTGGATAAAAAGAACTTGTAATTAAAGTCGTTCCTCCTGACTGACCTGCGTTTAAAACATAGCTTGCGGTTAATGCTAAATTAGAATAACTTGAACTTAAAGAACTACTAGCCCAACTAGATGATACTGTGTTCGTTTGGTAAACCTGAACAAACGGTGCGTATGAAGCAGATAATGCGTAAGATGCTGAAATAGCATCTGCTGCTAAAGAAGAAGTTCCTGAAAATTCAGAATACAGAGCTGACTCAGCAAACGTTGAATTTAACGCATAACTTGATGAAACCGATGAGGAAGCAAACGAAGACGATTGAATTAAAACGTTTGTGTAGGATTGCGTTACAGTATAGGATGATGAAGCAACCGTCATTGATGCCGTCAAATTTGACGTAATCAACATTTGTCCTACAGATGCCGATGGTAAAGTAAATACTACGTTTCCATAACCATCCAATACATAAAAAGTATCAGATGGAAAGTATTGCTGAAGAACATCTTGATAAGATGAACTTATGTACTGCTCGGTGAGATTACGTAATGGAAAGTTCAAGCTTTTCTCCATCTTTTATGAGTATGTCTATATTTTTTTTCAGAATGAATATCATACATACACGTTTGATTTAATCCATTAACAATGCAAAACTCTTTTAAATTTTGTATATTAACTATTTCGTTGGATGGTGATATAAACAAATAATGTTTATATCTAGAACATTTTCTTTTTTTAATAGGTGCGTTTTTACTGTTTTCCGACATCCATCCTTTGTGTGTTTTTCGTTTTCCATAAAAAACACTATACATACTTGGGAGATGAAGTTTGTTTTCTTTACAAAATCGTTTTAAATCGTGAATTTTTATAACATTTCCACCCGGAGAAAAAAACTCCCAGTTTTTTCTTCTACTTTCAGTAGCATTGTTTTTTTGACTATCAGATTGTTTTCTTCCAGTCATAATCTTTTTAAGTTTTTCTTTAGTTTCGTTCGAATGTCGTATTCCAACATGAGAACGAGAAATTTTCTGTTTCCACTCTTTTGTTTTTATTACTCTTTTAAGAGATTCGGACCTTTTTTGTTTGGAATATTCGCTTAAATGAGAGTTTGGATTGTTTGCTACGAAGTTTAAATTATAACATTTATCAGGTTCAGATTTAGCAATATCTAGATATTTTTGTTCAACCATCAATAATTCTTCGTCTGTAGTAAAAATAGGAAGTTTTTCTATGACCAAAAAAACGAAACCTTCTTCTTTATATTTATTCCAAGAATTTTGAAGATAGTCGTTGGCATGAACATTTCTGTTTAAATAAGAACGGTGACTTGCCCATCTTTTGGAAATGAAACTTGAACTTCCGACGTAATACTTATCGTTAATAGTGTTAATGATTTTATAAATTCCGACAACTTTTTCTGAAGGAAAACGCATATATCATAACTATCATTTGAGATTGTTTACAACCTCATTTAAAATAGGATTCATCTTTTTCTGAAACTCTTTGTTTTCTTTAAAATACTCTTTAACTAATTGTTTAAAATCATTACGTTTGGATGTTTTAAAGTTTTTAGAATTAATTTCAAAAATCTTACAAATGGATACTATTTCTTGAACGGGGATAGAAATTTTTTGAATATGAGAACTAACTGGATTTTTTACTTTAACTTCAAGAATTGGTTTGTTGGATGATTCTTTTTGTTCTTTTACGGCCACTTTTATAGATGTGTGTTCTTCAACTACAAAGTCCGATTCCCACGGTTTAAAATAAGTATCTTCAACAATAACTTCAAGAGACATATTACCTTTGGTATTTTCATCAAGGATGCCTTTTAGTTTACGGATTGGGACAATACATTTGCCATCGTTAATTTTGCCTTTGAATACCAAGTCAAGGTTTTCGGATTCTACAACAAGTCTTGCGACGGAGTTTTTTAATGAAGCATTTTTTACTGCGACTTCACATTCAAAAACTTCTTGCTTATCTGTATAAAGTTTATATGGCATAATTATTCCTTGACTTTCAATTCAATATCCAAAACGGCTTTAATCACAAGTTTAATATCTTCAACTTTGATTTTAATATTTTCGTGTTTTTCTTTTGACTCATCATATTTTTCGCCTTTAACTTTACAGATTAATCTAATTAACCGTTTTCGTTTTTCAGGTTCATTTCTCCAGAGGTCATTTTCATATATCCGAGACGCATCTATTCCTGACTCGTATATCTGTCCAAGTTCCTCTGCTAATTGGCATTCCGACCAAAGCCAGTTGGAAACCTTCCATCTGACATCAGTTGAACCCCATTTACGACAAATCAGCATATAATAAATAGTATTTTTTAAACCGTTAAATAATAAATAGTAAAACGCATGAAAAACCCCTAAAAGGTTATTTTAGGGGGTTATACTTTAGCTATTTTTCTAGCTATATTTAAAGATTCTTTTTTATCTAACTTTGGATTTTCCAACCAAGCTTCAGTTATTGCTTTCATGATTTCACTGAAAATAGGACCTGGTTTTAAATCAAGTTCTTTTTGTAAATCAAAACCTGTAATAGGCAATTTTGGTTTTGAAGTTGTAGTTTCAATGCTTTTTAATCTTGTTTTTACAAAATCGATCTGATTAGGCATTGATGATGTTTCTGAATGAGCAATATTATCTGCATGAATTAAATCCAACACATTTTCTAATTGGTCGCCAACATCCATTACAAATTTACGCAATGCTTTGTCGGTTAAATTAACAGCGGTATCACCCCCTTGCTTAAGACGCATATGGTTAGCAATACCCTTTTTGACTGCTTCAATGACTTCGTTTGGATACTTCAAACGTTTCATTATTTGTTCAGCCATTTCCGCACCAACATGTTCATGTCCATAGAAATGAACTCCTGATGGAGTGACGGATCTAGTAGATATTTTGCCAATATCGTGAAACAACCCCATTAACCGTTGAACAAGAACAGGTTTGGTTTTACGCAATACATCAATAGTATGACCAAAAACATCCATACTGTGATGGTGATTCTGAGTCATTTTAACCGCTTGTTTCAGTTCAGGAACAACATATTGAATCAAGTTGGTGACTTTCAACAATTTAACTGCTTTATCAGGATTCGCGGTCATCAACATTTTATTCAATTCGTCTTGAATTCGTTCAGCAGAAATATTTTTCAACTGATGTGAATTTGCTTTCAAAGCTTTTACAATATGGAGTGGAATATCCCATTTGTATTTGGCATAGAATCTAACTACCCTTAACATTCTCAAAGGGTCGTCTGTAAAAGTTTTAGATGGTTCCAGAGGAGTTCTGACAATGCCTTTTTTAAGGTCGTCAAATCCTTTTCCAGTTAAATCCAGAATTTCTCCAGTAGATAGATTTTTAAATAAAGCATTAACAGTCAAATCTCTTCGTTCGGCATCTCCTTGTAAAGAAGAAAACCCAACTTCTGGTTTACGAGAACCTGCGGTATAAGTTTCTGCTCTAGGCATGACAGCTTCAATATCCATCCCACCTAAATCCATACCATTATGAGTGATTCCATTAAGATTAAACTTTGCGGTTCCAAATCGTGGAAACACAACAGGATTGGAACCTTCCTTGTGATTTCCAATTCTTTGAGTAACCCAGTTAGCAAATTCAATGCCTCCATTGGGTTTATCAACCATTAAATCAAGGTCTTTTGGATCTTTGCCCATAACATAATCACGGACATATCCACCTGCTATAAAAACTTTATTTTCCCATTCAGTTCCCCGAATGAGATTTTTCAGAAAGTCTTCAACCGCAAGTTCTTTCGCACCTTCAGTCAATATCTGTTTTAACATCATAAATTGTAATAATACTTCCCAATTGGATTGCTATACTTCATTTTATCCACTGAAAGTTGTATTGGGTTTATTTTTTTCTTAAACCGTTTTCCCTCTCCTGTCTTTACATAAGCCAATGTCATATGAGGGTTATACGTTGGATATTCATCTTCGTTCGGCAATTTGTTAAACACCGAATTCAACTTTCTTAAAACGTCGCCCTCAACATTAAACTTGACAACATCAAATTTTGGATTTGAAAAGATATCAATGGCGACTAACGTTATTTTAAATGGATCTATTTTAGAAAGCAACTTTCCTATTGTATCCTTACTATAGTTATCCGTCAAACCAAATTTTATAGTCACATGCGGTTCAACTTCTCTCCCATACTCTTGACCCTCTTCAAAATATAAAATGTCATCAGCAATAAGTTTTTTTCCAATGTCAATGATTTTTTTAGAAGCGTCATCACCAACTATTGCCATTACGCATCCATATTCATATTTTACATTTTCACTCATTTATACTCTTTTTAAAATTGCTATATATTGGTTTAAGTTGTTGAATGTTATAGAGTTAACTAACTTACTATATTTGATGTGTATTCCTGTTTCTTCATTTGTTTTTACCATTTGTTTTACAAAATCATATGACCAGTTTCTTTTTAACCATTTATAATAAAGATCGATTTCGTTTTCTTGACATTCGACAAGACAATCTAATTTTTTAAAAACTGTAGCATATAACGTCAAAGTTCTAAATGCACCAATTTCGCTTTTTGGTATAGTCAATTCTCCACTTATAATCAAATTCATATTTTACCCTCCAAAAATGAGTTTGTAAAGTTCTTTAACAAACTGATTAAACTTTGGTCTGTCGTGTTTAAATAACTCTTTGAAATGTTTGGATATTACTGTAGAATATGAAAACACCGATGAAAATGGATATTTTTTACGAAATGAATTATAATCCATACTACCAGCCGCATGTCGTACAGCATCATTAAAACCTTCTCTCCATTTGTTTTTAGGAACGTTATTTTTCAAAAAATCTTCAATTTCTTCTTTATAATTGTAAAGATTAGTTTTGAATTCAACGTCTCTAAATGGATGTATAACTCGTTTGTAAGGGTCTTCGGTATCTTTAAACTTTGTTGTTGGACTAGCAGTACCACTAAAATCAGACCCTCTAAGGTCTGGGTTATATTGATGTTTTAATGATTTTTTAGGGCCTCCGTAATAATCTCCACGAAGTTTGTTATTAATATTACCCACATGTTGTAACAAATGTCTTCCTTCATGTCTTGAAGTACCGATAAATATAGAAACTGCTCTATCGAAATAATTGGGGAATTTTAGTATATCATAGTGTTCTAGAATAATTGTTTGAACTATTCTTGGTGGGGTTGTTGAGGAAAAGTAATCTGGATGTTTGCTCTCGTCGTCTTTTTTAAAGTTAAATGCTCTAAAATAATGTTCGTAAGGTTGACCTGTTTCGGATACAGTTTTTTCAAAAACCAAAACTAAGTTTGGTTCTTTAAACTTGGGTTTTTTGGCTTTATCCATTGATTTCCAACCGTTTACTTTTTTAGAAATGGATTCCATTGATACTAGTTTTTCGTCAAACTCTTTTTCAAAGTCTTTGTAAGAATCGTCTATTTTATTCCAAAATTGGTTTAATTGTCCCAAATCCCAACCGGCATAATCTTTGCTAATAACAAATGAAAACAGGGTTTCTTTTTTATCTTTACACTCCACGTATATTTGGTTTCCCTCCTTTTCTATAGTTACGGTTCCCTTTTTAAGAGATTCTTTGGTATCATTAGTTGAATAATATTCTGGAACGAGTAGATCGGTTAATGTAAGTTTGGTGTTTCCGCCACCTTCTGTAAGTTTTTTTATATATCCCATTACATTTTTTATACCAGAATAACTTTTTTGATTTAAATCACGGTTTTGTAATAGTTTTTTCTTAAGTTTTTCAAAATGTGGAGGGAGGATATGACCAAGAGCTGAATAACCAGTATTTTCCAACTGTTTTTGTAAAGCAGATGGCAATTCAAATTTTTCCAATAACAAATCCGCAAACTTTATCATATGAAGTTAATTTATAAATATAACCATGTTAAATGAATACAAACAATATTTATAGGAGAAGAAACGTGTAATTTTATATGGCAACTTTAGACCAAGATAGAGTAAGATTTCCAGGAAGTGGTTCCGTTGTAGAAGGGAACACTCCCTACGGCTTTTATGATTCAGACGCAATTTTTCGTAGAGATGCTTATTCATCCATGATTTGGGCAGCAAGAAGAATGGGATATCCAATTCAAGAAATTGAATTGATTGATATTGATTTCTATGCTGCGTTTGAAGAAGCTGTTAACGAATACGGTTCCATTGTCAATCAGTGGAATATCGTAAACAATCTTTCAAATTTTATAGGTACTCCGATTTCTTCTTCTTTTATTAACCCACAAACTGGATTAACCGGTGTTGCTGTAGATGGTGCTCCAATTCCTTATATGGTTAATTTAGCAGACAGTTATGGTTCGGAAGCAGGAGTTGGTGGTAAAGTCAGTTTGAAACACGGACACATTGACACTGTTGCTGGTAAACAGACATACGATTTACAAGAACTTTGGGGGGATGTATCTGAGAGTTTTAATAGAATTGAAATTAGGAAGATTTTTCACGAAATGACCCCAGCATTTGCTCGTATCTATGATCCTTTCTCTATGACTGGAATGAGTTATTCCAATGTATTGACTGAAATGGGGTTTGGTGGTTATTCACCAGCAGTTCAATTCCTCATGACTCCAATTTTTGAAGATTTGTTGAGAGGTCAAGCAATTGAGTTTAATGATTTGGTTCGTAAATCGGCTTATTCGTTTGAAATAATGAATAACAAAATTAGAATTTTTCCTATTCCTACATACAACATGAAGATGTATTTTGATTATGTAGTTAAAGAAGAAAAAATGTCTTCTACTATTGCTTCTGGGTCATCATATCAAAACATATCCGATTATTCAAATATACCTTACAACAATCCAGTTTATACTTTCATCAATGATACCGGAAAACAATGGATAAGAAAATACTTTTTAGCTTGTTGTAAGGAAACTCTAGGAATGATTCGTCAAAAATATCAAACCATTCCTATTCCCGGAGGCGAAGTAACTCTTGATGGAGCAGAATTAAGAAGTGAAGCAAAAGAAGAGAAAAACAAACTTATAGATGATTTGAATGGGATGTTAGAAAAAGCAAGTAAAACGGTTCAAGCAGAAGCTAAAGCTACGGAAGCCGAAAAACTTCAAGATGTTTTAAAAAGAATTCCGTTAAAAATTTACATTGGTGTTTGGGTTTCTTTGTTTATACTTATTGGTATTGGTATATGAAATGTGAAATTTGTAACAAGGATTGTAATGGATATGTGGGTTTAGGAACTCACATTGTAAGGAATCACGGACCTGTTAAAGAATATTATGATAAATACTTAAAGAAAAACGAAGAAGGAAAATGTAAATTTTGTGGGAATGAGGTTAAATTTTATAAACTTAATGTTGGGTATAGAACTACGTGTAGTCAAAATTGTTCAAGAAAATTAATGAGTGGAGATGAATCTAAATCTAAAAGAAAAAATACTATATTAGAAAAATATGGTGTGGAAAATCCATCTCAAATTTCTGGAATTGGTAATAAGATATCCGAAAAAGCAAGATTGAGATTATCAAATCCAAAAGAAAGAGAAAGAATATCTAAACTAACTAAAAAATCGATGAGTAGACCGGAAATTAAAAAACGACATTTAGAAAATTTAAAACCCATGTCAGATAAAAATAAAAAGTTACATTCCGATTTGCTTATCAAACTCCATTCAAATCCAGAATTTAAAAATAAAATCTACACAGAATCAAGAAATAAAAAAATATCAGAATCTAAAAAAGAATATTGGTTAAATCATCCGGAAGAAAAGATTAGAGTTGGAAATATTTGGAAAACGTGGAAAGAAAAAGACGAATCTGGTTGGCGAAGACATTTGTTAAACGCTTCTAAAAAAGGATTTGAAAAAATCTTTTCTCCTGCCGGAGATACATCATTAGAAACTAAAATTTATTCTATGATGAATATGGAAAATATATGTTTTATAAAAAAATATGAATTGAATGGGAAAATTTATGATGCTTACATTCCTGACAAAAACGTATTATTGGAATTTGATGGAGAATTTTGGCATAAACAAAATTTAGAAGAATGTAAATATTCATATCAAAAAGATTGTTATTACAATGATATTGTTAAAAACCAAATAGCTGAAAAATGTGGATTTAAATTAATTCGTATTAGAGAAAATTCTATACCAGAAACAATAAAAGGAATTTTATGAATAAACAAGAATTTAGAAACTTTATCAAGGAAGTTGTTAAACACGTAATAAGAGAAAACGTGGAACCGTATGATGCGGAAACAGACCAATTTGGTGCTGCTCCACGGGATAGAACTGAACCGTCGTTAGGGAACATCAATATTCCTGAATATCCACAATCTATAGTTAGACAACATGATGTGGATGGAGAACCAAGATGGTTTGTTTATAGCAGTTCAGAACCAACTGCTTTAATTCTAGGATATGGGAAATCACAGGAAGACGCAATTCATAATGCTAAAACTACTGCTGGATTCATTAAACATGGCGGAGTTGGTCATACTGGAGAACTGAAAGAAGGTGATGAGGATGGAACTAGCTACGGTAAGCGTGACGGTGAGTTTGGACAAGATTATCCAGATACTCCGGAACATAACTACGATGAACAGGAAGAACTTGTTCTTATAAAACAAATAAAAGACACTTCTTCTGTTTGGATGAAAACCGTTAATCCACAAATGTACGTTGCTTATTTAGAAGCAATATATAGAATTTCAGAAAAATTATTAAAAATGCACGGAGCTAAATAATATGGGATTAGCAGGCAGATATTTCAGTGAACGAGATTTGAGGCTCATAAATTCCTTTAATGCGGAACTGATGGGTGACATCATTCAAACCGAGGTCACTATTTATAAAGTGGCAACAAACGAAACAAAAATAAATGTTTACGGAGAAGCTGACCCTTCTACAGGAATAGTATTTTTCCCTGGAATTGAAATTACTGCTTTAATTCAGAGAGAAGATATTTCCACTGAATACAGCGAGTTTGGTCCTGATAGAAAACAGGACGTGGTGTTCAAATTTAGAGAGAATGTGTTGAAACTTGTAAGTCTATTCCCAGAAGTTGGTGATATGATTTTGTTCAATGAACGTTATCACGAAATCGACAATGTTGTTCAGGAACAACTTTTGGGAGGCATAGACACCAAATCACACAGTATAATTTGTAATACCCATTACAGCAAACTTAGTAAATTAAACATAGTTAACCGTCAATTTTAATCATTATGGCCTGGAGAGGAGACCCAACTAATAATACACCAACGCCTGTCAAAACGGAATTGCCTGATTCCGTTGGAAGGGAAGTGGAAAACCGTGCATTACATGTTAGACGTGATGCAGATGACCAAAAAAATTGGGCTGTCACAATTAAAGACATAGATGAAACTGTTTTTAAACATTTACAGGACATGCAATTACAGGTTGTCGAAAATGGAAATGTCATTAAAGTTCCTGTGTTTTATGCTTCTCCGGAAAAATGGAAATCCGTGAGACATGATGGTTTTATGAGAGATACCAACGGAAGAGTTATTCTTCCTGCTTTGGTGTTTTATAGACAGAGTTCGGAATCAAATCAGAATATGACAATGTTTAACAAATATTTAAGATATTCTGTGATGAGAACTTATTCGGTTAAAAACCAATATACTAAGTTTTCAGCATTAATGGGAAAGAATGATCCTGTCAACGAAATATATAACGTTGTTATGCCAGACTACATGAACTTTAATTACAAATTCATAGTGTGGACAGAATCGGTTGAACAAAATAATGCTTTAGTTGAGAAAATAAACTTTGATACTAATGATTATTGGGGTCAGAAAAAAGGATTTAAATTCAGAACTGCTGTCAATTCTTTCAGTCATACAACAGAAGTAGAATCTGATGCTGATAGAATGGTAAGAACCGAATTTGATTTGGTTTTACATGGTTATCTCCTTCCTGATTTATTTACTACTGCGTTTGATGGACCTAAATCGACCACAGAAAAAACTTTCACTGCTAAAAAAGTTATTATCGGTGCAGAAGTTGTGGGTACAGGTTGGTCTCCAAAAGATTCTAATAGTGTAGAAGATAAATGGAGAAGTCAATACTATCACAATCTTCGTCGAGGAGAAGAACCACCAAGTCCTCCCGTTGACTTTAAAAATAATGACGATTTATAACATTTGATATTTATTGTACATGAACAAGAAAAAGGTTACGAATAAAAATATAGAAAAAGATGTTATTGAAGAAGTTCCGATAAACTTAATAAGATTTATTGTTCAGAGATTTGAATTGAATGATTCAACCAATCCTTCTTATTATATAGTAGGTTTTAAACTTGTTTGTGATATTAATCAACGGGAACATTATTTAGAAACTCAAATCGATTTTCAATCTTGTGATGGAAAATCTGATAACGAAATATGCACAATGGCTTATTCGGAACTAAAACCAAAGGTGGAATTAGCTAAAGTTGAATTACTAAAGAAAAAATTCATAATCGGAAGTGAATTTGTACCTCCTGTTAAATGAAATCTCTGGTAATACGTGCTCCGTTCTATATTCGTTCTGGATATGAAACGTTAACAGAAACTATTTGTTTAGAACTTTCTAAACAATTGGATGTATTTCCTGTTTCCATGAATGGGGAAATAACAAATCCAAACATAAAAACATTTTCCCGTCCTCTTTCTAAAGATATAACAAAAAACACCGAACTTTGCATATTGCCTATTCAATCCGACATCAATGATTACAATTTGTTATTTAGAGTTCCAAAAATAGGTAAGAGAATTTTCTTTACAATGTGGGAATCTACTCAGTTATCCATGAATGTAGTAGATTTATTAAATCGAGGGAAACTGGTAATTGTACCTAATTCATGGAACAAAGAAAATTTTGACGTAGATGGAGTCACAATTCCTATAGAAAAATGTCCGCTTTTTGTTGATACTTCTGTTTTCAAATATAAAAACCACGTAGATAGTGGTGTTTTTACATTTGGTTCAGCAAACGCCGATCCAAGAAAACGATTGAATGATGTAATTCGATGTTTTTGTAAAGCATTTCCTGCTTCTGTTAAAGATGTTAAACTTAATATAAAAATCGATAATCAGGATTTAAACAAACTTGTTAGATTTTCGGATGACAGAGTGGATGTTTCTGTTCAAAAATTAACAAAGACAGAACTTGCAAACTGGTATCACAATATAGATGTGTTTGTTTCAGGTGCATCTTCGGAGGGGTGGGGATTAATGCAACATGAAGCTATGGCTTGTGGACGACCTATTATTGCATCATGTTATTCTGGTTTAAAAGAGTTTTTCGATGAAACTGTGGGATTGCCTTTGAAATACACAGAAGTTCCTTCGGAATGGTCGTGGGGATACAGCAATGGATTTTGGTCTAAATTTGACGAAGATGATATGATAGATAAACTCAGATGGTGTTATAACAATTCAAGTAAAATTGTATCTCTCGGTAAAAAGTCAGCAAAAAGAGCAAAAAAGTATGATATTCAAAATTTTGTGGATATATTAACTAAGATTTTGAAAAAATATGGAGATTGAAACTATATATTAATAACAGAGGTTACATACATATGGATAAAACATTAACAGATTTGACAGTTGTGGAATTAAAAGCGTTGGCTTATGACCAAATGGCTCAACTTGAGCTTGCTCAAAATAATCTGAGGATTATTAATCAAGAGTTAAATCGTCGCATAAATTCCGTTCCTCAAAGTGGGCCGCCGCCAAATTTCTTGCCTCCGCAGAGACCGGTTATAGAACCGTTGCCTCCTGGCTCAATTCAATCAGTATAACCAAAAACACTTTGAATAAATAAAGACCGACAATCTTCTGTCGGTCTTTTTATTTTTATACCCATCCCATATTTATTTATGAAGAAAGAATAATGAGCTTTACGGTAAATAAATTAGATGTTGTCTTTTTCCAAAGGGATTCGGTCAACACCCAATATGAACAAGTTAATATATCCGGGTCCAATGCGATATTTTATTTGGATAAAGATGGTGTATTAACTGCCGGAAGAATATCTGATGTTCTCAAATCTGGCGGAACTACAAAATCGTCTCTTCAATCATATTCAAGAGGTTTGATTCCTGGCGAATCTCTTTATTCTGTAGATACGGTAACTGTTGGTTATCCAAACAGATTAGTAAAATATGAATCTGATCCAAACAATCCGTATTCATACAGAGTAACCTATACCAACACTTGGTTTAAAGACACTGCTCAGGGAATTGGGATTAATAAGACGGACGAAGAACCGTTTATCAATGCTACGTTAGATATATCAGGCACAGTCATTATTACAGGATCTTTAACTGTAACAGGGTTCGTATATGGTTCAGCTAGTTATGCTTTAACTGCTAGTTACGTTGAAAATGCGTCAGGAACAGCTACTACAGCTAGTTATGCTTTAACTGCTAGTTATGTAGATGGATTTGTTGAGAGTGCCTCTTACGCATTGAATTCAACATCGGCAAGTCATGCTATTCTTTCAGATGTGGCTGTAGCAGCAGATTTTGCTTTATTGGCTGGGGATGCTATTACTGCCACGTCGGCTAGTCACGCTGTTATCTCGGATGTGGCTGTAGCAGCAGATTTTGCTTTATTAGCTGGCGAGGCTATTTCGGCTACATCGGCAAGTCATGCTATTATCTCGGATGTGGCTGTAGCAGCAGACTTTGCTTTATTGGCTGGGGATGCTATTACTGCTACATCGGCTAGTTATGCTTTAACTGCATCATTTGTTTCGGGTTCGGCTTTAAGTTCTGAATCATCAAGTTATTCTTTAAGTTCTAGTTTTGCCGCTAATGCATTTATTCCATATAATGGAGACAGACCTATAAGAAGAAGTGGTTATATTGGGTTAAATGTCGGCGGCGATGATTTAGAAGAATTTATCGAAAACTTCTTTTTTCCATTTATGCCGGCTACAATTACAATTAACTCAACTACTCTCAACTACGAAACGGGTAGTCAACAAACTATTAATTTAACTGGCAACTTAACTGCTAATGATGAAACTTCGTTCTATACAGGAAGTGTGATGAAAAACGGTGGAATTACCGTTTCAACATTACCATCCGCATCTTCTTATTCAGTTAACGATGTTAACATATCTGCAAGTTATGTTTATAGAACATATTTTAGAGTAGGATACGATGGTGTTCCAGGAAACATTTCATCATCAACAAAGACTGTAAACTTTAATTATCCATATTTATATGGAACGTCGTCTACAGTTAATTTAACAGGTTCAGCTTTATATCAAGCTTTGTTAAAAGATTTTACATCCACAGGATATAGTACTAATAAAACGTATAACATCGTTGGTGTTGCCACGTTTATATATTTTGCTTATCCATCAGGTTCAAGGTTGGTTTCTATAAGAGACCCAAATAACTTTGAAATTTTAGGTTCATTCCAGTTAACCAGTTCAGCTCAAGTAACAAGTTCTGGTTTATTTTCGGACTGGAGGAATAATTATACAATATACAGATTAGCTCTGGCTGCTAACCCAGGCGGTAACTTTTCTTTTAACTTTTCATAACCTATGCCCATTAGTGTAGTAGATGGATTTCTGATTACAAACGCTACTCCGATTGATAGTAGATCGTTGATGCCGGATCTGTCTTCACGAAACAATATCCCGCCAACGTCTCGATTTATCGGATTACCTTGTTATGTTACATCGGAAAACAAGACTTATAGGTTAGTTGATGGTATAACCAATGCACATTGGCAAGTAGAAACCGCATCTTTTGCTATTAGTTCTAGTTATGCTTTATCAGCCAGTCATGCTAAAAACTCAGATACAGCATCGTTTGCCGAATCTGGAAGTTTCTTTTCTTACATTTATTATAATGTAACTCAATCATTTACTTCTGTAACTTCAGCATCATGGGCTTCTAGTTCTTTAAGTTCTTCGGTTGCTAACTATTCTTATCACGGAATATCATCAAGTTATGCTTCATCATCAACAACATCAGATTACGCATTAAGTTCAGACACATCAACATCGTCTAGTTATGCTGAAACCGCATCTTGGGCTCCTTTTTCTGATTTATCCTTTTCTTCATCGTTCTCTTCCGGTTCAGTAACATCAAGTTATTCGATCTATTCAGAAACATCAAGTTATTCGTATTATTCGGATACCAGCCTTTCTGCAAGTTATGCTTCATCATCAACTTCTGCAAGTTATGCTGAAAACTCCGATCTTTTAGATGGAATAAACTCTTTAGGATTTTTAATAACTCAAAGTTTTCATAATTGGGTAAGTTCCTCTATTTCGAATTTCTATGGAACAGCAAGCCGAGCCATATCTGCTAGTTGGGCACCAGCTTCTCTTACAGCAGGTTCAGCTTCTTGGGCATCCTCAAGTTTATCATCAAGTTATTCTGTTTTTGCTTTATCCGCTAAATCTGCTAGTTGGACTTCAACAAGTTTTAACTCAACAACATCGAGTTATACTCATAGAGCCCAAAACGCATTTTTTGCTTCTCAAAGTTTATGGGCTGTTTCCGCTAGTTGGACTTCAACAAGTTTTAATTCAACAACATCAAGTTTTACTCATGTAGCTCAAAATGCAATTTTTTCTTCACAAAGTTTTTGGGCTGTTTCCGCTAGTTGGGCTTCATCCAGTTTAATTTCTGATACAGCAAGTTATGTTTTAACAGCAAGTTATATTTCCGGTGGAATTAATACTTCGGTTGAAACGTCTAGTTATTCATACTTTGCTGAACTGGCCGATACAGCAAGTTATGCAATTTCATCTAGTTATGCTTTATCAGCAAGTTATACAGATTATTCAGAATTTGCCAAAACAGCTTCTTATGTTGATATTCAAGTTGCGTCTTCCGAAACCGCTTCTTGGGCTTCATCAAGTATAAGTTCAAGTTATTCTGAAACATCCTCTTATTCTCATGTTTCAGAAATAGCTACATCCGCATTTTTTGCTTCTCAAAGTTTATGGGCTATTTCTGCTTCTTGGTCGTCTGCAAGTTTAAACTCAGTAACTTCAAGTTATACACACGTAGTTCAAAACGCCTTCTTTGCTTCGCAATCAAATTGGGCCACATCGGCTTCGTGGGCTTCAACAAGTTTAACCACAGTTACGTCTAGCTACGCACACCGGTCCCAAGGTGCATTCTTTGCTTCACAATCTAGATGGGCTGTTTCCGCCAGTTTGTCGTCAGCGAGTTTGACATCGATAACCGCAAGTTATACTCACAAAGCCGAGAATGCAGTTTTTGCTTCTCAATCAAGATGGGCTGTTTCAGCCAGTTTTGCTTCAAGTAGTGTATCATCTAGTTTTGCAACATTAGCAGAATCAGCAAGTTGGTCGTCTTTCATTTACTATAACGTAACGCAATCTCTTACTCTCATAGATTCTGCTTCATGGGCATCAAGTAGTTTATCGTCTTCAATATCTGATTATAGTTGGAATTCGTTAAGTTCAAGTTATGCAACAATTGCTGATTCAGCTTCTTATTACCCTCCTCAAGCTGATACAATTTCTTCAAGTTATGCTTCTGGTTCAACATCAGCAAGTTATGCAGATGTAGCTGAAAATTCACTATTTGCTTCCCAGTCGTTTTGGGCTGTGTCATCTTCTTGGGCTTCATCCAGTTTAACTTCTGATACAGCAAGTTATGTTCATGGATCACAAAACGCATTGTTTTCTTCACAATCAAGATGGGCTGTTTCATCTTCTTGGGCTTCAGCGAGTTTAACCACTATAACGTCAAGTTATACTCACCGAGCACAAAACTCGTTCTTTGCTTCCCAATCAAGATGGGCGGTTTCATCTTCTTGGGCTTCATCCAGTTTAACAGCAAGTTATGTTCACGGAGCACAAAATGCATTATTTGCTTCGCAATCTCGTTGGGCTACATCAGCAAGTTGGGCTTCAAGTTCTGTAAGTGCAAGCATTGCTCGAGAAGTTGAATATTTAGGCGACGGTGTTGATAACTTTATTCCAAAGTGGGTTGGGAATAGATTAACCAGAACGTCGTCACTAAGTAATATTGGACAAAACATCGGTGTTAATGCATTTAACGCAGATTCTTTATTTGAAGTAAGAGGATTGGAATACAACCAAGATTCTGTAGCTATTCAAACATTCCCTGCTTTTATAGCAAATGTTGATGGAACTTATTATTGGAAGTTTTTCAACAGCGATCCAGGAACAACTTGGGTTTCAATGTCTACAACTAACAGCGGACATCTGATAGTTGCGAACTTAAATGCGACATTGGGAGTAGAACATTTAGGGCATATAAATGAAGTGTATGGAATAAGAACACAATTCGGTTTAAATTCCAGCACATCTTATGTCAGTGGTACAATTGGTACTGCTTATGGATTACACATAACACCGTTTTGTAATAATGCTAATTTAATTGAAAATGCTTATAGCATCTTTATTAATTCTGATCAAACTGGGAGTAGCGGTTTAATTAGTCAATCCTGGGCTCTTTATTCAATTAACGAAAGTCCTTCTTATTTCAGAGCCAATGTAGGTATAGGAACGAATGTTCCATCTCATTTATTGCATGTTTCTGCTTCGTCAAATCCTTTAAGGTTAACAGGACTTGTTTCATCGACGGATGACAACATATTAGTAATCGATTCAGAAGGGGTTGTTAAAACTAACAAAACTGCTTCTTATTCGTTATCATCTCTAACATCCAGTTATATAAGCGGAACGGTTGTAATCAATACAATTGGTACTTCTTCCTGGTCTGAAAAATCTGTAAATGCTTTGTTTGCTTCGCAGTCGTTTTGGGCTGTTTCTGCTTCATTAGCTTCTTCAAGTTTAATCTCTGTAACATCAAGTTATACACACCGAGCTCAAAACTCGTTCTTTGCTTCACAGAGTTTCTGGGCTGTATCCGCTTCTTGGGCTTCAAGTTCTGTGACAGCAAGTTATGCACATAGAGCTCAAAACGCATTTTTTGCTTCACAATCATTTTGGGCTGTATCAGCAAGTTGGGCATCTTCAAGTTTGACAGCAAGTTATATTTCCGGAGGAATAAACACATCTGTTGAAACATCTAGTTATTCATATTTTGCTGAATTGGCTAGAACATCAAGTTATGCTTATTTTGCTGAATCTGCTAGTTACGCATCGAGTTCAACCAATGCCGATAATTTGTTAATTCAAACAACTGGATCAGATCAAAAAGCTTACATACAATTTGTGTTAAATACAGCAAGTTATCAAGCTTCATTTGTAACAACTTCTTTAACTGTCAATCCATCGTTAGGTAGAATTACGGCTGTTAGTTTCACAGGCTCTTTGAAAGGCAATATTGAAGGAACCTCTTCGTGGGCCAAAAACACCATCAATTCGTTTTTTGCTTCGCAATCTTTGTGGTCAACTTCGGCCAGTTGGGCATCGAGTTCTATAACTTCAAGTTACACACATAGATCTCAAAACGCATTTTTTGCTTCTCAGTCATTATTGTCTGTATCAGCCAGTTGGGCGTCGTCTAGTTTAAGTTCAAGTTATACTCATAAAGCTCAAAATGCAGTTTTTGCTTCTCAATCGTTTTGGTCTATTTCATCAAGTTTAGCATCGGCAAGTTTAACCTCGGTGACATCAAGTTATGCACATCGAGCGCAAAACGCATTTTATGCTTCACAAAGTTTGTGGTCTGTTTCATCAAGTTTAGCATCATCAAGCATAACTTCTGAAACCTCAAGTTACATACATAAGGCCGAGAATGCGGTTTTTGCTTCTCAATCTCACTGGGCTATTTCAGCAAGTTGGGCTTCCTCAAGTTTAACTGCTAATTATTCCGATACATCCAGTGTAAGTAGTTATTCTTTACTATCAAACAGTTCTAGTTGGGCAAGTCAATCGTTTAGTTCCAGTTATGCATATTCTGCAAGTTATGCTTTAAACTCATCTACTGCTTCATATTGTGAAACAGGAAGTTTCTTCTCTTACATTTATTATAATGTAACTCAATCTTTAACGTTTATTAGTTCCGCTTCTTGGGCTTCTCGTTCATTGTCGTCGAGTTATTCTGAAAAAGCTCAATCTTCATTTTTTGCTTCACAGAGTTTCTGGGCTGTATCCGCTTCTTGGGCTTCAAGTTCTATAACTTCAAGTTACACTCATCGAGCACAAGGGTCATTATTTGCTTCTTCAAGTATAACTTCAAGTTATACGCATAAAACTCAAAATGCAGTTTTTGCTTCGCAATCGATTTGGGCTGTATCATCAAGTTGGGCATCAAGCTCTTTTGCTTCTATAAGTGCAAGCTATGTAAGTGGAACTTTAATTGGAAATACAATTGGAACTTCAAGTTGGACTATTAATGCGGTTTCTGGGTTATTTGCTTCACAAAGTTTTTGGGCTGTATCAGCCAGTTGGGCCAGTAGTTCCATTTCATCTAGTTATTCAGATTTTTCAATTCTTGCTAACTCTTCGACATCAGCAAGTCATGCTCCTCCTCCATCATTAGATGAACTTACAGATGTAACTATTACAAGTCCTGTAGTAAATGATTTCTTGGGGTGGAATGGTATTGAATGGATTAACCAACAAGTAGGTAATACATCGGCTGGATCATCTGTCAATTATTATTTGGATGGTACTTCAACGTTTGGCGGCAACGAAACATTATCTCCATTCCCATCGTTATTAGATCAAGAAATTGATACGGTTACTGTAGTTAATGGAGAAATATCTTTCATTGAAAAATATTTGTCTCCTATAATTGTTGGAAATATTGATTCTGGTATTTGGAAATTTCACACGTATGCTTCGACAGATTCAGTTGTAAACGCAAGTTACATTTATACAAGAATTGATCGTGCAACAGAATTGATAACAGGATCAGTATCTATAACAGGATCAGGAATATTTAGAACAGCTTCATTTACTAATGTATCGCCATTGGTTCCTTCTGATACAGGATCTACAGCCAACATTCTTTCAGCAACGTTAATTCAAACACCAAATCAAAGTTTTTGGATTACTAATGTATTGAACCCATCTCAGTCATACGTTCAAGCTACCACACCGTCATATATCAACGAAACGTTAGTTTTGTCTTCTTTATATCGGTTTTTGTTTAGAGTTCAATCGGAAGAGATTAATTCTACAACACCATTTTTATACGAAACAACTACAATTCAACCAGCATTTTCAATGTCATTGAACGATAGAATTGTAGCTGTTTATTTTGGTAATACTAACGCAGTTGTTAATACAACAATTAATCTTTATCACAGTGGTACTTCCAGTTATTCCTACATTGAAACTCCTTTAATCACAAGACATAACGATCTAAGAGGGCTTCAAGGCGGTCAAAGCGGTCAATATTATCACTTAACCGAAACTGAATATATAGGAACAGGAACAGGACCGTTTGTAAGACAAACCGGTTCTGTTATTACTGCTACAGGATCTTTGTTTGGAACATCGTCTTGGGCTATATCAGCGAGTTGGGCTCCAAGTTTAACTCAACAATTGTTTACATCACAATCTCGTTGGGCAACATCCGCTTCTTGGGCTTCATCGAGTTTAACTTCTATAACTTCAAGCTATACTCACAGAGCACAAAATGCTTTATTTGCTTCTCAGAGTTTCTGGGCTGTATCAGCAAGTTTATCTTCAGCAAGTTTAACATCTGTAACTTCAAGTTACACTCATAGAGCTCAAAACTCATTTTTTGCTTCTCAGAGTTTATGGGCAGTTTCAGCAAGTTTAGCTTCAGCAAGTTTGACATCTGAAACTTCAAGCTATACACATAGAGCTCAAAACACGTTCTTTGCGTCACAATCTTATTGGGCAATATCTGCAAGTTACGCATCAGGGTCAACAAAGTCCGATTCGATTTTGGTTCAAACAACTGCTTCAAACAACACATCTTACATTGTGTTTATGTTAAACAGCGGAAGTTATCAAAACACTTACGTAACTACATCTTTGATTGTTAATCCATCAGTAGGCGGAATTACGGCAGTTAGTCTTACTGGTTCTCATTTAGGAAATACAACTGGAACCGCTTCTTGGGCATCAAAAGCTCAATCGGCTTTTTTTGCTTCACAGAGTTTCTGGGCTGTATCAGCAAGTTGGGCATCTTCAAGTTTGACAGCAATAACATCAAGTTATACGCATAGAGCTCAAAACGCATTTTTTGTTTCACAATCTCGATGGTCCGTTTCATCGAGTTGGGCTTCATCAAGTTTAACCTCGGTAACATCCAGTTATATTCACGGAGCACAAAATGCACTGTTTGCGTCACAGAGCTTCTGGTCAGTATCATCTTCGTGGGCATCTTCAAGTTTAAATTCTGAAACAGCAAGTTATGCTACGGTTGCTGAAATGACGTTGTATTATCCTCCGCAAGTTTATCAAACCGATACAATTTCTTCAAGTTACGCATCGGGCTCTACTTCTGCAAGTTATGCTGAAACTTCTGTAAATAGCATATTTGCTTCGCAGTCACGTTGGGCTGTATCATCCTCTTGGGCCTCAGCAAGCATTAATTCTATAACAGCAAGTTATATCCACGGATCCCAAAACTCATTCTTTGCTTCCCAATCAAGATGGGCTATTTCCGCAAGTTGGGCTTCAGCAAGTTTAACAGCAAGTTATGTTCATGGTGCTCAGAACGCATTATTTGCTTCACAATCTCGTTGGGCTATTTCAGCTTCATGGGCATCTTCAAGTTTAACTTCTATAACGTCAAGTTATACACATCGAGCTCAAAACTCTATATTTGCTTCACAATCAAGGTGGGCTACATCAGCAAGTTGGGCTTCAAGTTCTGTAAGTGCAAGTTTAGCAAGAGAAGTTGAATATATTGGTGAAGGTGCTGATAATTTCATTCCAAAATGGGTTGGAAATAGACTCACCAGAACATCTTCTATAAGCAACGTCGGTCAAAACGTTGGCATAAATGCATTTAATGTTGACTCGTTGTTTGAAGTAAGAGGATTGGAATACAACCAAGATTCTGTAGCTATTCAAACATTCCCTGCTTTTATAGCAAATAGTGACGGAACTTATTATTGGAAAGCTTTTAATAATGATCCAGGAACAACTTGGGTTTCAATGTCTATTACCAACAGCGGACACTTCATAGTTGCGAATTTAAACGCAACTTTAGGCGTTGAACATTTAGGTCATTTAAACGAGATTTACGGCATAAGGACTCAGTTTGGATTAAATTCCAGTACGTCTTATGTCAGCGGTACAATTGGTACTGCTTATGGATTACATGTAACTCCATTCTGTAATAACGCAAATGAGGTTGAAAATGCTTATAGTATCTTCATTAATTCCGATCAAACTGGAAGCAGTGGTTTAATTAGCCAATCCTGGGCTCTTTATTCAATTAACGAAAGTCCTTCTTATTTCAGATCCAATGTAGGCATTGGAACCATTTCTCCATCACATTTATTGCATGTTTCTGCTTCGTCAGATCCGGTGAGATTTACTGGATTACAATCATCAACTGATAATAACCTTTTGGTTATAGATTCCTTTGGGGTTGTTAAGACAAATAAGACCGCTTCTTATTCAATCATATCTTTAACTTCTAGTTATATGACAGGTACTATTGTAATCAATACAATTGGTACTTCTTCCTGGTCCGAAAAAACGGTGGGATCTTTGTTTGCTTCACAGAGTTTCTGGGCTGTATCAGCTTCGTGGGCTTCAAGTTCTGTAACTTCAAGTTATACTCACCGAGCACAAAACTCATTTTTTGCTTCTCAGAGTTTCTGGGCTGTATCAGCAAGTTTATCTTCAGCAAGTTTAACATCTGTAACTTCAAGTTACACTCATAGAGCTCAAAACTCATTTTTTGCTTCACAATCATTCTGGGCCGTTTCCGCTTCTTGGAGTTCAGCAAGTTTTAGTTCAAGTTACGCATTGTCAGCCAGTTACGCATTGTCAGCCAGTTATGCACTGACAGCAAGTTATATTTCCGGTGGAATTAATACTTCGGTTGAAACCGCAAGTTACGCTTATTTTGCAGAATTAGCTAGAACTGCAAGTTATGCTCTGTTTGCGGAATCTGCTAGTTACGCATCGAGTTCTACGCATTCGGATACTATTTTAGTACAAACTACTGGATCAAATCAAACAGCTTACATACAGTTTGTTTTTGACACCGCAAGTTATCAAGCTTCATTTGTAACAACTTCACTGACAATTAACCCGTCGGTTGGTAGAATTACCGCTGTTAGTTTCACAGGCTCTTTGAAGGGCAATGTTGAAGGAACATCTTCTTGGTCATCAAAAGCTCAATCAACGTTTTATGCTTCTCAGAGTTTCTGGTCTGTGTCAGCAAGTTGGGCATCAAGTTCTGTAACATCAAGTTACGCTCATCGAGCACAAAACTCATTTTTTGCTTCACAGAGTTTCTGGGCTGTATCAGCAAGTTGGGCTTCTCAAAGTTTAACCACAGTTACATCAAGTTATACACATAAAGCCGAAAATGCTGTTTTTGCTTCAAGTTCGGCAACGGCAAGTTACATTCATAGTGCTCAAAACGCATTTTTTGCTTCACAATCCAGATGGGCTACATCAGCAAGTTGGGCATCAAGTTCTGTAACATCAAGTTATACACACAGATCACAAAACACATTTTATGCTTCTCAAAGTTTGTGGTCTGTATCATCTTCATTTGCTTCAAGTTCAGTTACAGCATCTTATATTGGAGAAGGAGTAAACAATTTCGTACCTTATTGGACGAATAATACATTAGCTCCAATAAGCAACATTTATACGGATGCTTACTATACTGTAATTTCATCATCGGTAGATTTCGTAAAAGATGGTAACTTAAGAGTTAGATTGTTTGGGCCAAACGATCCATCTGGTCCTGTTATTAATTTTTATGCTGGTGGTGGAACCGTAATAAATCCTACACAACTTTTGTCTGGATCATATATTGGACAAATTGGATTTTGGGGTCATAATGGTAACACTTATCAACCATTAGCAGGCTTTAAAGCTTACGCCGATTCCGACATATCGGAGTCGATGTCAAACACATCTTTGTTATTCTTTGTCAGAGAATTTGGAAGTGATGGTGTTAAAGAAGTATATAGAATTTCTAGTTCGGGCGATATATTATTTGCAACTGGATCAAAAACAATTTTTGCTGTTGATGGACGGCCAATTGATTTAATCGGTACATCTTCTTGGGCAAGAAACTCAATCACTGCTAGTTATGTAAGCGGCGGTGTCATAATCAACAATATTATTGGTACTTCTTCCTGGTCTGAAAAAACAGTAGGATCTTTATTTGCTTCTCAAAGTTTCTGGGCTGTATCAGCCAGTTGGGCGTCTTCTAGTTTAAGTTCAAGTTACACTCATAAATCCGAGAATGCAGTTTTTGCTTCGCAGTCTCGTTGGGCTGTGTCAGCCAGTTGGGCGTCGGCAAGTTTAATATCTGTAACTTCAAGCTATACACATAGAGCACAGAACGCATTATTTGCTTCACAATCATTTTGGGCTATTTCATCTTCATTGGCCTCATCTAGTTTAACGTCAATTACTTCAAGTTATACACACAGAGCTCAAAACGCATTTTTTGCTTCGCAGTCAAGATGGGCTACATCTGCAAGTTGGGCTTCAAGTTCAACATCTGCAAGTTGGGCTTCAACTTGTATATCCGCAAGTTATTCTTCTTACATTTATTATAATGTAACAGAATCTATTACATTTATAAGTACGGCAAGTTGGGCTTCATCAAGTTTAACATCAAGTCATCTTAAAAATGAGGGCGGCGATGTTTGGTTTGAAGGAAACCTAATGGGCACTCAACTAGGTAGTGGTCTAAACCCAGTTAGTCAAGTTTTTGTAGATTTCTTAAATGTCGAACAAATACAGAGTATTACGATAGACCCATTATTAATAGTTACAAATACTCAATTCATGGGAAGTATTCTTGGAAGACTTACTGGAAGTTTGCAAGGAACTGCTAGTTGGGCTGAAGAAAGTGTTATAAGTTATACATCGTTATATGCTTCACAATCACAATGGTCCGTTTCATCCAGTTATGCTTCAAGTTCTACAACAGCAACAAATCTAGGATTAACTGTTTATAACATTTCTGTGTTATTTGCTTCACAGTCGTTTTGGGCTGTATCCGCTTCGTTTGCTTCTGGTTCTGTAACGTCAAGTTATACACACAGATCACAAAACACATTTTATTCTTCTCAGAGTTTATGGGCAATTTCAGCAAGTTGGGCTTCGTCGTCCAGAACATCCGATTTAGGGTTAATTCAATCTACCGGTTCAAATGCTACAGCTTATTTGACATTTGTATTGAATACTGGAAGTTATCAAAATACTTACACAACCACTTCATTGACGGTTAATCCTGTACTTGGTAGAATTACTGCTGTAAGTTTAACCGGTTCACATCTAGGAAATACAATCGGAACTGCTTCTTGGTCATCAAAAACTCAAAACTCATTCTTTGCTTCACAGAGTTTCTGGGCTGTGTCAGCCAGCTGGGCTTCTTCTAGTTTTTCCGCATCGTTTGCTAGAAACTCGATTTCCGCATCTTATTCCGATTCTGGCAGTTATTTTTCTTACATTTATTATAATGTAACACAATCTTTAACTAATATTTTAACTGCTTCATATGCTTCTGGTTCAACCAGCTCATCATATTCGTTAAGTAGTAGTTATGCATTAACTGCAAGTTATGCGTCTTCCGCATTTTATGCTGTAACATCAAGTTATTCTTTCTTTGCTGAATTGGCTAGAACATCGAGTTATGTAGTTTCATCCAGTTACGCTTTATCTTCCAGTTATGCATTAACTGCAAGTTATGCTAGAAACGTTGATATTGCTGGTGGATTTATTAAGTTTGGAAGTAAAACTTTATCTTTAACTACTGCTTCGTATACAAACGTATTAACCGTTAATATGGATGATCACGATTCTGCGTGGGTTAAAATAACTCTTCATGGAAATTGGGATGGTCATGGATCGGTTGGATTTAACAGCGAATATTTCTTACAAACCGATTCGGCATCTCCAACAAAAACTCCTGGTGCCATTTTAAGACAAGACAATAATAACTTTAATGGACATAAAATTTTAAGTAAAATACCTGATCCTGCTGGTGTTCATCCTAGAAATTTAAATATAGAAATGATATTGGAAGGTGATAATGACATGTCCTCTGTCAACATGATTTACGAGGTTAGGGGTTTGTTTAATTCTATAACGTAAATACAAGATATTCCAATATTTATATCCGTAGGTTTTTATGGCAGATGTAAATATTCCATTTATAAGCAATAACGTTGGAAATATCGGTGTCGGTACTGATAATCCAATGGAATTGTTCCACGTTGCGGGCACCATCACGGCATCAAGAGTATCTGCATCTCTGTTTAAAGGCGATTTAGACGGAACTGCTTATTTAGCAATTTCAGCTTCGTGGGCATCCAGATCACTTTCATCTTCTTATTCATCTATTGCGACAAACTCTATATTTGCTTCACAATCAAGGTGGGCTATATCATCTTCTTGGACATCTGCAAGTTTAACCACTGTAACTGCAAGTTATTCTCACAAAGCTGAGAATGCTGTGTTTGCTTCACAATCCAGATGGGCTGTTTCATCAAGTTGGAATTCATCAAGTTTAACTTCTGTAACTGCAAGTTATTCTCACATAGCTCAAAACTCAGTGTTTGCCTCACAATCAAGATGGGCTATATCTGCTTCATGGGCTTCATCTAGTTTAACAGCATCTTATGTTGAGGGAGCTGTTCCCGTTTTTACAGGAAAAACAGATTATTATTATCCAAATTGGATTGGTAATACTTTAACAGGAACAAGTTTAATAAACCACGATACAAATTTAGATTTAACATTTCGTGGTCCTTGGAGAATTGTCAGCGGTAGTACCGGATTATCTACTCATCCTGAATTATTTGGTTCTTGGGAACCTCAATCTGGTGGAGGGTGGGCAAGAGGCATCGGGTGGGTCAGTGGGTCGAATGTTCAAGCAATGATAGGTGGATTTGGTGACGCATCAACAGGAGTGTTTAATTATTTATATTTTGGTTCAGGTTCAAATATCTATAGTGATCCTTGGATGGTTATAACTAATAATGGTGATGTAGGTATAAATACTACTATACCACAAAGTAAACTTCATGTTTTTGGACAAATTTCGGCATCAGGATTTGGTTCTGGAACTTTTCATGGAACTGCAAGTTATGCCAATATATCTAATATATCAGAAATTTCATTTTTTTCGTCTCAGTCTTTCTGGTCGGTTTCATCAAGTTTATCTTCAGCAAGTTTAACATCAGTAACCGCAAGTTATACTCACAAAGCTGAGAATGCTGTGTTTGCTTCACAATCCAGATGGGCTATTTCCGCCAGTTTGTCGTCAGCAAGTTTGACATCGATAACCGCAAGTTATACTCACAAAGCCCAATCCGCATTTTTTACATCTCAATCAAGATGGGCTACATCTGCGTCTTATGCATCTGCTTCAAGTAATTTGACTAGAAACACTTATGACATTTCTGTGTTATTTGCTTCTCAGTCTCGTTGGGCTACATCGGCTTCTTGGGCTTCAAGTTCTGTTTCTGCAAGTCTAGCGTCAACGTCATTTAATCTTTCAAAAACTGCTTATAACATTTCAGTGTTATTTGCATCACAATCTGTAAGATCTATATCTGCTAGTTTTGCGAGTAGTTCATTGACTGCTTCTTATGTTGAAGGTGCTATTCCAATTTTTACAGGCAAAACCGATAATTATTTGCCTAAATGGTCAAGTAATACATTAACTGGAACAAGCAATCTTTATGATGATGGAACCAATGTTGGTATTGGAACTGACATTCCTCTGTATTCGTTAACAGTTAAAGAAACAGCTAATTCTGCAATTTTGGGATTGGTTGTTGATGATGCTTCGGCTAGAATTCCTGGAGTTTACTTGATAAATAATACAAACGTCGAAGGAACTTTTAGGTTGGAACAATCGTCTGATTTACCACATTCCGTAATAATTGAAGCTGGATCGGGAGAATCAACTTACACAGCAATAAGAGCGAGTGGTTCTTCTGTTTTACAGTTAATGCCTAACGGCGGAATTGTTGGTATTGGAACTACACTTCCGACATCTAGAGCAATTCTAACTGTTGCAAGTTCTTCAAGAATTACAGAGGGAGCTTCTTCTACTGGCGAACTTCAATTTGGTTTATCGGATACGATTGTTGGTTATTCCGAGTCTTTGTTTAGAATTAGAACTTGGGCTGGTAATGATGAATATTATGAAGCCATAAGATCGGTTGGATCATCAAGATATACAATATTAGCACCAACTACAGGAAGTGTTGGTATTAGAACCTCTTCTCCACAATCCTTGCTTCATGTATTCGGTCACATATCTGCTTCCGGATTTGGTTCTGGAACTTTTCATGGAACTGCAAGTTATGCTAATAAATCAAATATATCGGAGAATACACTATTTGCTTCACAGTCGAGATGGGCTGTTTCAGCATCGTTTGCTTCATCAAGTATAACTTCAAGTTATAGTCATAAAGCTCAGTCTGCTATCTTTGCTTCTCAAAGTTTTTGGGCTGTATCTGCAAGTTTTGCGTCACGAAGCGTATCTTCAAGTTATGCAACGACTGCTTCTTATGTTGAAAATGCTGCTCCGATTTTTATAGGAAAGACTGATAACTATTTGCCAAAATGGGTAAGTAATGTTTTAACAGCAACAAGTAGTATTTACGACAATGGAACTAATGTTGGTATAGCCAACACTCAACCCGCAGGATTGTTACATGTAGGAAATAGTTTATATTTAAGTTCTTCTTTAATAATTGCGTCTCAGTATTCTGCATCTGATTATGGAAGCACATCACAAATAGCTTTTAGATCAGGTCAAGTTAATAGATTTTTAATAGAAACAAATCAAATAAGTGCGGCTTCTCATAACTATTTGCTTAATTTTAGATCTATTAACGCAGCAACAACTGATTGGAATACCGTTCTTACTTTAAAAGGGTTTAATGAAAGCGTGGGTATTGGTATTACAGACCCTAATTCAAAATTACACGTATTTGGTCATATATCGGCATCTGGATTTGGATCTGGATCATTACGTGGAACAGCAAGTTATTCTGATAGAGGAACGGTGAGTCAAACGAGTTTCTATGCTTCTCAAAGTTTTTGGGCTGTATCTTCAAGTTATGCTTCGTCATCATTTTACTCATTACAAGCTGCATCATCATCATTTGCTTCAACATCGTTGAGAACTGTATCTGCTAGTTATGTATCTGGAACATTTGCTGTAGAAACTGCTGGAATCACCATTAGATCTGCACACTCGTCGGGCAGCACCAAATACGTATATTATCCAAATGTTGCTTCGTATGTTGGAAACGGACGGTATTCGGGGTCTCTTGTAATTGTCACGCCAATTCCCAGAACTTGGAGTGATATGTTTCGTATTCGTATCCACGGTTATTTCTACGGACTTTCGAAAAACATTGATACGACGATTGTTGGATATGCTTATAGTAACTCTGTTGCTCCTGGAGACGGTTTGTATGGCGATGTTGTAAACTTGAACATGGTTAATAATGGTGGTGACAATGTTCAAAAAAGAATTGGTGTAACCAGCGGAATTAACGGTACAGTAGCTATTGCTATTGATAACACTGCTAGTATTAACTATTTTACAAGAATTTCTATAGATTATGAAAACACATTTGGTCAAGTTTTGTCGGTAAATCCATTGGTAGGGTGGAGTTTCTTTAATACAACAGCATCTAACTATGGAATGGCTTCGTCGTATTTATTGGGTGAGAATGTTACTCCTGATACATCAAGTTGGTCTATCCGATCTTTTTCGGCGACTTCTTCAAGTTATGCTTCGTCATCATTTTACTCATTACAAACTACATCAGCATCGTTTGCTTCATCAAGTATAACTTCAAGTTATAGTCATAAAGCTCAGTCTGCTATCTTTGCATCTCAATCGTTTTGGGCAGTTTCATCTTCTTGGGCTTCATCGAGTATTAGTACAAATTTGTCTAACACCGCAAGTTCTGTTTATTATACAAATGTAGTAGTTGACGGCAGTGATACTGTTTTGATTAATGGACAAAATAGTGTAGATATAACAACTCAAGTAGGTAACCTTGGTATCGCTGGTGCTGGTGATGTTGACGTTTTTGCTGGTGGTATTATTAGGTTAAATAGAATATCCGCCTCGCTTGGATACTTGAATGGCACTGCTAAATATTCCACTACAGCAAGTTTGGCTATAACTTCAAGTTATAGTCATAAAGCTCAGTCTGCTATCTTTGCTTCTCAAAGTTTTTGGGCTGTATCTGCATCATATGCTTCTAGATCATTTTGGTCTGATACTTTACAAGGATCTTCTTCAGGTTATTTTACATTAAGACCTGTCAATACTCAAATATCTGGAAATGCAGTTCATTCAGCAGACACAAGAGGAGATGACTATTCTCCATTCAGTCGTTCTGCTGGTATCTATTTTGATTTAAAATCAAACGCCACAGATGGATTGGCTGACGGTGGAACTTTACATGGTAATATAACGTTCAGACCATATGGATCAAATGTTGATATGACCGGTGGTCCGCCACATCAACTTGGTTTTACTCAAAACGGCAATTTGTGGATGAGAACCGGAGGAATAGTTAATAGCGGTTCTTGGGGAAGTTGGGGTAAGTTCTTAAGAGAAGGAACTGGTTCAGTTTACAATGTAACTACAAGTATATCTAGAACAGCAAGTTTGGCTTGGACTTCAAGTTGGGCTTGGACTTCAAGTTACACTTATATATCACAAAATACATATTTTTCTTCGCAATCTGTATGGGCTATATCTGCATCATTTTCGTCTCGGTCGGTTAGTTCAAGTTGGTCGGATTTGGCTAATCCATATTTTACAGGAAAAACAGACGGTTATTATCCAAAATGGTCAAGTAATACATTAACTGGAACAAGTTTAATCAGTGATGCTTCAAATGAATTAACGATTCGTGGTCCGTGGCGTATTACAAGCGGAAGCACTGGCTTGACTACGCACTCTGAATTATTTGGTTCTTGGGAACCTCAAAGCGGTGGAGGTTGGTCAAGAGGCATCGGATGGGTCAGTGGGTCGAATGTTCAAGCGATGTTAGGTGGTTATGGAAATGCATCTACCGGAATATTTAACTATCTATTTTTTGGTTCTGGATCCAATGTTTATACCAATCCGTGGATGGTTATAACCAATGGAGGCAAGATCGGCATTGGGACGACTGCTCCAATTTGTGAATTAGATATTGGCGGTACACTTAATGGTGATAGAGCTGTGAGAATTTCGGCTGGTAATTCGGGAACTACTTCTGCTTCTCTGTTCATGGGCACTGCTACCCGAGAGTGGAGAATGATGGTCAATAACTCAGTTGGAGAATATAGATTTCATTTCGACTATCTCGGTTCCTCTCCTTATAACAATGTATTTGTTATGAGTTCTAACAGCAACGTTGGTATTAGAACTAATCCTCTTTCTACTGATGGAGTAACTATTTCTGGAAGTATTAAATTATATGGTCCATATGCAGCTCAAGGTGGAAATCTAATTTCCGGAATATATGCTTCTTGGGGTGAAACTTATAGTGGGTTTTCTACTATACTCGGCAACAATGTTGTTCCTCACAAAACTGTTGCAAGTACTGTTTATAAACACCAATCTAGCGTAGAGAGTGGATCGTATATTCAAATAAATTATCAAAGAGGAATAGGGTTCTATGCAGGAATAACTGGTTCTGTTAACACTGAAATAAGTTCTTTAAACAACGCGTTTCATGTGATGACTGTTCATCATAGAGGTTACGTTGGGATTGGAACGACAAATCCAGGTACTGTTTTGACGGTTTATGATCCGTTTAACAATGGTGTTGGTTCTACACCTACAGCTTCGGTTGTTCAAAGCGGATTTGTGATTGGTGGTTTAGGTACTGGTGCTTCCTTGAATATGGGAATTGAAACGGCAGGTGATTTACACGCATGGATTCAATCAAGAAATAGAACATCGTTAAACTATTATAATTTAGCTTTAAACCCTTATGGTGGAAATGTTGGAATAGGAACTACTGGACCGGTTGTAATTTTGAGCACGCTTTCTCCGGACGGTAACGGTCCTTACTTTGATTGTGGATCTTCTGGTGGGTCAGGAACGACAGCTATTAACATAAACAAATCCGGAACGACTTATCTAAATATTAGAGGAGATGGTTATGTAGGAATAAACGCATCTCCGTCTACTACTGGACAAGTTTATATTAACTCCATCAATTCATCTACAGCTCATTTAAGTTTGGCATCAGGAATAACCAATGCGTTTTCGTCTAATAACTATAGTTTTATGGGGTGGTGGGGAATTTATTTCTCTTCGCCCACATTTGGTTCAACTGGACTGTATTACATTCAGATTTATCAATAACTTTATAACCTAACTATTTTCTCATGTCGAACCCAAACTGTGGGGTCAATGTTAATTTTAAATCCTGCTTCTTGAGCCCTCATACAAAAAGATACATCTTCACTAGCAAAATCATAACACTCTCCCATTTTTGAGAACTTAGGACCAAACCAAGGGTATTTTATCTTTTCAAACACACCTAGTTTTATTAAAAGAAATCCAAATCCTGTATAAGAAACTTCCATTAATCTAGGAGATTTGCTGATGTCATCCGGTGTTAAAAATTCAAAAGTGCCGTTTTTCTTAAAATATTCTTCATTCCAATCTTTAACAACGGCGAACTGTTTCCCGCCTTCCATTAAATAAACTCCGCCACAAATATCAACGTTGTTGGATAACAACTTTTCAAACTGATCTGTAGTAAATATAATATCTGAGTCGATCCACATTATGTAATCATAATCTATGTTACCGTCAAACGGTTTTTGATGTTCTCCACGTCTAACATCAGCTCCTAGACACATTGCTCGGACATAATAAACGTTGCTGGTGTATTTTTGAGAAAGATACATTGTATGTCCTTTTTGAATACAATGGTGAATCATACTCGTCCAACACGATAAAAAATCTCCTGAAAATTCTTTTCCTGGTAAACAAAAAACTATTTTCTTCGGTAACATAATACGTATATATAGAGAATAACATGTTACAAGTGGAAAAGTTTTATACATCCCCATCAGATTTAGTGACGTTGGAACCGTCTAATAAATCTGAGTTGGGTTTTTTATTTAAGGAAATTTTTGAATATCAAATTTATAATAATATTCCAGAAATGAAAATAAAAACCGGCGATGTTGTTTTGGATATTGGTGCTCATATTGGCATTTACTCAAGATATGCTGCTTGTCAAGGTGCATCAAGAGTAATTGCTATGGAAATGGACCCCAGAAATTTTTCTTGTTTAAGATTAAATGTTAGAGCGGAAGACGATGTTTTTAACTGCGTTTTATTTAACAAACTGTTTACAAAATTCAAATTAGAAAACGATTTGCTTATTATAGGGTTTACGTTGGATTATTTCTTTGAAGGAGGTTTATTTGATAAAATGGATTTTCTAAAAATAAACATTTCTGGTAAAGAACAGATATTACTAAATTCCTTTTCTCAAAAACTTTTTAACTCTATAAGAAAAATAAGCATGAAAGTTTTTAACTTAACTAACAACGAAAGACAAAATTG